GGAACAATTTACATTAAGAATTATTCTTTTCATTCTATCAAAAGACACTACACCAGATTCCACTTTTGTAACAGACCCTTTTCTTATAACAAATTTTTTAGTATCTGGGCAATAATTTAATGAATTTTCTCCGCTCTCACCATAACCAATAATACAACGACTCCAAGTAGTTCCATCTATCAAATTTGAATTAAATGGAAAAGCAACTTCAAGTAAATAATTTCCACTAAATAAAGCAGCAGGAACACTTAATTCTGGTAAAACTAGTTCATCTAAATCACGAGTATAGACAGTAGCTTCAGTTTTTATAACAGAAGATGGGAGTGTACCTTCTGTAAATTGAGGATTCCAAAAAATTAATCCAGATCCATCCCCTACAAAAATCTTAGCCTTAGATTCGTTTAAGATTTGTAAAACTATAATAACACCAGTGTCGCTGCTCCTTGTAGTAGAAAACCAACACCAATAAAACCCCTCACTTATTTTAATCATTCCATGCCTTACTACGTTAGAGCTTTGCATAATAGCGGAATAACCATCCCTGACATTATACTGAACAATGCCCGTACTTCCACTGCCAGAAAAAGGATATGAGTTAATTTCGAAACAAAAATAAGAATTATTAGGTTTAGCAGAGTCATATTTTACAAAACAGCTAGTTATGTAGGTTCCGTCTGCGCTTGGTCCTGTTGTATTTGCTTGCATAACAACATGAGACCCACTAACAGCAGTGGGTTTTATATAAAAACCTGAACCTCCACCGTCAGGTGAAGAATCACCAGAAGTTACAGATACTCTTTCACCGGACCAAGGATCATCATCAAATACTATTAAAGAGCTTTGTTTTACGTAATTTGTAGCAGCACTTTCTACTTGGTAGCAAGGAACTAACTCAGGATGCCCATTCTCTTCCACAAAAGCAATATCATTAGAACCAAAAGCAGAGGCAGGAATCTCTCCATATAAATCTGGCACAGTATATCTATCTGAAAGATTATAAAAATCTATATCACTTGCTAAATCAACATAAGCAACACCAAATCTGTCTGGGACAACATGTGATTTAGTTCTCGTTTGCTTCATTTCTATACTATTACTCATAGTTATTTTTATATCTCCGTAACCAGAAAACCATAGGATTAAAGATCTCAGATAATCTTCGCCTTTTCCTTACTCCTACCGGGTTCAAATTTTTCTTTTTTGGGCGCTTTATGTTCTATGGGTTTATGCTTCTTCTCTTTTTCTAAATTAGCAGATCCTCTGTTAGCCAAGTCTTTCAAAGTACTAGAAAGTTCAACAAATGGAATAAGTTCTTTATTTAATAATTTTAAAGAATCTACAAACTCAGATAACTCACTACCTTCTGATTTTTCATCAAAATTGAGCACTTTTTGCATCCCCGCGCAAACTGCAGTTATTTTACTATCAAATTTATGAATAAGAGAATACAATGCTTTTATATTTTCTTTTAATTCATCCTTGTCATCTATAGTCCGCATCAACAACACAAAGTCATCGGCACAGCTTCGTAACAGGGACAAAGAATCTTGATCTTCTACTTCCTCATCTTGCCCTTCTTGGGAAGAAACTCCTTCGGGTTTTGTAGCCTCACCCGCCGCTAACTTGTAAAGTTTTTTACTTATAATTGATAACATTAGTGACTCTCCCTGTAACGAAATAAAGAATAGACTTTAGTAAGTAAACGTTCCGCTGCTTGCAATTCTTTAGCCAGTTTAGTCTTCTCTTCTCCAACTATTTTATTATTTCTTCCAATTTCTTTAGTAAGTTCGATGATTTGTTTTACACCTTCTTTAGCAATCATTGCTATAGAGTGTTCAAGTTCTAAGTCTTCCAAAGAAACTTCTTCACTACTCGCTATTTTCTTCAGCCTACTAATTATATTTTTCATCACTGCACTCCACGTAAATGCTGTAATATTTGTTCCTCCAAAGGACCTGATTCAATACCTTCTCGTTTACCACCCACATCAGATTCCGGATTATCCAATTCCGCAGGAACTAGTAATTTTGGCTTTTCACTATCTTGCGGTAAGTACTCAAAAGAAGCACTCTCTGGCTCTTTTTGGGGCACATCTACCGAAAAAGATTGAAGCAATTTCTTTAACGACTCGGGATCGATAGAGATAGTTATCATTCCAGTGTTGCCTTGCTCACCAATACAATTTAAAGGATTGGCTATTCGTTGTAATAGCGCTTTTTGGTTAATAATAAATTTTTTGTCAGTTTTATTATCAACAACAACATATTTCCCTAAATCTTTTCCAGATAATTTTTTATCCAGCTCCACTTCCATATCCTCGCCAGTTTGAGGATGTTTAATTTTAAAAACATCTCCAATTTCTGGAGTTACACCAATATTTCCTTTACTTTGCACAAGCTCTTCTGTTGCCGCTATAATAAATTGTCTACCAACTTTAAGATTTTGGGCGGCGGTTTTCAGTAGACATAAGTCTCTTTTACTACCACCATCTTCTATAGAAGCAATTACATCCTTAATTTTTGCCGCGATATGAAGGCTTGGTAAAGTTCGTGTCACTATAACTTTATCAACAATCTTTACCTTGGACACACATGCCCTAGCATACATATCGTATCTTCTTCCATCCGTGGTAATCTCTGGACTTTCCAACACTTCAAAAATCTGGATTGGATACCCAAAGTCTTCCTTTATCTCTTCTAGTATAAAATCAATATCATCTTCCTTAGAGAAAGGAATATCCCAAGTATGAGAAGAAATCATGTAAGCTTTCAACTTACGTAAGTAATCCTTAAAATCAGGATCTCTCATCGCATTACTTGTCCAAGTTGTTCTCATTACTGCTGCTGATTTAAGCATTTTAGTACTCTCCTTATTTTGGTCTACTACCACTGAAAAATTTGGGTATTATCGGCTAATTGCTTCAATAATTCTAAGTTTGCACTAATCACGTAAGACCCAATAACAAGTATTGGCTCATTTTCAAAAATATATACGGTATAATCATATTCGTTCCGCGTAACAGAACTGGGATAATTATCTAATAAGATTAATAGCCTGTTGTCTAAAATCTCACCATAATAAAGTTTCTTGTCTTGTTCCGCCAATAATATAATAGCCTTTACTTGAGGATCTTGTATACCTATACTTTCTATTACTTTATAAGTATCTTCATCAATTTTTTTTACGTCCTTTACAAAAGTACCACCTGTCTTCTGTTGCCCCAACAGCTTACAGTTGACGTAAGAACCTACATTGTTGCCAAAATGAGGGCATTTCTTTTCATATTGGCAATAGGCAAAAGATTTACTTGTCTTAGTGAATCGTGATGGGTAATTTGTGTCAGGACAATCGTCAATAGATACTTTTATAAAATCTTTATTTCTAAAACTGGGTATTTTTCCTGACAGCTTAACTAAACTGTTTATAGCTACATGAACCCCTTTTAGCTTATCTTCTAACAAAAAACTACAATTATCTCTAAGCCCTTTTCTGACCTCACTAAGTTTTTTATTAACGGAACCCTTTTTACCCACAAAAGCAATAAGTTTTTTTACAAGCTCGTTATCGCTTTTTATAGTGGCAGGAAATGTAGAAACTAACAGTTCCCTTACTTTAACCCATACTTGTGACAATAAAGGAAACAATGACTTTATATCAGAAATAATTTCAGCGTTTTTTTGGTTGCGTAACAACGCATTTTTAACATTACTTACTAATTTATAATCCTCTAAATCCAAGTCCTGCAATAATGTAGTAAATTTGTCATCAATAATTTTTAATTTGTTACCTAAAGTATCATAACTACTCTCTTCTTCCAATAAAGAGGAGAAAGAAGATCTGAACTTTTCTAGATTTTTTAGATAATCATTTACTAAAGTAGCGAACTCGTCTTCATCAACTTGTTCAAATAACCACTTATAGGATTTAACAGAATTTGTTAATTTAATCCATTTTTGAACTAGGGATCTAATGATCCAAATAAGATCATAATTTTTTCGTAACAGGTCCCAAGAAATGAAAGGCAATTTCAACGTACTTCTTATCACTTCATCATCTGCAAAATACACAGAAGCCCTTCTTATATAGCTAGCTTTATCCTGTGCCTCATTTTTGATACCTTTTTTATTCTTCTCACCTTTTTGCTGTTTACCACTTCTGGGTTTTTTGCCCTTCACAAAAATTTGTATAGACACACTTACATTATTATCACTAACAGTTTTGTACTGAAATCCATATTTATTCAAAGAGTGTAAAAAACTTTCTACACTTTGCCCTCTTCTAGTTCTAGAAAAAGATAATACGTCATCTTTGGTAAGATTCAAAAACTTTAAACCAGAACCACTTAAAAGACCTTTTATGATTTTACTAGATCTTCCTGGTAACATATTAGTGTAAACAAATTTTAAGAACTTCGCTAGGTACTTCTTTTTTCCCCTGTTGTATTAACCAACATTGAAGTAATTTAACCGACTCAAGTCTCGCTTCTAAGTTACTTACATTATCTTTTAAATTATTGGATAGATCTTTTACCTCTCCCTTTAAATTAACTGCTAAATCCTTTACTTCCTTTTTAATAGTAGTATGTTCCGTAGCGTTTGCTGATTCAATTTTAACTATTTTATCAGGAATAGCTATAAACTGGGAAATCGCTGATCCGCCAATGCCAGCAGAACCGGCTAATAGCGAGACTAGTACGATTATGCCCTTATGTTTTTTAAAAAGGGAGATCCAAAATCCTGGTTTTATTACTACATCACCATCTTTCTCTAGTTGAATACCTGGAGTTATTTCCACGGAACCAACATCTTTGGTGGTAGTTGTGGCTGATTCTTGTTGATTGCTGGTCGTTGTAACATCCATTTTGTATTAACCTCAGTTTAATTATTTCAGTAAGCTTTAATTATGATATACGTAAGGAGAAAACCCACACCTGCTAGTGGTGAGTAGTTGCCTATACCGGTACCGTAACCTCAACAGCCGCGTCTACTAATCCTTCTATAATAAAATGAAAAGGCATAATTGATCCAGAATTATTATGTATAACTATTTGATATATTGATAAATTGTCATCAATACTTCCATCTAATACAAATGCGTAACGAGATCCTGCGGGTAATGTTACCCCATCTACACCATTTAGTATAAAAGAAAAATCACCATTGTGTAATGGATCATCCCCATCACCTAACGCTAACCAATTGTATATTTTTATGTTAAAACTCCCCACATTTCCATCCACGTTATAAAAAACTAACTTAGCACTAGTAAGTGGAGTAAATGAAAGTAGGGCGTCAATATCTATAGTTTTTGTTTGACCCCCTGTGTAATAAGAAGCAATATGTTGTTTATAACTTTGTAACATTTTAGTACTATACCTATTTTTTGGAATGCTATTTTATATAAGGGTCAATCCTTCTGCCTAAACAAGCTTTTTCAAATAAAGATATTGCTTTACTCCATTGATTATCAATAATTCTAGTATTATTGTAAATTTCGTCCGCATACCTGGTAATGATATGATTCCAAATTGGTAAAGCTTTGTTGTTTATATCAGTAGGTGTACTGAATGCGGAAGGGGAGCACAGCTCTTGTATCTTAGCCACAATATTAAGTAAGTTAGGGGACATAGTTATTAAATTAATAGAATTATACTATTAAATAACTACAAAATAGAATATACAAAGATAAACTACTTTAATTACTAATTACAATAATACTGTAAAAATAAAACCTAGCATTATCTCTGGTAGCGTGTAAAACCCATAACAAGCCCTGGAATAAAAGCGTTTTTTGGTTATTTAATACAAGGAGAGTTTTCCATGCTAATAGAAGTATACAAAAAAACACCTAATAGAATAATAGATTTTAGTAACTGCAATTACACCAACATTTCAGATAAGTACGTTATAAATCCTTCAACTGGTGCTGTAGAAGGACCTTTTGGATCTAATGTGAAGCCATTGACGAGGATTGGGGGGAAGAAGTATATACAATCAATATCTGCTGTAACAAACGTACAACAATACTCTAACGATTTTTCCACTAACGAAGCTTCTGCGGGTTTAACTATACAAAATCCACAAATATCGTCGGATCCTTTGAGGGGGACTACAGCTTGTTTAATAACAGAAACCGCTACAACTGATTCACATCGCTTATACTACTCTGGATCCATCCCGGCAGGATCTGCGGTAATTGCTCATTTCGTTAAAAAATATGGAACTGCTAATCGATGGATTAGAACACAGGCAGAAACAACACAAAGCTGGTACAATTTACAAACCAACCAATGGGATACTAAAGATGCATTACACAGAGGACATTTTAGTATTAACGTAGGAAATAGTTGGTATTTTATCGGTTTTATGTTTGATACCACGGGTATAATTTACCACACGTTGGGGCTAAGTAATGCTGATGGTAGTAGTTCCCATTTTTTAGGTGTTGTCACAGCAGGTGTATATGTATGGCAACGACAAAGTCACGCTGGTAATTACTTCAAACGCTTGATTAATACATTAGCTGGGGGTGGGGTGTGTAACAAAGACCAAATCTACCTACCCGCTTCACTTGTTCCCAACGAGTTAAAGGACAGTGTTAAATTCACATTGTATCCCGAATGGAGTAGCGATCAAGTAACTGGTGGGGATACAAGAGTTGTCTGTTGTTTCGCTGGATCTACCGAGAATATAACTGTTTACTACAACGGAACTGATAAGAAAATATACGTAGATGGATCAGTGAGTGGTAACCTAATCACCAGTGGTGCGACTACCCATTTAGCGAATCAAAAACTAGAAGTCACTTTACGCAGAGGAGGGTTTTTTATTGGTTCTCTAACACTAAGTGGATTCACTACAGGTAACGGTACTTCTTTTGGTACTAATTGGAACAGAACTGATGGTAATCTATACATAGGTCAAGATAGCACAGAGAGTAAGCAATGGGACGGGTTAGTTGGTGAACCGGAGATAGTATAATCAAAATTGCGTAATAAACATGTCTAAAATCTTAAGCTTTGATCCCGGAAAAATTAATTTCGCCTATTCTTTGCGAGAAGATGATAAAGTAATATTTTATGGGATGCTACAACACTACATTACCGATTTATCAAATTTTTCGGCTCAAGCTACCAAATTAAAGTGGGAAATAACCGATTTGCTAAAAAGATGCGATCTTAACCCAGATACAGATCACGCGATAGCCGAAAGATTTATGGCTCGCCCCGGAAACAGCAGAGGTTGTTTAAACGAGTTTGTGAACCTACAAATTGGATTAATTGCTTCCTGGATCATTCCTATAGAATTTCATCTAGTTACCGCTTCTACTTGGAAGAACTACATGAAACGCAAATATGGTACCAATGATATGCTAGTAGTTACCAAAAAACTCGGAATGGTAAAAATGGTATCTCATGAAGCTGATGCTGTAGGCATAGGAATGTGGGATTACGAAAAAAATAATAAAAAGTAGCATATACAAAAAATTAAACTAAAAAACCCTCAACACAACAGTATTGAGGACTTTCTTTTTTAGACTCTAATCTATGTGCTACTCTTGTGGGGATTCTTGCTGCATCCCTCCCATAACACCACGCATAAACGCGACTGCTTGATTTAGTTGAGTAACCAAATCCTTTGCTTCTTTTTCCGCCTCTTCCTTAAAACCTATATATTTATTAACCATAAGGATTAAATTAGCACTTTCTCCTTTAATCAGTGCTATTTTTAATGCATTTTCAGCAGACTTACAATTAGCTACAGCAGCATCAAAAATTACACAATCTTTTTGTAACGCATCTACAGCATCTCCACTTATACCTAGATCTGAAAGCTGCGCTAGCACGACGTCACAGCCCCTCTGTATTGATTCCGTATTAACCCCTGCAGCTTTATCAGCGAAGCTTAAAAGCTGGACTGCTGCGGCTTTATACTCGTCTACAGCTGCCTTTTTAGCTTTCATGTCCAACAGTTGATCTGTAGTAACTGTATACTTCGCGGGACAACAGCCTAGAAACAAAAAAGCACCAACGATACTAATTAATACACTTTTTAACATTTTTTAACTCCTTATTTTTTAATTGTTTAAAACTACACTAACTTACATTACTCTACCTTACTCAGTAGATTAAACTGAGTGTTCCACGCATTTATCAAATCTTTACTAACATAAAACTTGGGGGAAGATCCCTGCACCCTAAACTGGGCGGTCCAGGTAACTGTATCGGGTCTCTCTGCATCTTCCGATATTGAAATACCATCGGGTACAAAGTAGCCGTACAAAGTTATTGATGGAAAAAGAAGACTATGGTACACTATGTAAGTAAGATTTTCTTGCCCATTACTAAGTATTTTTTTATCGTCTAGTAATTCAAAAAAATCATAACAATCTAATAAACCTGGAGGTAACGTAACTACTTTAGTGGATCCATTGTTGTCGATAAGACGAACTGGAATCAAATTACCTGACTGAAACGAAAAGTCAATGGTTGGGTTATCAAAAAAAGTACTTCTTTTATCATCACGCCAGTAGTGCTGTACCCATCCCGTTCTAGTCTGCTGTTCCGAACCTCTCAGTTGAAATTTCCAGCTAGCCGTATTGGGTCCCACCCAAAAAACTATGTAGCGACCCTCACTAACCCATCTAGCGTTGGTAATAATCATTGGGGATCTATTTACATGAGAATCCCGACCCGTATTGTTTAAATCGATGTCTCGTTTTTGTAACGAGTTAACAAACTGTTCCCTGCTAGACACTAGTGTGGAAAGTTTAGTAAGATCTGTTAATTGTTGTACTTCCAATGAGTATTCTCCTACTTTTTAAAAATCTTCCAACGAGCTAACAACATGTTTTATCTTTTTGCTAGACTCGTAAGGGCATAGTCTATCTATTACAGTAATTTTGTAATTTTCTAACCCAAAAATCATATCAATAAGCTCTATTGCTTTTTCTACATTAAATTCTTTACAAGAATAAATGTCAATACTCATAAATTTTCGTAATGTCCAAGTATGAATAGCTATATGAGAAGTAGAAATAACACAGGTTCCTGTTGCGCCGCCTTCATCCTCTATATCTTCACCAATTAGTTTAGATTCATCAAGCTTAACTTCATAAAATTCTGGACCCCCTAGTATTTGCATATCTAAGGAGTCCACTAAAGAAACAAAGATTTTTCTTAGCTTTTTCTTAACAAAATTCTCTGGATGGGTAACAAAAGCGTCGAGAATTAGCTGTTTTCCGTTGGCTATTTTTCCATCCATAAAATCTCCTGCTTGAGGTGTTTATAAGTTTCTAGAGATCTTTTACAAAAAAATTTAAATTTTTGATAGCTTGTGAATAATTTCTGCAATATTTGATTTAGTACCAGAAATTGTTTCCGCTTCCTCAGATAAACCCAAACGATTCAAATTTTCTACCATTTTTGTACAATAGGGAACCAGTTTCTTGAAAAACTCGTGTGTTTCCACAGCAATCTTTTTTCTCTCCAAATCTTCACCACCTTCTACTTGTTCTACCTTATTTTCACCAAGTACTCTTATTACCTGACTCAGCAGCACCAATACCCTAGAGCTTTTCTTATAATCATCTTTAACAAGCTGATCCCAAAGCTTGTTAGCCACTTTAGCGTTGTAAGATTCACCAAGTTGCTGTAGCAATGTTAGCGCTCTAGCGGGTGCAACATAGCCATCTTGGTCAAGTAAATGACCTATAGTCTCTAGAGATCGTTCCACCTCTTCAATTTTACTAAGCACTGCAGCTACTTTGTTAAGTCTATTCACAATATTTGGTGATATCTTTACCATAATTAAAATCTCCTATATTTTCCTTACCTTATTAAATAACGTTAAATCCTATGACCTTAATATCTCTGACTTCTCATTCTGACTGATCCTATACCACTACTAGATGAAGACATACCAATATTCCCACCCATGCCAGTTGTTTTACCTCTCACAGATCCCAGACAACTTACACCAGATCTTTTAGCAGCAAAATTTCCTAATCCTGTTCTAATCATTTCTTTTTGAATGTCGGGCATTTGCACGTAGCGAGAAGCTAATACAATAGATCTAAATATATCATCTTCACCATATTCAGGTTTTACGATCTTTTTACCAATTTCTCTAACAGTAGCAATTTGAATAGCAGCATGGGTGTAAGGTGCTCTTTTAACTGCTTCTTTATTGGTTACGTCAAGATCTGTTAACGATTTATGCTCCCACATCGGCATTTTATAATTACCCGCATATACCAAGTTAGCATAATCTTTAAAATCTTGAAGTTTAGGGCTATAACGCTCCGCTTTAATACTCAGATCCCTTAATCTCTGCACTTCCCCAGAAGATTGCCACCTATCCCACACGACATAAATAACATTCAATTTTATGCACAATTCTATTATAAGTTTTGATAGGGAAGGAAAATGAACAGTAATAAAATCATCTTTTTCTTTTATATATTCTGGAGCAACTTCAATAAGACCATCCATATATAAAGATATTTCGTCGTTACTACTCTCCAAATGATGTGCTGTGATACAAAAATGGTTATTTTTTTCACCAGCGTCACAAGTTATTAATCTTGCCGTTCTTTTATCTTCTAAGCAATATAAAAGTTCCGCTGATATAAATTTACCAGAACCTGCTTTATCCTCAATATACTTATGTTTAGTTCTAAATATAGGTTGTAAGGCAGCTTTACACCCATACACTGATTTTTCATTACCAATAAGAGGAGAATCTGCTAAGGGGGGTAATGCACCAAAGTCGCGCCAAAATTCGAAAGGGGAATTTATCTCTTTAGATTTTAAACTTTCTCTTGTTATGATAGGGGAAGCTTCCCAAGAAGACCAATGAAAAGCTACTTTACGGGAATCATTTTCGCTTTCTTTCAATAAAGTCATCATTTTGTCAAACTGACTGCTTGGTGACCCTATATTAATCATGTAAGAAGGAAGAGTATCGTAATCCCCCTTATTCCATAACAAATCTGATACCGCTCTAATGGTTCTTAAACTGTTGTCTAAGGAAGTGTATGTTTCATTAGCATTGGCACGAATAGCTTTATTTTTTTTCTCTTTAGTAGTGGCATTAAAAAGACCCAATTCGTCAACAGCACCAACAATACGGGTAGCGCCTCTTAACCCTCTTCCATCTGCTGCCCTAAAAGAAGCCAGTACTCTTTTATTACCGTACCAAATATAAGTATCCATTATTTTACATAATGAATTTTTTGAAGCGCTTATCTTCTTTTCTTTTTCGTGTAAAGCTTTATTGTATTCTTTAAACCAAGGAGATGTTGCTATAGCTCCTGTGAAATAGGACCACAGAGTCCCTTCAATCTGAGTGAGATCAATAGCTACAAACGTGATTTCATACATTGAGTTAGATTGTTGATCATAGTAACGAGAAGGATTAGGTATCATCAAAAAACGATGAAGTATATAAGTACTTAAAATACCTCCTGCTAATGCCGACTTGCCTGATCTCTGTCCTAAACAAGATACTAACTCCACAGGTATAGTGTCAAAAAGCTCTTTTTTATTTTTATGACAATGAGGACATATCCCTTTATCTAAAAGAATAACATGATCTTGAAATTGCCCCATTGTATCCGCAACTGGAACATTTTCTATGTAGTCTTTATCAGTACAGTGTGGACACCACTCCGCAAATAATTTTACAGCTTGTTCCGCCTGTTTTGCAAAGAGCTTACTATTTAAAAAGGTAGGCGATAATGCAAATTCTATAACGTTTTTAGCACGAGGTAAATCTACTGCGGAATCAAGAATATTAGGGTCTAAACCAGAATCCGCTAGTTGATCTATTAAATTCGAAAGGTCATCAACATATTTTAATGATTTGTTCACATCAAATTTCTAACCCAGTGTTCCTTCACCCCACGCACCGCTATCCCATATAAAGGAAGGTGCATAGGCTAACACGCTGCTTAGATAAGTAGCAATAATACCTTTTACTTCTCCTCTCACACACATTTGCCACTTCACTATGTCGCCCGCTGCCTCTGCACTCACATCAAGAGTATAGTAGGGGTACACCATAGTACCAAAGTTAGTCCAGTTAGACCAACCAGCAGCATTAGTATAATAACGAAACGTCATAAAGAAAGTAATACCAGGCTCTACAGGAATTATCCTAAATGCGTGGGGAACAGACAAATTTGGTGTAATAGCTACAGGCTTACTGATATAAGTATCTCCTGGACCTAATCCTTCGTACACTTTTTGAACCAATGTTTCTGTTGGTGCTAATCCAGTAGCTACACTAGTATCTGTAACCTCAGTACTTATATAACCGGGGCGATCAAAATCCTCGGCCCAAAAATTCAACACATAATTAGGTGAACTTCCAGGAACTTGTCTATCCCATAACAATGCAGAGGTTTCCGATAGCCCCTTACCTCCGCTACTTATTGCTAACGCAGATGAGGTAGTTTTAAGCAAACAGTTTATTGGTCTTTGATCCCAAAGTTCACAAATTTGCAACCCGTCCCACATAATTCTGGCAACAGGAAGGATGTCAGCAAGTTGCGAAGTCATTATAGGATTTACTAACGCCTGTATTGTAACTGCTGAAGCGGGTCCATCATTTAATCGCTCTGTAACTAACCATGATGTAACAGAAGCAAACGTATTAGTAGTGGTTCTCCACTGATTACTATTTTCTACACATGTAGGCACAAAAGAATCTGTATAGGTGGAACCAAATACCAATACTTCTGTTATTATAGTACCGTTTGCGTCAGTACCTGTTATTTCTACCTTGATAGATAAAGGGGGGATAACACCTGGAGCCGCACCTGTTAACCCAACACGTAACTTAGCGGACCCTTTCATTGCGGTGTCAAAATCTTGTAGCGCTAACCCTATATCCACAAGTTTTCTGATACAATAAATTGTTTGAGGGTACCGATTCGCTACCCCGTTCTCATCGATATAAATATGATACTCAGCTGGTATTTGACCCGCGTCCTCGAAAGTCAACTCTGTGGTCGCCAGGGAGGGTAAAACAACACCACCGGCGATAACTGCTTCTAACGAAACCGGCTGTTTTATAGGAAACGTAGTATTTATTAATGATGTAGGTGGTTCACATGCCTCCACTGCGGAGTAAGTCACTTCCAGCTTACCGCTGTCTCCTACAACAGTAGCTAAGGGTAAACCAAGCATAACTTGTGCGGTACCTCCAACAACCTGTACAGAGCCCGCAGAGCCTGCTGTGGGGCTTGTTAGTACCAAATGACCAGCAACATCAGAAGCCACAGGAGCGGTTCCTACAAGGGCTGCCGCAGTATTTATGGCTATTACAACATTTGCTAACGGGGTAGCACCTACTCCAAACGTGGTAGTAAAAGCAGTACCATCAACAACAAGATCTAAAGTTTCGGCTGCAAACACTAGAGGATAAACAACCGTCGTTTCAGCTATCTGTGCTGTAGTGGTGCCCACATACTCATCTGTCGGTAACAAAAATACTAAATTTTTTCCAGGAATGTGTGCGGGTGCATAATCTTTTACTTTAGTATCATCATCGGTACAACGAGCAACTAGGAGAGGGAAACGAGATAATGAAAAATAATAAGAAAACGAAATGCCTGTTACTGTTCCCGCAGCGTCATCAACATAAACAGCAGAAGCAGGAATTACCTCAGTACAAAGTGCTCCGGGAACCCCCGCTAACCCCTTATCCTTAGCAACAATCATGCCATTATCTAATAACAGTTGAAACAGGGTGAGGTCAGACGTGGCACTAATATCATTGTAGGACAACGCATGAGTATTTGTATCTGTTTGTACCCCTGTTCCCACATGACTGCGGTGAGTAGCATCCACAACAGAGAACCAGGGGCGATTGGCTGCAAAAGACGTCCTTTCCATATCGATAGTGATTTGTGTTGCGGTACCACCACCAGAGGCTACAAGTTGTACGGTGGCAACAGCTAAAGGAATAGTAAGATCTTTTTCAGCTACAGTTAGCGCGTTATAATCATTTTCATCAAGTACTTTAAGGTAGTCTTTTGGATCTGTGTAGTAATCCACCTTAGAGTTAGCCAGGGTAAGGAATCTTGTAACTACAGGATCTTTTTCTTCCTCCCCAAACTCTAAATAAACAATATTCCTAGCGTTTGTAGCCCCATTAGCCAGCGCAATCTGCTCAAGCACAGAATTTATAACAATAATCTCTCCATTTTTAAACACAGCAGTACCAGGATTAATATCTATAGTGCTGGTATCAGAGGTGTTTACTTGAACGGAAAAAGGTCGTGAACCACCACTATAAGCGGTTTGGGGATCCTCTGCATCAACGATACCAAATGCTGTGATAGCGCTATCAAAAGTAGCCAGCAACAACCTGGTACGAAGAAGTATTTCATCCTCAACGGAATCCCATTGAAACCCTAAGGTGTCGAACGTAACGGGTGCTGGGTAAAGTATATGGCGCATTTTTAGTCCTTTATTAAATTATTTTACTAAATGAGAGGCTACAACATGTGCATTAATTAGATCTGTAAGTGCATGAATTGTGTTAGATAAAGAAAGCTTAGCGTCTTTATTTTCCGCCTTTTCCAATTGACCTTTTATTTCTTCTAATTGCTTTCTGTATTTAGAAGCCGCAGCAATATGATTTTCTTTAGTCCAATTGTAGTCTTCAAACAATCTTTTTACTACTCTTCCTCCGATATGCGAAGGAGCAGTAGCATCAAAAACACCCACACGCCCTTTGCCTTTTATATCAACTTTTCTTTTGTAAATAGCATCAAAATACTCTGGTAATCCATCATTGTTATTAACAGTAACATCTGCCTTTTTAGCATTAGTTTCTTTTTTATTAAGCATTTCATCAATTAATTTCATTGTTTTTACTGCTGGAGGAAAGCCTTCGGTAAAAGAATCCTCTATCCCTTTACGAAACGAAACTAGGTCAGTAGCACCTTCTGCTGCTTCATCTGCCGCTTTAAGCAACAAAGGAAGACGATGTATATTTTCTCTCCCTCTTTTTCTTTCTCTAGCTGATACTTTCATATCATATTGGGTAAGATTGCTCGTTAGCGCATAAATTGCTTTTTTTAAATCCAAGGAATCTTCTGCTAACTTTTCTATGTTGGCAGCAACCGCTACAAGTCTTTGTTTTAAATTATTTCGCATCTTTTTTGATCTCCTCATCTTTTCTACTTATCTTGTAAAACTTATAAAGCTTATCTATTGTTTCTTCCATATCATTTTTAGTCTTAGTGCCTATTTTTTTGAAGCATTCCGTAAACATGCGCTGAGAATCTATATTAAGTTCCCCATGTTTTCCTAGCTCCGACTTTAATGAGTCCAGCTCCTCGATAATCATTTTAACCATAGATTGCATCAGTGGATTTAATACTGTCTCCAGCAATCCCTGTATAACTTCCTCTTCATTCTTTTGATTCTCTATATCTTTTATTACTTTGGTATATGTATCCACTAATTTAGCATAAGCAGTTTGTAGCTTAGGCATGTTATCATACTTGAATACTGGAGATAGAAGGTCGTAGTCACCACCAGATTCTTCGGTAGCGGCTTCCTTATCTTCATTATAGCTACAGATACCTTGGTAACTTCTAGCTAATACCTCTTCTAAATTTTCAATAAGTTTACTATACTTATCCTTAGCACAAAATTCTTCTTTAATATCTTTATTTCCTACTACAAACTTTATGGTTTTATTTTCCGGAACTAAAGAGCAAGTTTCAAAATGGGTAGTAAGATCCCCGATACTTAAAGAATAAGCGAGTCCAATTTCATCAATTGGGTGCCCCGCTTTATATACTTCATTTATCTTTTTTACTCTTGCTTTAGGTAACGCACAAATTGGACAAGTGGTTGACATTTTAGTACTCTAGTTTTTTCTTCAATTCTCTTATCCTTTCTTCTATAGGAATGTACTCTTCCATCCAAATTCTTTTACCTTCTTTGTTTTGTTCCTGTATTTTAACTTCTAAGGTTTTTTGTTGTTTATAAAGGTCATCTAAAGTATTAACACACTGATCCCATTTTTCTAGTATCAATTTCTTGTCTATTTTTAATTGCTCTATCTCTTCTTCAATACTTCCACTTTTAGAAGCTAATTTTTGGAAAGTTGTAGGAGAAAAATCAAAAGCATAAGTATAAAGCATATGTTTATAACTTTCACTTTTATCACTTAAATCTATAACAGAATCATTACCCTTATTCAACATACTTTTCTGATCCTCTGTAAGAGCGATCCAATCTTTCTTAGCCTTTTCATACTCTTTTTTGATACGATTTTGTCTATTTAATTCAACTTCTCGTTTTTTACTAATAGCACTTTTTATACCAGCAGCTTTAGGCAACACTTCTTGTACCTCTTCTGGTCTTTTTAACGGAAGCTCCGGATAATCCCTATCAACAGATGGTAATACAAGCTTTAGCTCTTTAACAGATTTTAGTATGGCTTGTTTGTTAGGTAACCCGTCAGATTTGTATTTATCAAACAAGTTATAAAACTCTTCTTCTTTGTCAGCTTTTCTTGCCGCAAATAAAGATTGATTCATCAAATCGATAAGATATTCTTTGCCAGTATCTGCTTTTTTAACACTACCTATTTTGTTACCCCATCCTCTGGTTAACTCTGTTAGTGGAACAAATCTAAGAGATTTTTTAAATTCAGGATTTAACAAAATAGCACTTGCCCCTCCTGGACTAGATGAGTCAGCATCAAAATCATAAATCATGTACCTCTCTCCTTCATATAATACTTTGGTCCAAGATAACCATCTGCCTGTACTTTTATCGCCTGCTCTATAATAGCCTTTCATTCTTTTTTGATCTTGTCGCAAAGAATCTTTAAATTCCTTCTTACGACTTTCTGAAAGATTCTCTACTTCTACGGTATGCGCTATTTTTTTAACACAAGATTCTTTACTTAATGTATTTCTTGCCTTGTCCAAACCTTCCGCTATTTTATCACATATCTTTTCTATTTTTGCTTTTTCTTTATTTATTTGAGTAAAATTTAAGCTAAACACATCATCTAACCCTTCCGCTATTTTATCTAAATTTTGTACTCCTTCTTCTCTTGCTTCGTCTAAACCCTTAGCTATAAGATTAAAACAAAAAGTTAGATTCTTTACGGATAACGTAGAAGCAAGAGAGGCAACGACAAGGTCAAGTCCTTTTGCTACAGCATCAAGTCCTCTACTTTCTGCTACATTGTTAGAAATTTTGACTAATTGTTCTGCTATTTTTGTATGGTTCATACTTTATTTTCTCAAATCTTTTAGATTCTGCTTTTCTTCTTTAATTTTTTCAACCAAATAATTTCTTCTCTCTAACTCTTCTTTAATTTTTTTCTTCAAATCAACAAGTTTACTCATTGTAAGCTCTAAAGAATTTCTGTATTCACGAATTACACGTTTAATTGATAATTCCTCATCGCTTTCTTGTGTAATGCTAAGGTCTTCTGCTACTTTAAGTAATTTATTTCTTATATTTTTATTCATTGTATTCTTTCCTATTAATCCCTCTTTTTTCTCTCTTCTCTCCATTTTTTACCACCTTCAAGTTTGTCTCTTAAAGAGCTACAAAAAGCACCTGGGTCATCAACTATACCTTCCATTCGCTTTATACATTTACTTGCTTTATGCTCCACATCACCTGTTAGGGATTTCCAATATTTTTCCATACTACCTTTATCCCAACCACGCGGTTTTGATTCCCACTTATCGGCTACTTTTTGTGTGGAAGAACCTTCTTTCCTATAACCGGCAGCTTCTAAATATTTATATAATGATTTTTTACTAATACCAAATTCTAGTTTGGCATAATCATAAATGGAATGATTCATAGCAGAAAAGTATCCTGTGCTATGGGGATCCTTCTTATCATCATTGTATTCTTTAATAATTGCTTCTCCAAATTCCTTAGGAGACATGTTTTTAACTTTTTCTACCATATCTCCAATCTCCAACGCCTTTTCTAAAGTATTTTTATCGGCTACTTTTTGTGTACGGGCAACAATTTTCAATATTTGAGGTATACCAGAATTAGACACTATCTTTTTGGCTTTTACAAAATTACTACACTCCACCGTTGTTTCAGTGTTGCGCGAACTAAAATAAGTTAACTGATGGTACTTTTGTGACCAAGTAGCGGATTTATCCTCTCCTGCCCTCTTCTCAATACGTTCAATAACTCGTGCCAATCTTTTCGCTCTCACACTACCTTCTGTTTTTTGAGGTAACAATTCTTTTATATTAACTGGCTTGGCTAGCGTCTTGTTTATTTGAACTATTACATTTTCTCTAGCCTTATCAGGTAATAATGAAACCATTTGGGCAAGCTGATTGGACACCTCTATAAATTTTTCCATTGGATAAGCGGATATTTTCTTCATGTAAATATAACTCCTAACTTTTTCCTTGTAAGGAAGCTGCAAGTGCTTTTACCGCTTGCTGTAGATCTTTGTTGTACTTAATCAAATTACTGTTTTTTTCTAAAAATTGACCTACTTGAACTAAATATTTTAGCACTTTTATTTCATTATTATCAATCTTTCTATTACCTTGAGAAAAGGCAACAGTTAAAGAATTTTCCATTAAATCATTAAGTTCCGATATTCTATAATCTCTTGCCGCAGATTTTTTGGTCAATCTCTTTAACTTTTTTACCACCTCTTTTATCTTATCTACGCTTGTAGTGCTACCTTCTTCACCTATATTATCGACACGACGAACCACTTTACGGGGTTTCATTGTTACATTGGGACCACCGTAAGTGTTAACTTTAATGCCGGTCAAACTGTTAGGATCAACCGACATTTTTTCGTTAAGAAGCTGAGACATTACTTACTTTTTCTGTATGTTCTTCATATCAGGCACAGTTGATCCAAGACCTTTCTCAGTACTGATTTCTTTAGTAAGGTCACGAGCGAACTCTTCAGACCCATAAGCCTTAGCAAAATAATCCTCTAGTAGGTTCTTTTCGTTCTGTAGATTCTTTGGAGCACGCTCAACTACTTGAATAATAGAATGGGTATCAATTTTGTTATCAACCCCATTTGCTTTAATTACAGCACTATTTTCATTAATTTTTAGCACTTCACCGAGCTGAACGAGATTATCTGTACTCATGAATTTGACTTGATCACCTACATTAACTATTGGAGCAGCTGTTTTTAGCACAGCTAATTTAGCATCGAATCTGCTACCCCGTGCTTTTCGTGTTTCAATAATATCTGCAATATTTTCATCAGCTTGTCGTACCAGATATTTTGAAGAACCATCGTCGACCACATTCCATACCGTACCTGTGTTGTCATCAAGATAACTACCTTGTGCCATTCTATTCATAGCGGAAGCATCTGATAGGGGTCTTGAATTAGCATGAAGGGTGCATAGTAATGAACAAGCTTTATCAGCTTCATGTAGTTGTACAGAATTTGTCTGTGCATGAATTTTACCATTATAAGTGGCTTCAATAAACTTATCAATTTGATCTATTGTAGGAATTCCACAACCATTGTCATAAGTAATAGCTACTTTACATTTTCTATTATCTATTGGAATATAATCAGTAATTTGCATATCAGATCTGTGTGAAATGCCACCAGTTTGTAATTTTGTGGCAAATTTATCTAATATACGTGCTGTATCAGTATTTTTCATCTTATTCTCCTATTTTTAAATCCTAAGTACTTGCAATTACTGAGGATTTTTATTAAAGTTTCTAGAAATTTTAACGTTTTAAATACATATTTTCTACATATTGAAAATAATGTATTAGTAATATTAAATAACAAGATTTTTCTTTATTAATTTCTGTAGGTACGTAATAGATTTTTAAGGTATAAAAATTTGGGATTTTAAATTAAAAAATCGCTGAAAGCGAAAAGTACCCGCCGAGTGATAACGAGGCGGGACTGCTTTAGCAAAAATAGTTTTAATTCATTAAATTTTGATCAAAAATCATTGTCTTTGATTCAAAACAGATCTCTCCCTAATTAATTAAATTAATTTAATATCTTTAATTTAATTAATATGAATTTTAATTAATTCCTTTTAATCTCTTTAGGTATTAATTAATAGGTACTGATCCCGAATCTCGGTTCGCTAACGCTCACCGAGTATTCGTTAATCTCTTTAATCTCTTTAACCCAGATCCAGACCCCCCTCTCCCTCTCTCCCCCCAAATAACAATAGTTTTAATATTAAATAATTATTACTTTTTAGCAGGTTTTTAATTAATTTTGATAATATTTTAGCTAAAAAGGGCATATTTGTAGGTAGTCGATTAATTATTTTGTTAAATGTCGTTTAATCCTACTTTTATCTACATGTAGTATAAAGTCTTATACCATATGTAGCGATAGCAAGCTGTTTTTACTACAGGTGGTATACATGGTCATTTTTTCATAAAAAAATATATTTTTAAAAACAGATCGCTACACCACAATATATGGTATGTAGTATACTACCCTACCACAAGCAATTTAATCCAATTGGTATTTTTTGTATTTTGGTTACTTATTTTACTTCTATTTGGGTAGATAGGAGTAGCTAATGGTTATGATAGAGTATACCATATATAGTGTAGATGAAGTGTAGTCACTACAGGTTGTGTATGGTCATTATTATAGAGGTAGTCTTATGAGTAGACTTTCCATAATACTACATATGGTATATAGCACAGGTTCGGCATAGCCACTACAGGTTGTATATGATGCTATAGCAAGTTGAGTTTTGAAAATAAATTTTTTGCAACACTATATCTGGTATGTAGTACATTTACTTACAGTAAGTAAATAGCCCAGGCATATTAAATTTTTAGGTAGTAGTAAAATTGGTATTGCTCCTGACAAATAATTGTAAATCATTAATTAATATAGGAGAAAAACTATGGGCAAAATAATTGTTTTTGAAGGCATAGATGGCGCTGGCAAGTCTTCTGCTATAACCTCCCTACACACAAAGCTAAAAAGTGTAGGAAAATCCTCCATTATACTACCAGCACCTACAAAAGAGTTTACAGGTACGTGTTGTAGAGAAGCTCTGTCGAAGGGATGTGATTCCACAACAGTTTTCTATTTAATGATGGCAGATCGTACTATACACAACAAACAGATAGTGGAATGTAAGGAAAAGTATGATTATGTATTAGTGGATCGCTATTTTCTATCCACGTTGGCTTACCAGTATGACCTTGTAGAAAAATTGTTTTATTTTGATATAGTTATAGGTAATGCTGTTTTTGTAGATAAACTTGTCTATTTAGACATGGATTCTGAAGAAGCTGTAAAAAGAATAACTAGGAGAGGTGAAAAGACTATTAGTTTCGAAACTTTAGACAGTTTAAGAAAAATATGGTGTAATTATTGTCGATTATTAGAACAGGATGAAAGTGTCAGTAGCTGGAAAATTCATAATTTAATTGGACAAATTATCAAAATTGAGGTAGACTGTGAGAGTATGGAAGAGGTTGGTGCGGAAGTATTTGAGAGTGTAGTTAAATGACCCGCATACTATTCACTGCTTTGTTTTTAATTTCAGGTGTTTCTAATCAAACAACTACCCAGTCCTTTTTTACAAAGTTTGGGAGCAAGTTGTTGGTGCCTCCGTGGCTCCTCATTGCAAGAAGTATTTAAACAGTTTTGAAGTGCTTTATAACTCCGTAGAGAGAAAACCCCGAGGTCTTTATCCTTGTGGGCTGAATCGCGTCCATTAACTTTAGAAATTAATTGTAAAGTAATATCATGGAAGTAGAAATTGGTTATAAGTACAGGTGGTACCCCACTGAGGATCAAGAGCAATCTCTGTCCTCAATCTTCGGGTGTACTCGTTTCGCTTATAATTGGTTTTTAAACTTTAGATCGAATCGGTACAAAAAACCGGTAAAGATCTTAACTATAATGAAGCAAGTGCATGGTGGACAATCGTTAAGGGTTTTGATACCCATGAGTGGTTAAACGAGGTAGCCCCACGATCTTCAGTCGTGGGGAGGATTTCACTGTGTTAACAAAATTTCATAAAGTGGTGGAAAGAAAAACTACAAAAAAATGGTAAAGGATTTTTATGCCTACATTTAAAAATATCAGCATGTTGAGAAGTTAGGTTCCGACGAAGTCGATGGAATACGTATTGGTACTTGTTACGTGTTTCCAAAAATTGATGGTACCAATAGCTCTATCTGGATAAATGATGATGGTACTTTGTATTGTGGGTCAAGGACAAGGACTCTTTCTGAGGAAAAAGACAATAGAGGTTTTTATACCACATTTTCTAATGATAAACGTTTTATAGATTTTTTTAAAAAATACCCCTCCTACAGATTGTATGGTGAATATTTAGTACCACATACACTTACTACTTATCGTGATAACGCTTGGAATAGGTTTTATGTTTTTGATGTCTCTATACCTTTAAGTGATGATAATGAGGAAACAGAGAGGCTTATTAGTTACAACGATTATGTGTTTTTGCTACAGGAATTTGGTATAGACTACGTACCTGTGCAGTCTATAATACAAAATCCCAGCGAAGCAAATCTTGTTAACGAGTTAGAGAAGAACAACTACCTTGTCAAAGACGGTGCGGGTGTAGGTGAAGGCATCGTTATAAAAAACTACAAGTACCAAAACAGTTATGGTAGACAGACTTGGGCAAAGATTGTGCGATCGGAATTTAAGGAGCAGAACCAAAAAGTTTTTGGCACCAAGATAATGAAAGGGGACAAAAGAGTGGAGCAAGAGATTGTGGACAGTTGTTTAACTTCGCATGTGATAGAAAAGTGCTACCAACGTGTGCTAGAAGAAAAAGGTGGATGGAAACCTCAATGGATACCTATGTTATTAGGATATGTATGGCATGATTTTGTTAATGAAGAGATTTGGTCCATATTAAAGAAATGGAAAAATCCTATTATTAATTTCAAGGTTTTAAATCAGTTATGTGTTGTAAAAGTTAAAGAAATTAAGAAGGATTTGTTTTAACCATGGATGTGGAAGAAAAATATATCTGTTGCCGAAGTTGCCAGTATCGCTCCAAGCATCCTATTTTTGGAACCTGGTATCATTGTTATCCTCAAGGATATAATATAGAAGAGCAAGACCTTGATAACACTACCTGTTTTTTGCACGATATTGCTATAAAAGAGAGTTCAAGTAATGGGTAAATTATACACGCTATCAGAAATAAGACCGCGAGTGTTTTTTCTTAACTTTAAAGATAGCTATAATTTATGTATGCATTTTTTACGTTACACTGAGTCTTACGAATCTCCTTATCTTAAATTTAGAGGAAAATCTTTTCTATTTTTGGCTACATGGAGTGGTATGCTAAAAAATATGGAAAAGGTTCTTTTACTTACACGAATGACTGGGAAGGGTAGCCAACAGCTAACTAAAAATCCACCAAAATCTACAAATAACTGGAAAATCTGTATTAAAATAGTTGTAAAAGAATGTTATGAAAAAGAGTCGTTTTTTCTTCTTATTACCAGAAACCAACGTGGGTAAAGTAGAAGAACTAAATTTATTGCAAAATCAGTACACAACTTACTTACAAAGTTGTGTGGCTACTCTTTTAACTAACCACAAGTTTTCAGTTTCTTTAAAAGAAAAACGTTTGTTCTTCCCTACCTCAGAAGTTCTCAGCAGTCAAATAGTCAAGAACTGTCAGCAACATGCTATATCTAAGGTAATGGGTTGGGCTTCCAACAAGTACAATCAACGGGTTAAAAAGTACATTAGTAAACAAGTAAAAAAGGGAGTTTTTAGTAAGGATACTGCAAAAGTTCTGTACACGATTGGTAAGTACTCGGTACAAGTTCCTACCAAAAATATTAATCAAGAACATTTGAATTTGTACTGGCGTTTTCTCTTAGACGAAAACATTAGCGGTAAAAAGCCTACTATTTCAAATAAATGTGGAATGAGAATGTCTATTAATACAGGCATTATGAGGGAGGCGGAATCTACAAAAATTACCAAAAATTGGTTAGCTTTTTCTTGGCTTAAATCGGGTGCTGGTAGAATACAACTGCCTTTATCTAGTAATCCTTTAGTAAAATCATTACAAGATGTGAGTAAAGGTATTTTAGCACGAAAAACTAGAAAAGGGGTGTGGCGTTTCGAGGTAGTGGATAAGAAAGAGTGGGAGATCCAAGAACCTTCTGAAGACTGTGACTACTTAGGAATAGATGTTGGTTTAAATGTAATAGCTGCCACAAGTGAAGGTACTTTGTATGGTAAAGACACCAAACCTATTTTTAACGAAAAATATAACAAAATTAAAGAGATAAGATCCAACAGGCAGCGACAAGGTTTAGCAGAAGATAGTGGTAGAGTTACTACGAGAGAAGAAAACTTAACCGGTTACTTGAAAACAATAATTGGTAATACCGCTAACAAATTAGTTAAAAACCACCCTAACACTACCTTTGTAGTAGAGGATTTAGATCTTTCTGGTACTAAAGGACAGAAAAGATTCTGTTATCTCGCATTGATTAATGCTTTGTCCTTTAAGGCTGTTGTAGAAAAAGTAAATCCTGCTTACACGTCTCAAATATGCCCTAGTTGTGGGTATGTAAATAGACGTAACCGTGTAGGAATAAAGTTTAAGTGCCGCTCTTGCGGCAGAACAATTCATGCTGATGTGGTAGGAGGTGTTAATTTGCTTAGACGTTCTAAGACAAAACAAGTTGGTACTGCTTTAGTAATAACACTAAGTAATACTACATTAGAAGTGAAGGAAATGCTTGAAGCGCTATACTGGAGTAGAAGAAATTCTAACCAGGACTGTTCTCAAGGATTTTTGACCAATAACACTGCGCTGGAACCGCACAGCCAGAAGCTTACTGTAGAGGAATCAACTGATTTCTGCACAGCTTCAAAACAGATGTTTAACAATAGATTTTGTTAGGTATTTGTATAACGGCAGGACAAACCTTTCATTGCCCTGTTTAATAAAGTGTGCAGATCCAAAAATGTTTGATAAAGAATATCATATCAGATCGGAACTTCTTAGATCAGGAACTCATTTTAGGGAGTCAAGAACTAATTTTAAAATAAGGTGCTTTGACCCCAGTTGTGATGGTGCGGATCACAAAACACACCCTTACAAGTTAGAAATAACCAAAGATGGGTCAAAAGCTCATTGCTGGCGCTGTGATTGGAGTGGGTCTTGGAATAGTTTGGCACCAAAATTAGGACTAGTTCCATTCAGTAAAGGTAAAGATAAAGAAAAGTTTCCTGATGCAGATGTAGCTAAATTTGTAAAAAAACATGTAGAGTCCTCTTTAAATTTCGATAAGGAGCCCTCCCTCCCAGAAAATATAGAGGTATGGGATGGTATCACAGGCAATGGTGAAGCTTGGAGAGGGTTACGTGTAGATTTTTTGTCCTTGTTGCCTATTTATTTATGGCATCAAGTAGATCAATTTGGTAACAGGGTGGAAAGAATACTGTTTCCTTTTTATCAGTGGGGCAAATTGGTTGGTTACACAGGAAGACGACTAGACGACATCAAAATTCTTCCTTATGATAATGCTGATTTTATGAGCGCTAAGAGGGTGCTGTTTCCTTTTGATTATGTACGTAACCATTTTGCCGACGTTAGCAAAATGGTACTAGTGGAAGGTCCCGTAGATGCTTTAGTGTTGAATCAATATGGTATTCCTGCTTTATCCATACTTGGTGTGTCTAATTGGAGCCAATGTAAGTTAGATGTTCTTATTACTTTAGGTGTAAGGAAAGTCATTACACTAATGGATGGAGATAAAGCAGGCAGAGATGGAGCAATAACAATAATAAATGGGGTAGACAAAAATAATAGAAAAATTGTAAGATTGGATACAGTAATGGATAAAGTTAAAAATATTGAGTTGACAGATGGGTTGGACCCTGCTACACTGGATGAAAATCAGTTAAAATGGTTGAAAAATGTTGTTGACATATTTTAGAGTTGTGTTAAGATAGAAAGGGTAGTCAAAATGACACTGCAAGAATATATCGAGAAAGTTAGGAAAGACTTGGGTAAGTTTCAAGTTTATTGGGAGAAAAATAATAAAAAGTCCCCTACAGATTTTCCAATAGATGTGGGTGGAATTGGTGATTGGGATGAGCAATTCATGATGTTTGAAGAAGATAGGGAGAAAGATAAGGGTGTAGTAGAAGATCGTCCTTGTAATGTTTGTGACGATGGTGAGTGTTCTTTTTGTACCCGTAATCTTTCTTATAATATGTACTCTTCTTTTTTACAAGCACAAGATGCTACAGAAAATATCTACTTCAAGGATTGTGAGGACTCAGAACGTAATCATTATTATACCCATTCCGGTCTTTTACAAGCGCAAGATGCTGTAAAAAATTGTGGAGCAATAAATAGATGGGTACCGAAGATGCTACATGCAGACTGTAAGGATCCCACTTGTGAGTGGTGCGCCCATGATCATTGTGACTTAGCTAATTATTTTAGCAAATATATTTACTTTTCATCTGATGTAAATTGGTTGGATCAATATGCAGAGTGGTTAGACGAAAATAGGATAAAATCTATAGGTTCTAATGGCTGGTTAAGTCAAGAAGCCTTTGATAAAAATAATATAGATGCTTTTATTACTTTTTGGACGCGAAGAACAAGATAAGGAGTAAGTTATGGTAAAGGAGATAATTAAAGAGAAACATCAAAGTCTTTGTGACTCAATCCAGAAAACTAACTATGAATATTATGTGTTGGATATTTCACCTGTTAGCGATCAACAGTATGATTTTTGGCTCAATGAGTTAAAGCAATTGGAACAACAATACCCAGAGCTTGTATCTCCAAACTCTCCCACGCAGCGAGTGGGGGAGTCTGCTCGGGAAGGGTTTACAAAAGTTGCTCATAACATTTTTATGTTATCTCTAGATAATACTTATACACAAAAAGATTTGAGGGATTTTGATACTAGGGTTAAAAAAATAGTGTTTACAGGTGAAGATTCCGATGTTCCTTTAGAGTATGTATGTGAGCCTAAATTGGATGGAGCTTCTGTTGAGGTAATTTATAAAAACGGGGAATTTGTGCAAGCGATTACTCGTGGAGATGGTAAGGTGGGTGAAGATGTTACTGAAAATATCCGTACTATTAAATCAGTACCGTTGAAAATTGACTATAAGGAAGATTTAATTGTCCGTGGCGAAGTAGTTATATACAGAAAAGATTTAGAAATTGTTAATAAACAACGAATTATTGAGGGTGAAGACCCTTTTGCTAACCCTCGTAATGCTGCTTCTGGGTCGTTAAGACTTTTAGATTCAAGGGAAGTAGCCAAAAGGCCATTACGTGTTTTCTTTTATAATGTAGTAGGGGATAATATTTTTGATGAAAAAACTTCCGATTTTTATCAAAAACATAATGAGATTCTTGTGTTTTTAGGTAGGTTAGGCTTACCTACCCATAAAAAACATCAAATTTGTTTAAATATAGAAGAGGTATTACATTTTATAAAATCTTTTGAGGAGCATAAAAGTAATTTGCCTTATGATACAGATGGTGTTGTAATAAAAGTAAATGATTTAGAACAACAAAAAGAGCTTGGGTTTACTTCAAGAGCGCCTCGTTGGGCAATTGCTTATAAATATGCGGCGGAACGCGCAACCACTAAAGTTATTGACATAATTTGTGACGTGGGTAGGACAGGTGTACTTACCCCGGTAGCGGTACTTGAGCCCGTTCAGCTTTCAGGATCTGTAGTGGCGAGAGCGTCCCTGCACAACAAAGATTATGTAGCTGAGAAAGACGTTCGTGTTGGTGATACCGTTCGAGTAGAAAAAGCTGCAGAGATAATTCCACAGGTTGTAGACGTAATACTAAGCAGTAGAGGCAAAAGCGATCCATGGGAGTTCCCAGACACATGTCCCATTTGTGGATCTGAAGTTGTACAGGTCGAAGGAGAGGCGGCTTCTAGGTGCTCTAACGATAAGTGCAAAGGTCGCCTTAAAGCCTCTGTGCTTTACATGGTATCCCGTAAATGCCTTAACATTGATGGTATCGGAGAGTCTTTGGTAGACCAGTTAGTAGAAAAAGGTTTTATTGAAGATATTGCAGATTTATTTTCTTTACCCTCAAGAAAAGAGAGTTTGTTGAAAGGTTTAGATCGTGTTGGTGAAAAGAGTATAAGTAAGATTATATTCGGTATTGAAGAGGCTAAAATTAATAGAACTTTAGCTGCTTTTATTACCTGTCTTGGTATACCTTTAGTTGGAAGTTCTGTGTCCACAAAGATAGCTGATAAAATAGGAACAATACAGAATTTGTTAACTATGGACTATCTTAAAGAAAATTGGTCCATATTTGATGTGGGACCAAAAGCGCTAGAGAATTTTGTTACTTACGTAACTTCTAATTTTGGTAATCATGTTATAAAAAAATGCACACAGTTTGGTGTAACTTTGATACCAGAGAAGAGAAAAGTTGTAGTAGTGGGTGGAAAATTAAATGGGTACTCCTTCTGTATCACAGGAACATTATCTTCTCCTCGTGAAGTTATTCAAAACAAGATTAGAGAAAATGGAGGAGAGGTACACGATAGTACTAAAAAGACGACTACTTACCTTATTGCTGGTGATAAAGTAGGTAAAGCTAAGTTAGATAAAGCAGCTAAATTTGGAACAAAAATTATTAACGAAGAAGATTTAAATAGGATGATTGGTTAAAAAGGAGGAATAAAAATGAGTTATGAAGGCTTCATTCAGGTGCTCTGTAAAAATGGACATTATCATGGGATAGATTGTTATGAACTTCCTATTTTTTCCACCGAGGAAGGGCAGGATTGGTATCCAGACCAACCTGTTTGGACTTGCCCAATTTGTGGATCCAATGCATTTTGGACCAACAATGTGGATGTTACGAACGGTTCTTTTGATGAGGATGGTAACAGGATTGATGGGTATGTAGAGATACAAAAGGAAGAAATAAGTGTTGACGAAGCTAAATTAAATTTAGTTAAAACATTAGCTAGTTACCTTGATAACAGAATTGTTGTAAACTATATACCTACATATACTGTAAATTTAGGGTTGGGTATGAGGGGTACTGTTTATGATGATGATCAAAAGGTTTGGATGAGGAAGGGTGAGTTTGTGCAAAATAAAAGTAGTGTAAAAGAAGAGGTTATAGAGGAAGAGGTGGTGTTAGATTTTGACGAGGTGGTTGAGGACAAGACAAAGGATTGCCCAGAAGAGCATGTTTTTACTACTGAGGATCCTGACGAATATTTACCCATTGGATAATTTTGGTTGACAAATTTTAGGGCTGTGCTAAGATAGGAGAGAAGGCAAGATTTGAATAAATTACTTATCTTTTTGATTGGGCAGTATAAAAGGTATCCCAACACCTTATAGATTGGGACTTAAACATAAAGAAAGGAATTAATTGATGAAAAATATATTTGTGTTGTTTAGCATAGTTGTGTCATTATTTGTAGGTACCTTAGAGGCACAAGCGCAAGATGTTAAAATTCCCTACATAGAGGGTGAGATTTTCAATAACCCTTATGGCGAAGATATTGTGGTAGTTCCTACCTGTTTGGTAGAAAATAATTCTATAATTTTGCATGTTGCTCTAGATGTGGACTATCAGAAGTATTTGGGTAAGGGAAAAACTAAATATTTTTCTACTACCACAGTTTATCAAGTATCTTGTAATAAATATGGAAATATAAATACTTATAAGTGCAAAGGGGCATTTTTAAATATTACGGATTCTTCTGTTGTAGATTTTGGGGCTCTTGTTCCTCTTGAACCAAAAGATATTAAAGTAGTGGCGCAAATGAATAATTTTGCTATTATAAAAATTGGTTACAAGCTATTCAATATAAATATTAGTGAAGAAAAAGTGATTTATACAGAAGCGTCAGAAAATGTTTACGGTACTGGTGCAGCCAGTTGTGAGAAATAAGATGGATTTTGATACACTAGAGCAGTTTGTTGGGCATAGAGTTTGTGTTAAAAAATTAGCGCGTAATTTATTTGGGCTGTTTGCTACATATGATAACTACTTCGGAATTCTTAGAAAGTACCAGGCTAGTTTTTATTTGGAAGGTGATTTTGGCGCCGTTGCAATAACTAAAGAATTGATAGTACTGCAGGATCCACAAGCTGAGGAAGGTTACTTAAGATTATTGTAAAAGGTATCCCAGCACCTTATAGACTGGGACCCACCGATCATCCCATGCTAAAATGGATTAACAGATATTTTGTTTTCCTGTTTGTATTTTTAAATGCTCTAAATATTTTAGATGCTTCCTTTACTACATGGAAAGTACGAAGTGGTGACGCTTATGAGTTAAACCCTTTAATGTTTGTTTTATTGATGCGAAGTGTTGCTTTATTTTTAGTAGTTAAAGTAGTTTTAGTGTTATTAGGCTCTTTTTTGCTGCTTAGATTACGTAAGTACACATTTTCAAAAGTTTGCATGGTCATCATGTGTTTGTTATATTTTTTGCTTATTTTATATCATGTAGTGTTTTTGTTTTAAAAATAAGGATAAATTAAAAGGTATCCCAGTACCTTACAGACTTGGACTATATAAGGAGAATTAAAATGTTAACATTAGCGACGCCAAAAGCAGCAACGATCGAGCAATTTTGGTATTGTAGAGAAACTAAAACACTTAGTATTAAATTCAAAGGAAAATTTCTGTATCTCTATTCTGAAGTACCTGAACAAATTTTCTGGTCTTTTTGCCTGGCCTCTTCAAAAGGGGAATTTCAACATGCTTTCATAAAAGATGTTTACAAGTTTGCCAAAGTAGAAGCAGACGCACCGGTGGAATCAGACATCCCAGGAAAATGAGTACTATCACAAAAGCGATAAACGAAGCGTTTAGTAAAGAATATTTAATCCCTTTCAAGGCGTCTTTTCGTGCCTCTGATTTTCCTTATTGTGGTAAAGAGCACTTTCTTATCAAGAAATATGGGGATACTATAACGGATTCTTGGAATTTTTATTCCGAGTTTTATACCACACAGGGTGTTGCAATACATAAAGTGGTTCAAAATTATCTTGGGTTAGCAGGATTGTTGTATGGTCATTGGGAATGTGAGAAGTGTAAGTATACAGTACACTTTGGGGTAGGCCCTCAAATGTGCCCTAGTTGTGATGTACCAATGCATTACAAGGAATTAGAGATTAGTCGTGATCTTTTTGGTATGAGTGGCTTTGTAGATGGTGTAATACCTATAAGTAAAAGTGTGTTAGAGATAAAGACAAAAAGTGCTAGTTTATTGGATAAGATGAAAGAGGCTGTTTTTATTGAGTGGGCTTGCCAAGCCTCTAGCTATGTTTCCGCTCTGAACGAACAGTACGGGATGGATCTTAATAAAGTAACAATGCTTTACATAAGCAGAGATAATCCAAGAAAATATAAAGTGTTTGAGTATGATGCAATTACAAATATGCTGGAAGAACAGATAAAAGCAAAGAAAGAGGGGGATTTGTTGATAGCGGAGGGTGTGTGTCCAGAAGGTATATGTGGAAGTATGGTTGAAGGTAAGGAAGAGTATCACTGCAAACTTGCTCCAATTTGTTTTAGTCCAAATTTTAGTTCGAAATAGGTTGACAGGTTTTAAGGGTGTGTTATAATATAGGAAGAAATGGAGAATGTTATGAAAATAGTTATAAATAAGTGTTACGGTGGTTTTAGTGTATCTAAAAAGGTATACGATGCACTTGGTTTGGTATGGGATGGTTTTGGTTATTTATGTAATGAGGATTTATACATAAAGTCAAATAATTGCAAGGCTTATCGTTCTAATGAATGTTTAGTAAAAGCGGTAGAAGAAATAGGTGAGGAGAAAGCTAGCGGTGCTTGTGCTGATCTTTATGTTATAGAAATACCAGATGATATAGAATGGGAAATTCACAATTATGATGGTATGGAAAGCATTCATGAGAAACATAAAACTTTGGGATAGAAATAATTTAATATGAAAAGTGAAAAATACATAGAAGAAAGCGTACAGCGGCTTATTTTAGCTATGGCTTATAACAGGGAAACTTTTAAAGATAAGGTTGAAGAGTATATAAGTGGTGCTTTGCTTGGATTTTACAAAGCCAGACTTGCTAGAAAAGAGGGTAAAACTAAATGGATTCAACACTGGGAAACAGAGGCTAGAAATTTAATTAATTTAGGTCTTACACGAGTAATTAAACACGAAGTAAGGGGTTTTAGGGATCGTGAAAAAGCCATAAATTCTGTTATTTTAAGTATAAAAAAGAAAGATATGGGTTATCGTCGTTGCGCGGAGCATGCGGTAAAGACTGATTATGATTTATGGAAGTTGAAAAAATCAGTTGATGACAAAGACACAGAAGATTTTTGGAGTAGTGTGAATAAAGCAGTTAATGTTGCATTACAATTTTTAAAATATAAGTAGGTATATAAGACTTAAAAGTAAAAAAAGAATAAAATGGCAAAGAAAAACAAACAAATTAAAGATGATCCATCTATTATTTTTATCATTACATCAACGGATTGTATAGTTACAGATAAAACAATTGATAAAATTTTAAAAGAAATACTTAGTTCTGTAATTTCTGACACTTTAGAGATACCTGCTGGTTTTGTGTTTATTCCTAGTGATGGGGGAGCTATAAGAGTATCTACTACTCCTCCTAATTTAGTTAATGGAAATTTTTTTAATTGGATAATTGTTATGGAAAATTATGGGCAATTGTGTAGCCCTAAAATTTGGAATGATGGTCATTATTCTTATGTGACTTCACAGAAAGAAGAGGTTTCTTTGCCCGTTGAGGAGGTAGAAAAAGTAAAAGCAATTCTTATTAAAGGGAGCATTCCAATTACTAGATTATTTCATAAAGTAAGTGGATCACAGAGAAAGGCATTAAAAGGTATTGTTGATTTAGCTTTTGAAAAAACCAAAGAAATTTTAGATTTTCGTAATTCCTTAGATTATTACATTTCTATGGGTACTTTATCAAATTCCACCTATCTGACTAGTGTATTAGAAGAAGTACTACATGAAGACACTAAAAAAAGTAAAGAACTGCTAAATTCTTTTTTAGTAAACAGTCAATCTTTTAATGTTAAGCAAGAGCTACAAAAAGATGATGTCAATTTAACAGATAATGTTATGTTTGCTACTAAGAAGTTTTTGAATTAGACTGATTATTATTTTTGTGCAGTATGGAGTAGTTATGAAGGTTGTAGCAGAATATGGGGATTTTGGAGACGGTACACCAAAATACCGAATAGTGGCTTGGGAAGAAGATACTTGTAGTGATGGAGACTATCATCTTCGTTATACTATCGAGCGTAAATTGCTTCATAATGGAGAAGAGGTGTGGGTATGGTATGGATCCGATGATCATAACCAAGACTTTTTCCCACTAGTCAAAGCGTTGTATATCGGTAAAATAGAACTGGTTAAAAAGTAGTCATAGTGTCAAAACAGTACAACAAAGAAGAGTTAAAAATTAACATTGTTTCCGCTGCTTTAAGTTATAGGAAAAATACTAAATGGAAACAAACTTGGCAAAATTCTTGCCCAGAGAATTACATAACCGGAGAACTATATCCTGGATTTACTTGTCTTGGAGGATCTAGGTATTGGATCACTGAAGACCAATTAAAAGAATTGGGGACTAAAGCAATAAATACATTTGGGGTGCCAGAATCATGGCTTGGGATTTATCAACATGGTATAAAATTTTATAATATAGAAAATTGTACCGGTATTAAAATACCAAAAGTTAAGCTTGACAAAAAGTACAGTAAGTGTGAAAAAATTGTAAAAAAGTATTTAAATTATTCTAATGTAAAGATAGAGCTAGACTTTACTTCACCTTTTTATAATAGAGTTTTTGACATCATTAGAATTCCTGATTTAAATTATTTTATAAATCCAGAGTCTTATTATGCTAGTTTGTATCATGAATTAGTTCATAGCACTGCCCATAAAAAAAGATTAGGAAGATTTAGGACAAAGTTACCTAAACGAGAATCAAAAAACTACAAAGAAGAGGAACTTGTTGCAGAATTAGGATCTTGTATACTTTCTGTACGTAGTGATATTTCTTCTCAAACATTTTATAATAGTTTAGCCTACATTAATAATGTGTTAAAAGATATTTTAAGTGACAGTAGAATTATTAACAAAGAAAACCATAAGAAAAAAATTGTTGAAAAATGTTACAAAAAAGCGGAGGCAGCTGTAGAATATATCTTGGGAATGTAAGTAGTTAGGATCACTATAGTTTATTACTAAAATAAGTAAAAAATAGGTAAATTTGATATATTTTTGTTAACAGTTAGCTCGTTATTTAACTACTCTGGAACATAAAAATTGTAAAATATAAATAGAAAATTATGGATAATCCTAACGACAATAGAGAAACTATTTTAGCGCTGAAAAAGCTAGCGGAAACTCTGACTAGTGAAGGCAAAGAGGATCTTGCAATTAAGGCTTTAAAAATTGCTCGTGGTATTAGTGATAGGACTACTGTAGGAAATTTACCCCCCTCTAACATATTGCAAGACTTGAATAATTTGCTTAAAGACTGCGGAATAAAATTTGCTGTTATTGGTGGATTAGCTGTATGTGCGAGAGGGCAGCTAAGATCTACCGAAGATATTGATGTACTGGTATCAAAATTACCAAGTAGTGATAAGCTAAGAGATTCTGGCTACATGGCTAAATTTAATTTTTATAAAGGAAAAAGTTCCACTGGTACTGTATTAACACTAGATCATAGAAGTTCTGCTGGTTACGTAGAAATGTTGGTGGCTACTGACGAGGCAGCCAAGTGGGCATCAGGCACAGCTAGTAACGAAAATGTACTTAAGGTTTTGCTGCCCGTCGTTAGTGCGGAAGCTTTGGTAGTTTTAAAATTAAAAGCGGGGGTAGGTAATAAGAAAAGACAGGGAAAAGATTTTCCTGACATTCTTTCCGTTTTGTCAAAAAATAAAATAAATTTTGAAGAGGTAGTTAAATTTTTAAATTCTGAGGAAAAAGAAGTGCTGAAAAAGTTAGTTAGTGTGCTGAGTAAGTCAATTACCCACGACTAAAGTCGTGGGCTTGTAAGTGATTACGAGATAGGTGAGGTAGAAATACTAATCCAATAGTTGATTAGAGGGCTAGTTGGAAACAACCATGCAGAAGTTATTAGCAAAGTTAAAGAACGTACCTACAGGTGCTCCACAAGCCTGTAGCTCTACAAGCCTTGGTTTAAACAGAGACCAAAGTCTCAGTGATCAAGACAAAGTACGGACTAATAACAACCTCGAAGTGGATTTACCTACTAGTAATAGTAGACTGGGCTTGCGAGTCCCAGTTACTGGAAAGCCAGGTAAACTTGTTTTGAAGAGTTCAAGGATCAAAAACTCTTCATTTATTAACAATAAGGTAATGAAAAACACTATAATGGATCAGTTAACGCGATTCATCCCACCCATAAATGGGTGGGCTTTCTCACTACGGAGATCGTAAGGAGTAAATTGTATGTTTAAAGAACAAAGTGTTATTGTTTTTTGTAATAGAGAGTTATTGACTAAAAAAGAAAACAAAGAGCTAGATAAAATTCATTTATTAAACTATATACAAGAAGAAGACATAAAGCGCGAAAAAGAATTATTTTTAAAATGCGCATTTGTTGTGTTAGAGGGTAAACAATATAGATTAGTAGAAGTTCCAGAAAATTTGAAATCAACACTAGTTCCTTAGTCGATATAAGGAGATATCTAAACCATGGAAAATGTAGGAAAAAGAGTTCTTTTGCTAGGTTGCTCTTGCGGAGCTACTTTAAATGCGGTAAGATTTAATACAATAGTCATCAAAGAAGCTGGAGAGGACATTCTAAAAGAGCTTAGATTAGTTTACGGATCCTCATTAGACGAGATAGAAGCAATAGAAGCTGTTGTGGTGGAGCCCTGTAGTAATTGTTCTGAGAAGAAGTAGCTATTTTGTTGTCATATGAACCCATAGCTCATCTGGAAAGAGCGACAGCCTTCTAAGCTGTAGGTGGAAGGTTCGAGTCCTTCTGGGTTCGCTGTAGTAAATATAGAAAACATTGAATGCGAGTAGCTCAGTTGGTAAAGCACATCCCTGATAGCGTTAGAAGCTGTTGTGGCGGAACCTTGCAGAAATTGTTCCGAGAAAAAACAGAAATAAGTTGTGGGTAAAAATAAAATTTTTAATTATTTTTTAATTTTGCGTAGTTCAGTGGATTAGAGTCAATTACCCACGACTAAAGTCGTGGGCTTGTAAGTGATTACGAGATAAGGTTGGTAGCAATACTAACCCAATAGTTGATTAGAGGGCTAGTTAGTAACAACAAAGTTAAAGAACGTACCAAAGGATGCTCCACAAGTCCTTTGCTCTACAAGTACTGGTTTAAACAGAGATCAAAGTCTCAGTGATCAGTGCAGTTTTGAGAAAAACGAAAGTTCTAAGAAGAACGAACGGATTGTTAACAACCTCGAAGTGGATTTACCTGTTAGTGATAACAGACGGGGCTTGAGAGTCCCCGTGGTTAACATGAGGGGTAAGCCATTGATGCCTTGTCGGCGTAGAGTAGCTAGGAAATTATTGAAAGAAGGCAAAGCAGTAGTAATTAGTTTGTACCCATTTGTGATCAAGTTGAAGATAGCTACAGGAGAAACAATAGATAGGTTAGTGTTAGGTATAGATGTTGGGTACAGATGGAACGGGTTCAGTGTGGTAAGTAGCAGTAGAGAATTAGTGTGTGGCACTTTAGAGTTAGATAATGGGACAAAGGAGAGATTGGAAAGCAGATCTAAGTACAGAAGAACTAGACGTAATAAACTTTGGTACAGAGAATCTAGATTTGACAACAGATCAATACCTAAAGGTTGGTTACCACCCTCAGTTAGAAGACGGTATCAATCTATTTTGAATTTTATTCGTAAACTCTGTGCTTGGTACCCTATAACAGAAATAGTCATTGAAACCGCGTCTTTTGATATTCAAAAAATCAATAATCCTGAAATACAGGGAATTGAATACCAACAAGGACCCCTCTATGATTACCAAAATATGAGGTCATACCTATTTGCAAGAGAGCACGGTCGTTGTCAGTATTGTGGTAAAAAGTTTAGTGCTGGTAACTCTAGTCATATCCACCACATTATTCCTAAACCTAAAGGCACAAATAAGCCAAACAATTTAGCACTACTACACGAGAAGTGTCATAATAAGTTACATAAGAAAAAAGATTTTAGTAAGTTAAAGCACAATAAACAATATAAAGCAGAGACATGGATGAGTATTGTCAGGAACAGGTTTAAAGAAGATTTATCTGGAATTAAAACTACCTTTGGTTACATCACTAACATTGTAAGAAATTCATTACGATTAGAAAAAACACATTATAATGACGCTTTTGTAATAGCAGGTGGAGCGGATCAAAAAAGATCAGACCCAGTAGAGATTAAACAAAAACGTAAAAATAACAGAGTTTTACAGAAAAACAGGAAAGGTTATGCACATTCAGTTAGAACGAAAAGGTATTCAACTAGACCTGAGGATTTAGTTAAATTTAAAGGTAATAACAAAAAATATGTTGTTGTGGGTATACACAGTAGAGGCAAAGCTATAAGAGTTAAAGATGATGATAATATTTTAGATTTTAATACTAAAAATGTTAATTGGTGTTATCACCAAAAAACATTAAAATGGATCAGTTAACGCGATTCATTCCGCTTGCACAGGAGAGAAAATATGAGTGATAAAAAATCGTTATTTTTAAAATGTAATTGCACTGGACACGCTTTAGAAATTACAAAGTGGGACGATGAACAAGATTTTGAAATTTCTATTTGGAACAGGTTTAGAGATCATCTTCTATGTTTCAATGAGCGTATTCGGTGGTGTTGGCGCATTATTAAAACAGGTAATCCATGGGCTGATGAGGTTATATTATCTGCAGAGGATGCGTTAAAATTATCGGATTTTATAATAGAAAAATCTATTGTTAAGGATTTAGAAAAAGAGTAGTGTTAAAAATACAGGAGATATCAAAATGTGTGACAATAATTATGCATTAAAACTCAAAGTAGATAGTTCTAAAGCTGGTAATAAAACACAGGTACGTTGGATTCTTGTAGAAAAATATTCTGGTAATTTGTTAGGTAATTTTAGACATGCAGTTTCAGCTCATTCTTTTCTGCACGATCTCATGTTGAGTAATCAAAACTATTGGAACGAGAACAACATTAAAATAGTAGACATACTAAAAACAGTTATGAGTGTTAATTATGAACAATAAAAAACCAAAGCAACACGATTGTATAACCAGCAAAGAAAGTCTAGACCGTTGCTTTTCCCTTGTTCGAGAGGAACTCAGCAAAGCGGAAACAAAGTTTCCTGGTTTTCCCGATGACCTTTTACACGGAGTATGTATCTTATCCGAAGAGTCTGGCGAAGCGGTTAGGGCAGCACTTCATGTGGTATACGAGAATGGCAGTGTAGAAGAGTACAAAAAAGAATTGGTACAAACCGCTGCTATGGCGATAAGGGCATTAATCGATTTAGAGATTAGAGAACAAGAAGTGAAAAATAAAGCACTGCTAAGTACAAGACAACTGGCGTTAAATTTAGAGGATTGATTTATACATAATTGGAAAATCATTAGTAAATAGTTGTAAAAGAAAAATGTTATGATAAAGAGTCGTTTTTTCTTCCTACTTAAAGAAACCAACAAGGGTAAAGTAGAAGAACTAAATTTGTTGCAGGATCAGTACACTGCTTATTTACAAAGTTGTGTTGATGTTCTTCTGTCTGCTCGTAAGTTTTCAGTAAAGAAAGGGACTGAAAGCAGGGTGTTCTTTCCAACTTCAGAAATTCTCAGCAGTCAAATAGCTAAAAACTGTCAGCAACATGCTATAGAAAAAGTTACTAGTTGGGCTTCCAACAAGTATAACCAACGGATTAAAAAGTACATTAGCAAACAAGTAAAGGAAGGTACTTTTAGTAAAGATATTGCAAAAATACTCTACACGATTGGTAAATACTCAGTACAAGTTTCTACTAAAAATGTTAGCCAAGAACATTTAGATTTTTACTGGAAATTACTATTGGATGAGAGTATTAGTGGTAAAAAGCCTACTATTACCAATCGAGTTGGAATGAGAATGTCTATTAATACAGGTATTATGAGTGAGTCAGAATCTACCAAAATTACCAAAAATTGGTTAGCTTTTTCTTGGCTTAAATCGGGTGCTGGTAGAATACAACTGCCTTTATCTAATAATCCTTTAGTAAAATCATTACAAGATGTGAGTAAAGGTATTTTAGCACGGAAAACTAGAAAAGGGGTGTGGCGTTTCGAGGTAGTAGATAAGAAAGAATGGGAGATTCAAGAACCTTCTGAAGACTGCGCCTACTTAGGAATAGATGTTGGTTTAAATGTAATAGCTGCCACAAGTGAAGGTACTCTGTATGGTAAAGACACCAAACCTATTTTTGATGAGAAGTACAGCAAAATTAAAGAGATAAGATCCAACAGGCAGCGACAAGGTTTAGTAGAAGATAGTGGTAGAGTTGCCACGTTAGAAGAAAACTTAACAGGATTTTTAAAAACAGTAGTAGGTAACATTGCCAACAAATTAGTTAAAAAACATCCTAACACAGTGTTTGTTGTAGAGGATTTAGACTTATCTGGTACTAAAGGACAGAAAAGATTTTGTTACCTTGCTTTAATCAATGCGTTGTCCTCTAAGGCTGTTGTAGAAAAAGTAAACCCTGCTTACACGTCTCAAATATGCCCTAGTTGTGGGTATGTAAATAGACGTAACCGTGTAGGAATAAAGTTTAAGTGCCGCTCTTGCGGCAGAACAATTCATGCTGATGTGGTAGGAGGTGTTAATTTGCTTAGACGTTCTAAGGTAAAACAAGTTGGTACTGCTTTAGTAATAACACTAAGTAATACTACATCAGAAGTGAAGGAAATGCTTGAAGCACTATACTGGAAAAGAAGAAATTCTAACCAGGACTGTTCTCAAGGATTTTTAAACATTAACCCAAACAATGCGCTGGAACCGCACAGCCAGAAGCTTACTGTAGAGGAATCAACTGATCTCTGCACAGCTTCAAAACAGATGTTTAACAATAGATTTTGTTAAGTATTTGTATAACGGAGAAATAGTATGTTAATTACATTGATAATTTTTATGTGTGTTGTCACTTTTGTTCTATACATCACCAACGGGAGATAGTTTGCTCCATGTTTCATGGCCCGATAAGAAATACGATTACTGCTACCACAGATCTGTACTCCACCTTGTTAGCTGTAGGTACCGGTATATTTTTGTATTTTTTAGTTGACGTTTTTTGGAATCCTGACTCAAAAATTAGGCAATCGTTTGTGAAAATAGTTAGCAAAGTTACCAAAATGTTGTAAAAGAAGATTAAAAGGTATCCCAACACCTTATAGATTGTGGCTAAAAAATAACTAAGACAGTGATGTTAGAGCGCAGTTTAAACTTTAACTAATGGAGTGCTGAATAATAGTATGGCTATAAAATGTTCTTTTTGTGGTAAATCGCAAGCAGCAGTTGCTAGACTAATCGAGGGACAAAAAATATTAGGGGAGTCGGCATACGCATGCAACGAATGTATCGAGACCTGCTATGACATGATACTAAAGGATACAGAGAAGAACAATGTAGACAAATATACCGAATTACCTACACCTGACGAGATTAAAAAACAACTTGATGAACATGTTATTGGGCAAGAATTTGCCAAAAAGATTTTATCCGTAGCTGTTTATAACCATTATCGTAGAATTGAGTCTAATGCTGATGATGGTATAGAGATTCAAAAAAGTAATGTGCTCATGCTTGGTCCCACAGGTACTGGTAAAACGTTACTGGTTCAAACTCTTGCTAAAATTTTGAAAGTGCCGCTATCAATGAGTGATGCTACTGCACTTACTGAGGCAGGTTACGTTGGTGAAGACGTGGAGTCAATAGTTACCAATTTACTTCAAAATGCAGAGTTTGATGTTAAGTTAGCTGAAAAAGGTATTATCTACATTGACGAAATTGATAAAATTGTTAAGAAAAACGGCAATACTTCAACAACTCGTGATGTTGGAGGCGAGGGTGTTCAGCAAGGGCTACTAAAGATTCTTGAAGGATCCACTATTAATGTGTCGCCAAAACATGGGCGCAGAAATCCAAATCAAGAATTTGTAAAAGTAAACACTTCTCATATTTTATTTATTTGTGGAGGTGCCTTTACTTCCTTAGCTAAAGTGATAACGGAGCGAAAAACGGAGTCAAAACGAATTGGCTTTGGAGCCGTTACAGACTCTAAGTATAAAAATAAAAATGCTGGTGAAATAGTGAAAGAAGTGGAGCCAGAAGATCTTATTATGGCTGGTCTTATCCCTGAGTTCGTAGGACGTATTCCTGTAACAGCTACACTTCATAACTTGGACAAAGAATCTCTACTAAAAATATTGGTAGAGCCCAAAAATTCGCTAACTAAACAGTATGCTAAGTTATTTAAAATGAATAATTTGGTACTAACGTGGCAAGAAGATGCCCTTAGTACTATTGCGGATAAAGCGTTAGCTAAAGGAAACGGTGCTAGAGGGTTACGTTCCATTATAGAAAGAGCAATGTTAGATCTCATGTACAACGCGCCCAGTTACACCAAAAAAGGTGTGAAAGAAATAATTATTACTGCTGACGTGATAGAGCGCGAAGGCGAACCTGTTTTTGTGTACAACGAAGAATCGGACAGTACTGCCTTAACTAAAGTGTAGCAAGCTCTCTATTTATTTGCGGAAAAATTTAGATCAATATTTTATGTGTAAAGCCACACTAGTTGTTAATTTTTTTGGTTCCCCTGGGGTGGGGAAATCCACCATTTCTGCCCAAACCTTTTCCACATTGAAAGCAAAAAGGGTATCCTGTGAACTAGTTAATGAGTATGCCAAAACCTGTGTTTGGGAAAATTCATTAAACACGTTAGAAGATCAAATTTATGTATTTGGTCGCCAGCAACATAAACAACGTGTGTTGAGGGGAAAAGTCAGAGTCATTATCACAGATTCGCCCTTACCGCTTTGTATATGTTACGATTTAGAAAAAGACAAAACGCTGCAAAAACTAGTACTAAAAACTTACAACAGTTATAACAATATAAATTTTTTACTAATAAAGAATTTTGAAGGTTACGAAAGTGTTGGCAGAAAACACGATAGCGAAGAATCTGATAAAATACATAAAAAGATTGTAAAGTTGTTAAAGAAGCATAAAATAGAAACTATTCCTGTCAAAGTTGGAACCATTTTTGATTTCAATGATGCAGTAATTAAACCCATACTTGCTGAAGTAGCCAGACTGAGAGCTAATGAATAGTCAAGACGACAGAATACAAAGGCTGGAACAGGAACTTCATGATTTGGAGGAGTCTCAAAGTCTGGAGTGCAGTAGAAAAAAGTTTTGGAACGTCATTAAATTAGTAGCGAGATCTGCCATTATGCTTAGTTTAGCTCTTGGCATATATGGTGTAACTCCTCGTGTTAACATGTCCATTGCTTGTATTGCCACGTTAGCAATAATGTGGATTGATTACGAGCTGCATTTTGTAAAAAAATAACATGTTAGATTTGTGTAGTATTTTAACACCTATCATTAAAGCTGTACTAGCTGCCAGTCATACCCTTTTGTTGCTTTGGTTTGTTGCTTTTGTTACCTTGCTGCTGCTATCTGCTATTAAAAAGTAATGCATCGTTTTTTCGACAAAGATATTGAATTAAAAGCTATGTTGTCCATGTTGGCGAGTAGTGACAACATTCGTTTAAAGATTTTAAATCATATAAAACTAGATCACTTCGGGTACAGTACTGTGCAGCAAATATACCAAGTGCTGCTCGACGTGATGACGAAATCAACAGCACTTCCTACCATAGAAACATTTTGCAGAACTCCAGGATTACCAGAAAACACGATAGAGTTGCTTGTTACCCAAGACGCGGTTACTAACGACGATGACGCTACTCATCTAATCGACATTCTTAGTTACTACAGAAGGATAAGAAAACTAGCGGAGTTTCAAGCCAATACCGCTAATGCGATGAGTGCGTTAGATGACACAGAGGCTTTAGATATTGATTCCATAATGGGGGATATGGAAAAAACAATGTTGGACATGAGAAGTAGTTCGGTGGAAGAAGCAAAAATGTTTCATCTCGGCTCCGGATTTAACTCACCAGAGCTTTATAACAATATTCTTAACGTGGAAAGATCGAATCTTATCCCCTCCACATTTAATAATTTTGACAAAATTGTTAAAGGTTTTGGCCCCAATGACCTCCTGTTTCTGGCTTCCCATGCCAAAGGCGGTAAATCTATTGTTGCGTTAAATATGTGTATTCGTATGTATTTGAGACATAACAAAGATGTGTGTTTTATCACGCTAGAAATGCCTCCGGAAGAGATAGCAGATCGTTTATTTTCTCACATATCTGGTGTTAAATATAGTAAAATAAGACAACGGATATGTACTCCTCCTGAATTAAAAACAATACAGGTGGCATATAATTCCTTTATCGAACATGGTCGTAAAAATAATTGCAGGTTTACAATACAAAGTCCTGTAGATTTTACAATAAGAGATTTACGACTTAAAATAAAACCGATGAGATATAACATTATTTGTCTTGACTACATCAACTTACTGTCAGGGCTACCCGAAAAAATGGCTAAATGGGAAAAGTTAGACGAATGGAGTAGAGAGTTAAAGAAATTAACTATAGAAATGAATGCTTTTTTTATTGTACCAGCTCAGATGAATGCTGATGGGGACATTAGATATAGCAAAGCGCTGAAAGAACACGCCACCAATATATGGACATGGTTTTATGGAGAGGGTGAAAAAACATCTGGGTGTATCGAAGTAAATCAGCTAGTTACGCGAGGTTGGGGATTTTTTCCTTTCAAACTGGCTCCAGATTTTGATTTTATGAAAATAGAAGATTATGATGAGGGTACAGTGAAAGAACGATTCAACGAAAGTTATGATGACGAGACTGGAGAGTTTTTTGATTAGGGGATAGTTGACATGCCAACTTGGGAAGATATAGAAAATGCTTTAAAGAACATGGGTATTTCTGTTTCCCCTTGGACTTTTATTATCGGGGTAGCGATATTTATACTTGTTATGGTTATACTTACGATAGAAAAATCGCCATGGCTACAAAGATGTATAAAAGTTATAATTGGGTTTTTTAAAAAAATACCTGTATATATTACTAAAAAGATTTTAAAGTTAGTAAATCACTATCCGTCTGGGTTTATTGCGATAATGGTAGGTTTAAATAGATTGGGTAGCATGCTTGTTTATGAGTGTGAAATAACTGGCAACCCTCCCTATATGAGTAATCCTTCTTATTATATTCGTATTAAAAAATTTAATTCTGCAGAAGAAAATAATCTTCACACTCTAGCCAATTGGGGAATGTTTCCGAAAGAGGAAACAGAATTAGGAAAGGAAGAAGATTTTCTAAATGCTATAAATTATGGGGTAAAAAATAAATATTTAGTTAAAAGAATAAATTATCTTATGCCTGTTAGTGCCACGGGCATTAGATACGTAGAAGATCTACGCATAGGGGAGTATATCATTACTAATAAAGGCTTTAAAAAATTTAAAAAATACTTATAAAAGTTTTATGACAATCTCAATCTACCGGGGCGACAACTTATCGATCTTACAATCTTTGGAATCAGAACAATTTCAACTGATTTACATAGATCCACCATTTGGTACAGGTAAAATTCAAAAAATACATGGAAAGTTTTATGAAGACTACTCTACCAATTACTTGGAATTTCTTATGCCCAGAATTCAAGAAGCGTACCGCTTGCTAACTAGTAACGGTAGCATTTTTATTCATTTAGATTACCGCTGGGTTCATTATGTAAAAGTAGAATGTGATAAAATTTTTGGTAGGGATAACTTTATTAATGAAATTGTGTGGTGCTACGACTATGGATCTCGCTCTAAAACTCGCTGGAGCTGTAAACACGACAATATTTTATATTATGCAAAAAATGCGAATAACCGTATTTTTAACTTTGACGCCATGGATCGTTTGCCTTATGAAGCTCCAGGTCTTTGTGGGGCTAAGAAGGCAGCGGTTGGCAAAACTCCCACAGATTGGTGGAAACAAACGATTTGCCCCACTAATGGAAATGAAAGAGTAGGATATCCGACGCAAAAACCCCTTAAAATAATAGAACGAATTGTAAAAGTGCATTCTAACCCTGGTGATAATTTACTAGACTTTTTTGGGGGATCTGGCACGTTGGGGGAAGCAGCGGCTAAGTATGGGCGTAGCTGCACCCTTATCGACAACAATCCACAAGCTGTAGGAGTGATGAAGAAACGACTAGAAAAGTACAACCCAACAATATTTTATGCCCAATAATCCCCTCAAGTCTACCTCTACTTCTTTGTTATCTCAGTACAACAAACATAAGTCTTCTTTGGTATCTTTATCCGCTAAGCCAGTTGTTTGTGAGATTTGTTACCATTGTTGGTATTCTGGTGATTGCTTGCGCTCTATTCTACTCCATCAAGGATCTAATTGTTGTATTTATGAATTTGTTAAAAATACCAAAAAGGCAGAAGAAACGTTAGAAAACATTGTAAAGTATTGTTGTAGTACCAAATGCAGGGAAAGAGATTTGTGGCAATACGACCCCATCCCACACACAGCGGAATATTGTGAAAAATATTGCCCGATCGCACTTTTCATAAGGAAAAAAATAGTATGAGTAGCACTACTAATTTTAATCGGTACGAGTACAAGTTACTCTCGGTATGTCAACTGCTGCATGAGTACCATACAGGCATAGGTGACGCGGATTTAGACGAACTAAAAGCTTACGTAGATTGGCTAGAATACAGATTAAATGATTGGAGACAATCTTCAGATTCATCAGAACAATTCGACTATTTAGTGCGAGAACTGGCAGAACTTGCTTTGTTAGAAGGCAAAGATTGCTTAAAAAGAGGTTATTAGCAATGAAAATAGAACTAAATTCGACTAAATTAAAAAAGTCATTTCAAACCATTCAAACCATTTTAGGCGAGCAGAACGTATTTATCTCTGCTGGTAGTGACAAATTTTATGCAGAGGCAAGTAATGGAGCAATTTATCTAAAGTTAATAATTTCTGATGTTACTGTAAAGGAAGCTGGCTTTGCTGCTATTACCAGCAAGTACGTAACTAACCTAAAGCTTAACGAATCGGTTAAATTAGAAGCGCAAAATAATAAACTAAAGTTTTTTTCCGGTAACATAAAAGGGTCCATAGATCTCAACCAAGACACTTCTTCAATTAATACCTTTAGACCCTCCAAGGAGATACCTGTAGCGGTAAGGTTGCCCAAGGTAGTATTAGACCGCGCGATTCAGAAAACAGGGCTCTCCAATGCCCTGGTAGCGTCTAATGACGGATTGAGACTCCATTTCGACGAGTATATTACTGCCACGGCTACTGATGAGTTTAGAGCCACATTGTACAAGGATCAATTGCCCTTTGCTGTTAAAAATCTTAGCGTTATAGTAAATCCCTCTTTAATTGGGCAAATTGTGTCCAAAATTGATGATCCTGAGATAGGTGTGGGTGTAGAGAATGATATAGTACACATTAAATCACTTAGTATGGATTGTTATATCCCTTCCATACAAATTGAGATTCAAGACGTGGAAGAATGGGTATCCAGTATCGATCAAGACACAAAAATTTGTTCCGTTTCAACCGAGGTAGAAAAATTACACAAATTAGTGGTAGCAACCAGTTCTATTGTAACAGAAAAAGTGACCGATTCCTCTGTTTCATTATCTCTTTCCATAAAAGGCAAAGAACTTGACATGAAAGTAGTGTCATCTCATGGGGAAGCTGATGCTACAATGACTTTGGATGATGTCACAGGAATGGAGGAACACAATGTATGCTTAAGTAATAAGTATACTACCGAAATGCTACATCTCCTCAAAAGTGGTAAAATCACCATTGACTTTTTCGAAAATTATGTAATAGTTATTACAGAAGATGGAAAATCCATCTATGTAATGCCGGTTGTGGCGGATTAATGAGGAGTAGACAGTATGCGTGAAAAAAATATAACAAAATTGTTAGTAAAACTCGATAAGCTTGTGAAGAAAAATGAAGGTGTTTATAAAAATCAAGGAGTTGTTGATGTGTTAGTTGATAAAATAGTGGATTACTCCGGAGGATCTACTAAAGTGACGTACCAACAACTGGATCAAGAGCTTGATGAGCTTCTATCCCTAGTAGTACACCCAAAAGAAGAAGATTTGTTTTAAAAATGAGTGCTAAAAAAGAAAGAGACGAAAAATTATTAAAACAGATAATATTCTCTAATCTATTATTGTTCAGTGGTGTTCTACTAATGCGCATGGATAAAAATAGTGAATTCCATTCCGCATTCAAAAGATTGGGAAAATCCACCATAGCTTCTTTGTTTATGTATTATGCAGATTTTGAAACAGATCGCCTTTATAAAGAAATAGTAGAGTTAAAAATTAAAAAATTAGACAAAATTATACTATTTATAAACGATAATACACTACAAATCATAGAATCTATTTTTAGCAAAATTTATAATGATAACAACAGTTTGTACAGCAATTATGTAACACTAAAGGAAATTGTCACTATATGATCGAAGAAGATTTATCCTTATTGAAACAAATAGTACTCTCTGATATAATGTTTTTTGGGGGTCTTATTATAGCTGATATTGACGAAGACACAAAATTTAATGAATTAAAACAAATAGATACAAATACAGTAATTTCTTTGTTTTCTCGCTATGCTGAAATAGAGACGTTAGATTTATTAAAAATTGTAAAAGATAAGATAGAGGAGAACAGTGAAGATATAGTGGAGTTTATAGACAGGCAAGTACCAGAAATAATAGATAAAATAATCAATAAAATACTGTTAGTCTACAACATGCCAAAAACACAAACAATAATTATCTAGAGCAGCAACAAAAAGTGGTGAAATTATGGAAAACACAAAAAACCATCTAAAATTTGTTAGTAGCCAAGGTGCCCAGGTTATTCCTTTGAAGACTAAAACTGGTTATAAAGGAAAATCCGCACAAACCAAAGAGGATTGTTTTGATCTGGACTTTTTCGATCTCATGTTACAATCAGAGATAGTATTAGAAGGAAGTTTACGTATGGTCACTGCGCCAAGAGACGAGAAAAATGGGTTATATAACGCTATAAATAAATTAGGACAAAAAGCCTCTTTTACACTATTCAACGCCTTTTTAGACGTAGAACTTAACGAATTGATCACTGCGATAATTAATAAAGAAAAAGATCCTACTGAGGAAGATATATCCATTTTTGTAGATCGCACCGCTGCTAAAATATTACAAAAAATGGTGGATTATGCTAATGGCTGACATCCTGGATAAAGAAGATACCATCAATACTTTTGCACTCATGGTGTACATGATGGGGTCTTTTTGTTTCACCTTTATGGAAGTCGGGAATTCATTATCTATTGCGGTAGGAAAGCTTGGGCTGCACAAAGCAATGGAAATCTTCAATGCCGGTATTGACAAAGGTGTTAGGGATTTCATTGACACTGTCGACTTAACTCATTATTACGACCTACAAGATTTTGTAGATCGTAACATGGATACTTTGTTTAAATTAGCAGAAGCCAATATCAACAATGTACGTACTTTTGACACAGATACAAATGTGCTGGTGAGCAAGAAATTTATCGAAATATAACCAAAATGCTAAAAAAATTAATATCATTTTTTTATAAAAATACTTTTTTTTCTAAAGAAGATAAAGGTATAATTGATAAAACAGGTCTTTCCGAAAATAAAATACACCAATCTACTACAAGTTATCAAAAATTAACAAATCAGGATATAGCCAAATTAAACCAAAAAACTAAAGAGTTAAAAAAAGAAGAACTAAGAAGTCTTGTTTTTTCTTCTATATCTTATTCATTATCACAAGCCTGTACTTATTCTTCTCCTCATAGTAAGTTTGCTGACGCTGTTAGAACTCTTGGGAACGCACAATCTATACATCTAATAGACTATTTCATAGAAGAAAGTACAATAAAAATAATTAAAAAATTAGAAAATAATGTGAATGAAAGTACTGATTTGAAAGACTTGGTTAGTAAAAATTATGAAAGTATAATAAACGAATCTATAGGCATAATACAATTATTTTGTGCCTCTGTATTTGCCTCCTCACCAAACACTATTAATTAAATGCCCGCAGAACATAACCAAATTTCTATCGTAGGGTTTGTTTATCACTCTCCTAGTGATATAATAGCAAATTTAGATAAAAATTTATTTAAAATTTTCATTTATAATAACTCAGAAAGCATAAAAGAGTTTGAGAAAAAAATACAAAATATTGATAAAAAAATAGTAGTTATAGTAAAATCCATAGAAGACCTGAAAAATATACAAAATATAGCTAATGTGTGGTGTTTTATTTTCTTTAACCCTTGTTTTGTGCTGGAAAAAATAGATGTAAAAATAGCAGATGCGGTAAAAAAATCAATAGGATGGAAAAAAATACCACTGTCTGTTAAAAAACTAAATACTATTATAACAAAAACAGAGACAACGTCTTTTGTAACTAATGAGCATATAAAAGAAACGAGAAATGTAGGTAAAGGTATAACTTTCGAAAGACTGTGCGATAATGTGGTAAAAAATTTAATAAAAACAAAAAATGATAAATTTATAGACTATTTTTTAGAAAATATTGGAAATTATGCGATAGGTAATTTAGGGGACAAAAAACGAAAGAAAGTTTTAAAAACATTTTTGGGTAATGGAATAGGCACGATAGAGCTGGTAGAATTAGTAAAGTATATAAAAGAGGTATCAAAACTAAATAAATTATATAAAGAGTACCAAAAAGTTAAAAAAATTAGTGATAAAATGCTTAAACATTATGAAAATTCCCAAATACAAGATTTTATTTTTGTATTAAAATTATTAAACTTGGAAATATCTTAATGGACTTTCACATGTATGATGTACGTTTAGCTATTAAAAAAGCGCAACAAAGCAGCTGTACACATAAAGTATCTGCTTTAGGTTTTAATAAAAAAGGAGAATGTGTTGCTAAAACTACTAATAAACACAGATTCAATTGGAAAGGAGGGGGTATTCACGCAGAAATGAGATTGATGTCACAATATAGATTTAAAGGAATAAAGACTATACTTATTTGTAGAATAGGGAATTCAGGAATACCTTTGCTCATAGATCCATGTCCTGTATGTGCGAAAAAAGCAAAAGAGCTTGGTATAAAAATAATAACTGTTCCGTCTAGAAATTAGGGAAAACTGATGCTAACCAATAATAAAATATTAGGGTCTTCTATATATGTTAATAAAAGTCGCGAAATTATTGTAAAAACATTACAACAATACGAGATGGAAAAAAATGATGCGATAGAAAGAGCTAATAATATTTTACAATTTATGACATGCTCTGCTTATACAGATAGTGAGGCACAATATCATATAAATCAAAGTCTTACACCAACAGAATCGAACAAAGGGCTACAAGAACCTGATAAACGCCACGCTTCTATTATTATAGTGACCTCTTTTATACTCTTGAGCAACAAACATAATGGTGTAGAAACATTCGCTAGAATAAGAGGATTAGGTATTAGTTCGACACTGGCTTCTTTTTCGCTTAAGTTTTGTAAAGGAATTTTAGATTCTTTTTGTAAAGAAATTTGATCAATTACTTTAAAGCTAAAAACTTGAACGTTTTTTCGTGATAATGAAAATAAAATGAAGATTGTAAAAGAGATTGAGGAAGATTCCACTCTGCCTACTTTTGAAGAGGCTACCAGTCCATGGCAGTTAATAATTTATGCTAAACATTTATTAAAACAAAATCCTGCTTGTTCTGGTGCTTACATAGTACTAGCAGAAGCTCATATTCTCAGAAAAGAGTACCAGTTAGCCATAGAAGCGTATAGAAAAGCATTAGAACTAATCCCTAATAATTGTGATATTCACTACAAATTAGCCGTACTTCTGTGTCGTTTCTCCTCCAACATAGAGGAATCCGTAGAGCATTTTAGATTAGCCATGGAACTTAAACCTAAAGAGCCTAAATTTGTGTCTGCTTATGCTGAAATGCTGATCTTTATTAATAAACCAGAGGAAGCTTTATTTTTCGCACAAACCGCAGCAGCGCTTGATCCAGAGAACCTGACTTATAAAAATTTATTTCTTTCCTTTTGTTCTTTGCACAAGCAAAAATAAAAAAAGTTTTGCAAGTAGTAGAATGCCAAGTAACAACTCTAAGGTAATTGTGAGGTACTGATGCCATTAGATTGGAATAATTATAATATTTTTGATCTCACTCCGCTGAATAGACATTCTTATTTAGTAAAAGTAGAAGAATGTAGCCAAAGAGAATTAAAATCTTATACCGGATACGTAGATAGTAACATCGAATTAATTGCTTACAACTTATTCGGCAAAAAGAATATTATTGGGTATGTAATTGATATAAAAGACAAAATAAAATATAACATGTTGCCGCTCCAATGGAGTATTCAAATAATAAATAAAGAAGTAAAAAAACACAACATGCCAAAATTAATTTATCACACTCAAAAAGTGCATCTGTATAAATTTAATGAAGAAAATCTCTATAGTTACTGGTTTGCGTGTAGATTACCTATCACCAGCGGAGAAACCTCTTCAAAACTAAGTAGTAAAAATGATTAGTCAACTATTAGAAAAAATTAAAAAAAATAATATTATTATTTTTATAGATAGCGAAAATGATAACGTTGTAAAAGAAACAGCACTAAATATTTTCAGCAAAATACAAGAATGTGTCAAAACACAACTAACAGAGTATGAAGTCGTAACTAATTATGGTACTTTCATTTGTGTGCGAAAATTAATAAACAATCCTATAAAGTTAAAAAAACCAGGATATCAATTATTTGTAATTAGGGTTTAATAAATTATGAGCAAAATTGAAGAAAAAATTAACGATTACAGGCTGGAAGAACCGATTCTATCCATACTAAAACAAGTCAATAAAATTAAAATTGATGAAACAATACTCGGAGAAATAAAAAGTTACCGCATTTTTGATAAACAGCACGAAATTAAGAAAATAAGGGGTCCTGAAGATTTTGATACTTTACTTGATATTTTCGACATGATTCAAAGAAATAAGGACCGTGTGTGTGAAATTGGTCTTACTTACATGAGTATAGAGTACGATATAAAAAGATTTTGGACCATTGCAAAAGATCACTTGTGGCTAAAAACCGAACTTATAGAAATGAAAAATGACCCACAACGATACACCGCGTTATCAAAAACTATACCAGAGGTAGAAGAAAGACTCAGTATAATAAAATTAATATTGGATCAGGTAGAAATTGTTACCAAAAATTTAAATAATACTTATAATGTGGGCAAAGAACAAGCAGAAGCAGTGAAACAAAAAATGTATTACAGATCCATTGCAGCGGATATTAACAGCAAAAGCAAAGAAAGAGTCTAGCTGGTGAGGCATTTTTTACTACATATTTTTATATCTTTATGTGCATTCTTGTTCACTACTCCTTTTATTATCATATGGATTTTGTTTTTTAACTTTTTGTTTGGAGACTAAGACAATGGAAGATATTAAAAATTTAAGTAACCAATTAGAATTTTTGGAACGTTATGACAAAATTTGTCAGCAATTACGTGAAGAATTTTCGGGGGAAGAAAACGAAGAAGACCTGAGTAATAAACTCAACGAAGCTAAAATGCAATTATTGGTATTTCTTGACCCATTACAAAAACGAGCACAAGACAATATTGAAAGAGTGTACGAAACAGTTCTTTATGATGCGCTAAAAAATCAATTAAAAAGAAATTATGCATACTATAGAGCAATGGAGAGGTATAAAGAAGATGAGAGAACTTTTAATAATGAAGTTGGTGCAGGAGTTCTTGAATTTGATCAAAACAAAGCGGAAATGCTACTCCAAAAATTGGATGAAATTTATTTTATCAGATCGATAGCATTAGGGCTTGAATTAAGACCCGAAGAAGTGGACAAAATTGTAGATAAAATAATCGACAAAAATTTTACCAGAAAAGAAGCAAAGTAATACCTTGATTTCTGTACAATTTTTGCATACTTTTATTTAATGTTTGTTGAACTCCTAGGTTGAGCCGCAATCCCAGGGCATGCCCTGGGAGCATCAAACAGATAGCTAAGATCGTTATTTAATACTAATTATGTCAACAAAAGAAGGATCAAAACGCACTAGGGCAGTATCTACAAATCTACAACCAGAACAAAATTCTAGCGATCCTTTAAAGGATTTAGATAGTAATACTACTCTAGACAGTCCCCAATCCGCTACTTCGGTAGAGAATACTCCTGTAGCTAGCGGGGAAACTCCCAGTGATCAAAGAGCAGTATCTCAAACTATAGCGGATCAATCGTTACAAGAAATATATGGCGATCCTGGCTCTGGTATACTTCAAGACAGCAACACCTCTAACACAACAGCTTCTTCAATAGTAGATGCCGCCACTTACCCTACTTATTTCCAAGAAAGAGTAGACCAAATATTTTATCATGAGGCTATCGTTTATATTCAAGGCGTGGATGTAAGTCCTTGGCTACAAGGACAAATAAGAATATCCCCCAGACTTAACGAGCAGCCTTCCACACTTACATTTGACCTGAATAATGCCGCAAATCGTTTCACGCTAACCCCTGAAAATTTACAAGGATTTTTTAGAACAGCTGTTGGTCAAGACTATGACGAGAGTGCTAAAAAAACTATATTTGACTTTAAATCAGATTTAGGCAACAATCCGGTAGATCCTCTTTCTGGTGGTCGTAGATGGCCTATAAGTCACCAAGGTCTTATTTTTCATAAATTTGATCCCATCAGAGCTTGGATTAAAAATCCTATTGATGACCCTAACAGCACTTCTCAATGGATTCCTATATTTACTGGTTATATAATCTCAAGAACATGTAATAAAAACTTTATTAATGCAGAATCTGTAATTACAGTAAATTGTGAAGATATCAGGCACATAATGCAACGAATGCGTGTTAACACAAACACGATAACATATGTAGTTCCAGAAGAAATACTAGAAGGAACCTCATCAGATTTGTTAATGAAAGAGTACAAAGGTCCTGTGAATAAGCAATTTGAAGCCTCTTTCTTTAGAAATTTAACGGCAAGATCTGAACATGATAACCCTTGGGTAGATTTATCGTTAAAAAATTTAGTACATGCGCTTACCTTTGCCGATAACGCACAAGATATTATTGATAATGCGGGAAGAGAACAGATAGCCATCTATTCCCAACAAATTGCAAAGTTATCACAGGACATAAAAGTAGCGGAACTGTCAGGGAATCAAACTTCGTTACAATCGTTAAAAACAGAACTAAATTCAGTACAAAATAAATGGTATAGTGCTATAAGCTCCATATCCGCTGGGGTAGCGAGACAAAAAGAAGTAAAGGATTCAGACCAAACAGTAGAAGCTATACCAGGAACAGAAGCAGCGCCGCCATCAAAAGTAAATTTTCTAACTTCTGATGAAATAAACAAGTCTGGTAGACAATCAAGACTTGGCTCGATGCAACAAGGCATATTCCCAATAGAATATCACCAAGTAAGTACTACTATACCCTCTGAACCAAAAAAACGCATAACTTTTTTACAAAATTGGTACAGTCTATCTCTATTCGGAACACCTAAACGAATATACTTTCCGCCTTCAGCAGGAAATGAAGAAAATTTTGCTCCTCGTAATGGTTTACTGTCTTTTGAAGGAAATTACAGATATTGGACAGAAGAAGAGGTAAGAGAGGCGGGAGAAGCTACGTTAACTGATCACGCGTGGAGACCCGACTCGCAAGCTGTACATATGATGGAACCAGCAGTTAATACCTCTGGCGATTCCCTGTTTCAAGAATTGTCTTCAACTATGGGAGCTTCCACTAGTGGAAGTAGACAATGGATCGATCGTTTAAATTTAATTGTTGATGCCTGCAAGGTAGTAGACTATCGTTTCTATGTCACAGGAACTGGAGATTTCGTGTTTGAACCCCCCATGTATGATTTTAGTCCTTCAGATTTTGGGACTTACGAAAATGTACTTACTTTTGACCTCCATATAAACGAAGAAACTCTTGACGAAGAAAGAGGAGACCCCTGTACTGTGGTCACAGCTAAGGGAGGTGTGTCCGGACTTTCAGATATAGATCCTAAAACACAAAATACTTATAGAATAAGTCCAGATTCTATAACATGGTCTCCCATATTAGCTTCTCGTTTTGGATTAATTGTAGATAAATTGTCATACCCAAGAATTACTGATAAGAACAGGTTAAATCAACTGACAGCGTTACATTTCCAAAAAAAGCTTGGCTTGATGGATCAATACGATATAGGTATTGTGTACAGACCCTGGCTTATACCAAATAAACCAATTTATAACAAATACTGTACTCGCTACGCGCTTATTGATGAGGTAACCCATTCAATCCCTGTAACATCAGGACAGGGTAACCCCAGTACTCAAGTAGTGCTTAGCTACACAAGACCTTTAGACGAAGCAGGTATTCCTCGTTTTGTTACAGGAGGTGCGTCCCAAGCAGTATTTTTCGGGGTAGGAGATGGAACAAAACAAATATCAGAAGCTATAGCAGCGAAGTCTAAATCGTTAATAAATGCGGTGGAGCAGCTGCAACGAGATCGCTCTAAGATGACTAGTTTTGAATTAGCACAAATAAGACAGGCTTTCGGTGGTTTCTTGCCCCTAGGTCAAGATTTCTATAACGTTGTAGGTGCCGCTAAAGCAGAAGGAGATCCTTACGATGGTTACGCCACTAACATAGAAGATTATATGAATAAATATAATACTGTGGTAGAGGAAGCCAATAGCACCAAAACTATAAACGGAACTATTAAAGATACAGTGGATCCAAAAGCCTTGCAAGATTTAATAAACCAAACTAATGAAATAATTACTAATTTATCGAAACAAGGTTTAGCTATAGCTCCCGAAACTACCAGTGCAGGTGTTATGCCATTACTGGGGTCTTCCGGGATAAGAAATGTGGATATAAAAGACCCAGAAGAGAATAAAGAAACACCAAAAGAATCTAAAGTTGCTACTGTAGATCGTGGAGCTTCGGGATTCGTGCTCGATTGGGAAAAGAATGGAAATAGTGTTAAATATGAAATTACAGAAGAGGATAGACTTAACTTGCTAAGAGGTGTGGCAAGAGAAGGAAAACCTTATACAACTGTTGCATGGACATTAATACAACGTTTTGTGTACCTATACCCTAAATTTTCCACATTATCGTCTATAGTAACTGCTTACGCACAACCAATTAATCCTCGCTGGCTACCTTACGGAGATCTTCATCTATCTAAAATCTCTCAGCTTACTAAAAAATATAACGAGGAGACTCATATTTATCAAAAAAACAAAATAGAAGAAGATATCGAAAAAGAAAACAATCAAGCAGATCTAAGAGCCCAGTGGGCAGTTGCTGAAGAGAACACAATACCACCAAAATTTGTAAAAGTTGTTAATGATATTTTAAGTGGTAATGAGTCCAGTCCTGCCATAAATTCAACCCATTACTGTGCAAGTTTTGCCACAAAAGGTTGTTCGCCAGAACAGGCGAAACAAGAAGCGATAACTTGGCAACAAAAATATAGGCCTTATTTAACCCTTATCGAAATAAAAGAAGGCTATAATTTGGGGGTTAATTGGTTCTTTGCGGAAAAACCTCCTAGTGATATTGTGGTAGTGCCTTCAAAAATAGGTTGACAACTATTTTGGTAGTGCTACAATAAAAAATTAGACAAGTAACAGACAACTAGGAAGGAAATTACAATGAAAAAAAATTATGTATGGGTTACACCGGAACTGTACTGTAAAGTGCGAATAGGACGTGGAGAGAAGTTAAGTCTTAGTAAGAAAGAAGGGTTTGTTACTAAGCATTCTCGTTGAAGCGTTAACCACTAGTACCGGAGCGAAAGTGAAGGTATTAGAAGCCCAGGGCGATGCCCTGGGTGGATATTCACAAGTATTACCTTGACGAAAATTGCAAAGTAACGGACAAATAACTAAAAATAGGTTGACAAAGTCTAAAAAAGTTGTAAAATAAATAATGAACCGGTTGGTGGTGAACCACTGAAACCACCCACGTGATCCCCGGATCGTCTATTAGTAGGACGGCAAAATCGTATGTTTGTTAAGTGGGTGCAATCCCCACTCCGGGGTCTGGCTTCAAAAATAGGTTGACAATTTTTAAAAAAGTTGTAAAATAAATTAAAAGGTATCCCAACACCTTATAGACTGGGACGGACGGACATTAAATGCCAAGATCACCAGGTTCAATTAAAACTCGTGTAGCGGATTCTAGGGGCAAGGGGGATTACCTTGCCCACAAGTCTGCCAGCTCCATAATAACCAGTACTGATGGCACGACAGAAAAGGTAAATTATGTAAGTGCTTCTGGTGGATCTGTAATGCCGGTTACACATCCTTATATAGGACCAAATAGTTGGATAAGGGTGATGCCAGAATCTATGTCTACCATCGTAGTGGGGTCTAAAGGAGAAGACGGAGAGCCTTACATACAAGCATATCTAAGAAACCCATCTCTTGATTCCTCTAAAGATATACCAGCAATACAAGCCACAGAAAAAGACAAGTTTTATCAAAGAAGGTTACAAGAAGGCGAAGTAGACATAATGTCTAACGGAATAGCGGGCTCTTTCTATTCCAAAAATGGTAATTTAGAGCTTCGTGGAGGATCTGTCTCTTTAACCCTATCGGCTTATGACCTTGAGGCACAGAGCAGGGCTCCCACACATGTAAGAGCTGTGATGGGGAACAAGAGACAGCAGGTTGGTGATGAAGAGAGGTTTGGGGTAGTAAGACGTCCTAACGCGCTGTCTAAGTCTGTTGTCACAGACCCTACCATTAGTGACATCGTCAAAGTTGCGCCAGCTGGAGGCGCCGCAGGAGCTGCAGTAGCTAGTGCTACAGGTAACGTAGACTACGCTAAAGAACACTTAATGGTTCTTAAAGACAAGACAGGATTTCCTCTTGTAGATCGTAGAGAAGGTAATGTTATTGGAGACGATGGGACAATACTTAATTCCGATGTGACTGGGAATCCATTGAGAAGTAGGGTAAAATATGGAACTACGTTAAAAACAGCTACAATTACCGAAGTGGACGAAAATGGTAACGTTACGTTAACTTTGCCAATTACTGCGACTAAAGGCTTTATAGGTAATTTCCCCACTACTAGTATTGATATAACTGTGGGCAAAGACGTGTTAATTTCCGCGTTACGAAATGTAGTTATTGACATATTGGGTAAGATGGAAGTGACAGGACCACTATTTAATGCGAACACGGTAGCAGTAAAGTTAGTGAAAGGAGCAGATAATCATTTAGTTCGTGGAGAAGATCTAATAAAATGGCTTACTGCACATACCCACAGTTCTGCAACAGGCACAACTTCTCCCCCAATAAATATTTCAACGCTACCTACAATACTTAGTAAAACGGGAATGGTTAAGTAATGCTGAACTTTAAAAGAAATTTTAAATCCTTTTTAAAAGGAGTGGGTCGTATTTTAAATATATGCCCTGCACCAATTAGCCTAGAAGAGCTTGGTGTGGAAACAGAGGATCAAAAAGCATCGGAAAACGATTGGGAAATGGTTGGTAAAGATCTTGATGCTACTGTGCCCAAGTTACAACCGCTGTTTAGTAAAAATATTGCTAAAGAAACATTTGAGTGCCTCATTGAAGCCATTGAAGAAGACGGATATTTGCATCTTTATACTGTTTCTTCCGAAGGGGAAGAGGCAATAGCATGGCTTAGCATAAAGAAAATACCAGAATTTTTACACAAATATCTATGGGTCGGAAATTCTTTCAATCTTACTATTAGTTATGTAAATAATGAATTTCATTATTTGTACGAATTTGAGGCTATATATTATAATTTTAAGCATCACAAAAACAAAAAATATATAAAAATTGGTACTGGACTTTCTTCCAAATAATGCTTTCTCCTCCGTACAAACCCATAAGCAGAGAGGAGTATGCAAGAATACACTTGCTTACCGATATCATTTTATTTGGTATTGTGGAAGCAGACGATAATGATATTAGAAATACAATTTTCAATCTTCTTTACAACACATACCGTAAAATAGAATCTGCTTGTATCCCCAGGGAAGAAAAAGACGAGGTAAGGTTTAATTTCAACACTTTGATGAATGACGTTATAGATAAAATAAAGATAATGGATGAGAAAAATTGGGAGAAAGACCTATTTCTTGAAACCGAAAAATGTGTGGATTCCATAAGAGTATTAATCACACACATAAATTCATTACAATAATGCAGCCTACACCTATCTCGAAAGAAGAGTACGACACAATAAGACAATTTACCGATGTTGTTATGAGTACAGATGCGGGTAGTGATAAAAGTGAAAATACCAAAAAAGCAGTGTATAATGTACTTTATAAAGTCTATAGAAAATTAGAAGCAGCATGTGTATCTAAAGAAGAAAAAGCAAAACTTAGAGATACCTACAACAAAGCAATGCTTGAAACAATAAAAAATACCAAAAACATCACTAGAGACAATAACGACAAAGAGCTTTTAGAAAAAACTAAGAAACAAATAGATGTTATTAAATCCATCATTGCACATATTTTTAACCTATAACCATGCTTGCACCAAACATACCAGTATTTAAACAAGCGTTGATAAATTTGTGGAAAAGCCCTGTACCTACATCTACTATTTTTCAAACTGGAGATTTGATCCAAACGTTATGGCAAAATGCTGTAGTTACTGGATATCCCACTCCTTGTGTTGTACCTCCTAACTCGACCTATGCTGGGTTCGCACCATTAGCTCCAGGAAAAATAGGTACGGAACAAATAGCAGCTTCTGCTTTCGAAGCCGCTTGTTCCCAAATGGTACTGTCTACTCTATTTATAATAGTACCACCCCCATTCGTTACCCCACCACCTATACCTGGTGGGACCTCTTTACCAGGAGCACTAACGGCAACTTTGTTGCCTATTTTTTTAGCAGGAACTGCTGCAACCGCTTATTATCAAAATGCGAACCAAATAGCCGATGCTATAACAAATTACTTACAAAGTTGGACAATTCTGGTAACTATTCCACCAGGAGCAGCAATACCTGTACCTATTATTTAGCTTGACAAATTTGTTAGAAGTGTTACAATAGAGAAAAAGCTATGTAAAATTATGAAGAATGGCAATTATATCCTAATAAAAGCACCTATAGAATATCCAGGTAAAAAATATAGAAATAAGTATGTATTTGAACATCATTATGTATGGTGGAAAAATACCGGTAATATTGCTAGTAAAAGGTGTGTAATACATCATAAAAATAAAAATACATTTGATGATAGATTTGAAAATTTAGAAGAAAAAGAATGGGCACAACATACACTTGAGCATAATAAAGAACATCCTGCAGAAATAATAATGTTAACCTGTGCTTGGTGTGGCGTAATCTTTAGACGAGATGCTCGTAATGTAAATTTTCGTAAAAAGAATGGACAAATAAATTTCTTTTGTTGTAGAAGCCATCAAGTATACTACCAACATAAAAAGTAACCGATGGGTTGTAGGTTCGAATCCTACCTCAGGAGCTAATGAATTATCTACTAAAAATATCAACTAATTACACTAACAAGTTGTCTACTTCAACAGAATTACCTGACTATGATGAATTTGTGCAGTTTAGGTACGTACCAACTAAGTACGATTCAACTAAGTATAATATAACTAGGTTATTTAGTATTATAAATTACGTACCATTAACATATGACCAAAATTTTAAAAATAAATGTGCTAAAGGAAAATTAAATAGGGTGTGGTGAAATGTCGACTATAAAAGATAAATTATGAAATATAATATTATATACGCAGATCCCCCGTGGAGTTATAAAGATAAAGCTTTAGCGGGAAATCGAGGAGCAGGTTGTAAATATATAGTCCAAAGCCAAGATTGGTTAGAAAAATTACCAATTTCTGCTATAACGGAAAAAGATTGCATACTATTTCTTTGGGCGACAATGCCAAAACTTAATGAAAGCTTTTCATTAATACAAAAATGGGGATTTGAATATAAAACAGTAGCTTTTACTTGGGTGAAACGAAACAAGAAAGCAAATAGCTGGTTTTGGGGGATGGGGAATTGGACTCGTGCTAATTCAGAATTGTGTTTATTAGCCACTAAAGGTAAACCTAGACGAATAAATGCCGGTATTCATTCTGTAATTGATACACCAATTGAGAAACATTCGAAAAAACCTAATGAGGTTAGAGAAAAAATAGTACAGCTTGTTGGAGATCTTCCTCGTATAGAATTATTTGCTAGAGAAAAAATAGACGGCTGGACTTGTTTGGGTAATGAAATAGATGGGGTGGACATAGAAGAAAGTTTAACAAAAATTTTAGAGATAAATGCACCAGACAAAGATTAAACAGAGTGCAGTAAAATGCCCATTAAAGAAATCCTTTACCGTATAGACGGTAAGCAAACCAATTAAATCTGCAAATAATTTTTACTTTTTAGAGAGTTAGTTGTAAAATAGTATTGCGTTTATTAATTCATGACAAAAATTAAAAAAATACCTGTATATTTTAACAGGAAACAGTTACAAAATCGTGGGTGGTCCTCTTCTAATATTGACACCTTGCTTGGGGAACACGATGAACTAATTTGTAAAAAACCAAGTTGGTATATAAATACCGTTATTTTTATTGAAAAAACTATAGGTGTAACTAAAGCTAAAACTGTTATACGAACAATTAAATTACCTCTATTTCCTAACGAATTACAGAAAATAAAACTAGATAAAACACTAAACATATGTAGAGAATTATATAATGCTTGCATACAAGAGCGTAGAGATGCTTACCGAAAACAAGGAATTAAAATTAATAAATATGATCAATGTAAAGAACTAAAGGGATTTAATAAAATTTGGGAAGAATATGGTGCTGTAGACAGCCAAATTGTTAGAAATATACCTGTTAAAGCAGAAAAAACATTTCAAAACTTTTTTAGATATATAACTAAGAACAAAGGTAAAGGTGGGTATCCTAGATTTAAAGGAAAGGATCGCTATGACAGCTTTTCTATACCACATCCTGATAGTTGGAATATCTCTAAAAATAAACTGTATGTGAAGCCTCCCCGAGACTAAAGATCTCGGGGCTTCCCAAAGCGTGTGTTACCACACGCGAGTAGGAAGCTACTTCACCAGACCACTAGGGAAAGGATAAGTTAGTAATAATGATAACGCTAGTAAACGATAGGCTAGAAATTAGGTACCAATGGATGCCGCCTCAGTCCACTGCTCTACGGGTACTTGTTAAAAGAGATGAGAGGAGTTTCGGTGCAAGTACCGTTAAACCTAGCTATATCTGGTCGAGAGGAAGTAGGAAAGACTGTAAGACCTTTGCTTACGGTTTTACTCACAACCCGTGCTCAGAGGGGTACACTTTATGTTAGTGTACGTTTTAAGCAAGTTTGGTAGTCCGCTTATGCCTTGCACTCCGTGTAAGGCTAAAAGACTACTTCGTGACGATAAATAAAATAGGATGGATTAAATTAGGCAGTCATAACCCCTTTGAAGGAAAAATAAAATCTGTAATCGTTAAACGAGAAAACGATAAGTGGTTTGCTTGCTTTTCTATTGAAAAAGAAATAAAGTGCAGGAAATAATTGTTACAAATTATTAAAAATTGTAAAAGGGATTAAAAGGTATCCTAGCACCTTACAGATTGTGAATTAAAGAAAAATAATAAAAAATAACAAACCAAAGGAGAACTATAATGACAAAGTATTACAAAATAACCAATGAGCAAGAAACTCACAAAGGATTACAATACCATGATGGATTAAACGTGGATCCTGTACCCTTCTATCCCCATGATAACTGTGAACCTGGGGGTATTTACTTCGCTTCTGTGGACATCCTAGCTTTTCTCCATCGTGGACCTTGGATAAGAGAAGTTATTGTACCAGAAGGGGAGGAAATTTACACCAATCCAGGCACACCTGTAAAATACAAAGCACATCAAGTTATACTAAAGGAACGAAGAGAAATCACACTAGATGTAATCAAAGAACTAGTAGCAGACGGTTGTAACCCTCACGTTGCTGACGACTTTGCTATCTATTGGGCAGCTAAGAAAGGCAAGTTAGAAATAGTCAAGTACTTAGTAAGTATAGGCTGTGATCCACGCGCTGCGGGTGACTCCGCTATCCAGGGAGCGTCTTTGAGTGGTCATCTGGAAACAGTTAAGTACCTAGCCAGTCTTGGTTGTGATCCCAGAGTTAATAACAATTACGCTATCAAGGATGCGTGTCACAATGGTCATTTAGAAGTTGTAGAATACCTAAAAACATTAGGGTGTGAATAATAAATATAACAAACCAAAGGAGATTGTAGAAGAATAATGGCATATAACAGTAGAAATAATCAAGCAGCAAAAACAGTAAAACCTCTTAGCAAAGAGTGGTTTCAATCATTACCTGTAGTGACTTGTAAACCAATAGAGGTAATTCTTACCAAATATGACGGTAAGGAAGTAGACAAAGCCGTTAAAGTGCTGAAGCGCAAATTGAACGAAGAAGGTGTACTCAAAGAGGTGCGAAATCGTCGCTATTTTATTGAAAAGTCAGTCAAAGCACGGCTTAAGCGCATTGAGGCGCGAAAAGCTGCGCATCTTAGCATTGACTAGAGCTTATTCGGTATCGAAAAAATCTAATAGCTACAGAGGCATTAAAAAATATGAGTGATCAATTTAATTTAGAAAAAATAAGAAATAATCCGGAGATACTAAAACGTCTAGAATTTGCTGCCCAAGAGATAATATCGAGGCATGATTTACAATTTTCTGTAGAGCCCTCTTTTATTCTAGATGACTGTTTTAATGGATTGCTCGTTCGTTTAGAGGCATCAATTTACGGACAGATAGAACCAGAAACTGTTAAATACCCAAAAGATTGGGTGGAGTCGTTGAAAGAACGCTTTTTTCCCCAATGGTTATTAAAACGTTTTCCGGTTCAATATAAGACACATACGTTGCAGCACAGAGTTGTCTATCCAGGAATAGCCTGTACACCAAATTCACCAAAGAATTGCAAAATCTATCATTACTAAACTATGACAATAACACAAAAACTAGATTGTACTGAAAATGATGTTGATATCGCTTTATTGAATCACCAGGAACGGTTGGCTGAAATTCAAACTGCTATGGAACCAGATCTTGCTGCTTTAAAGGCGCAAGCATCTGCCTTACAATCTAGTTTTATTACCCCTTTCGAAAACAATTTGGAACGTTTGCTAGCACCTACAGGATTCTCGGTGCAAGAAATGAGCGACCAGATGGGGTTATTATCAAGCACATCTAAAGTAGATAATGAGATATATCTACAGACTAGATATGGTATTTCTGTTGTTAACGGAAGAGTTTTAGTTCCTGGCGGGGTAAACATTACTGCACTAAAAGTGCTAAAAAGACTGGTTGGAACTACAGCACAAATAAATGCGTTAATTCCTGAACTTGCATCTGTTGATGTAACGCAACCTTTTACTATTGCACCGCTACCTTCACGCTTTATTTTTATCATCACTAAAGAAGACTCCGTTGTTGTCGATACTACAAAATGTAGAAAAGGATACACTACCACAACAGAAGTAACTGTGGGCATAAATAGATCTATAGGATCTGTATTAAAACAGTATCCTTCTCTTACCAGAGAAGACTTAAAATTATATGTATTTTGGGTCGGTGAACCCGCTGCTACAAAATTAACGAGGCGCTCCGCATTTCAATGGGGACTCACTAACGAAGAGTTTGCATACGCGTTAACGCAAACTAGCATAAACAATTTATACGTGTATGTGATAAGTAATCCAATCGATCTCATCAATATCACTGATACTTTCAATGATACCGATGACATTTTAGATCGCGGACCTGATACTATAAACATGAATCCATCTCCTGACGAAATAGTAACAGAAGTAAACAAAGCAATGCCGGTACAAACGGGATCAAACACATCTGTTGGTGCCTCTGACTGTGGTTCTGGTCCTGGAAATATATTCAATACGGTAGATGTTGACAAAACATTTGGAGTAACAGATAATCTTGTCCCAGACCCTTGTTACGGAGTCACAGCAGCACAAGGAGTTATTGATGACGCGATGACAAAAGCAAGTAAAGTAATGAATGCGGTGACTACAGCATTGAACACGCCGCAAATAATGCTAAATAATTTAAATAATGAAATTGCAACAATAGCAAGACCTGTGATGAATAAACTTACCCAATTGCTTAGTGTGGCATCAAATATATTAGGCGATCCAGACTTCTTGAAATGTTATTTCACTGGCAGTTTTTCTATAGATTTGGCTTTAGGTGGGTTACTAGGTCCTCTTAATAAACTAATGGATTTATTGGACAAAGGTGCTGCAGCCATATACGACTTCTTAGACATTATATCTAAATTACTAATACTGCTTGGACAAATAGCTTGTATTCAAGGATCTTTATCAGAAATGTTTGATATCAGTGGTGGAGTATTGTCAAGACTTACTACCACATTCGGATTGCAGTGTGCTATTACAGATAAGCCCAATTTTGGGGATTGTTTCACTAAAGGAGTAAATTTAGCTAAATACGCAGCAGGGCTGCTAAATACGCTGTTTGCTGCTTTATTATTCAACCTAAGGGCACTTCAAATGTTTGTGCTAAATTTACAGACTAATTTGAAGGGCGCTGTGGAATCAAGCAGTTTAGGATCGTTGTGTAATCCCACGGAAACAGCAATACTAACTGCTTTGCTAACAAAGTTAGGATTGGCAGCAGGAGAATCTATAGGACCTGTGGATTTGTAAGGAGAAAAGAAATTTGTTATGGATACAGAAAGTGAGAGTAAAAAGTGAAGCCTCCCCGAGACTAAAGATCTCGGGGTTTTCTCGCTACGGAAACGGTAAATACCTAAGATGTCCACAATGTATTGAGGGCGAAATGGAGTTAAAATAGTATGGAAATAGCGCTAGTACTGTCTTTTTTCACTTTGTTGATGCTTCCTACAATTTTTAAATTATATAAAAAATGTTGTAAAAAATAATATGGCAATAACCGGCATAAAAGACTTAACCCCCAAAGAGGCAAAAAAGGTAGACTCCTTAGCTAGACCTAACGGGTCAAGACCTTATTATTACAATTCAGGTTCTGGTATCCTTGTTGAGATAAGTGCAGATTTTGAAGCGTGGATAATCCTAACTCCTATATCGGTACGAGCACGTTTAGCTAATTTTTTATCTGCTATCATCAACTCTAAATTAAATGAATGGTCTGATAGAGCAGATTTACTGACTGCTTGGGTAAAAAACGAGATAAGTGATTTAAAAACTAATATAGATAATTATGGTAAAATTGCGTCTACTTATGATGAGATACGAAATGATGTAACTACATACTCTTCCGGATTTGAAAGTGTAGACGAATTAAATAAAATGATTGGAGACCTTACTCTTTTAGTTGGAGATTATATTGACAGAAGAGATACGCTGCAGTTCACTAAAGCGGTAGATAACGTGTTGAAAGAACGCGGTAATAACATGGCAGAGGACACAAAGCAAGAAATCCAAAGTTGGATTAGAGTTTTGCTAGACTATCAATAATGGAAATAAAATTACTACTTGTTTTTTCATTACTTTCTTTATCGAGTTGTGTGTCTACTACACAATATGATATTGAAGAACAAAACACCAAAGAATATACCTGCTTTGATGCTTGCAATAATTATCATAGGCACCAATGTCATTCTCAACTAGATACTTGTGGGTTTAGTTGTGAAGACGTGTGCAATTTCTTTACGAGTACAATAACTACCAAGCCAGTACTAAAGTGCTTATCTACACAAAATAGTTGTAAAGATATATTTAGGTGTGTGGGATACTGAAAAAAATAGCTTCTAAATTAGAAAAACTGAAATATTAGGAACACAGCATGGATAACCAAACACAAAATAAAAGCAAAGAAGTTCGTCCTTGCCCTACACAAAAATACGAGCTAAGCACAGGAAAAATTATTGATTTAAAATACCCTATTACAAGAGAACATTGTGTGGAAGTGCTAGAAGAAATGTGTGCACAGATGAATCAAGTCTATATCTCTCTTGTAATAACGGATGTGCTGGCGGAAGACTATGACAAAAAGAATCATTATAGAAATAAAACAGCAGTTTTAGCTGCGCAGTACACACTTGATAATTTAAAAAATTTGATTAAATATCCCTAAATAGAGGACCACACAAGTATGGCAAAAACGTTAAAAAAAGAAAATGGCGATCTTCTTATTGAGGAGTCAAACGGAAGACTTCTTTATATAGAAGGTATTGAAAAACTTACCCAAGAAGTTGCTGATGTGTTAATGACAACATATGTACCTTCACGTGGTTGGGGATCCACACTAACCAGTCTTATAGGTGCCACTTTTAGACCAAACATCCTAAACGCAATAGGAGAAGCTTTTATACAAAAAGCTGTGGAAGAAGCAATAGATAGGTTGAAGCAGAAGCAAAAACAAACCAACTTAGCCTCAAATTATGAAATGGTGGAAAGCGCTACTGTGCAAGTATTTAGATTGGACAGTACGTCATACACATTTTACTTACAAGTTTCTCCGGTTGCAGGTCCTGACGTGTCGCCTACCGCATTCCAAATAAAGTTAAGTCACCAAATACCAACCAGTACGGATATTGATATCCCAGGATTTACACCATAACATGACCAAAGATCAATTGTTACAAAAATTAGAACAAAACAAAGTGTGCCAAGAAGGTATCGACTACGTTAGGTACAATCCTTTACTACTAGTGAGTGAATTAATCACTGAAGCAATAGTGTTACATCCTTCTTGGGTCTTATACGCTGCGGGTGCTTTGATAATCACGTTAACTAAAAATCAACTTCAAACTTGCTTTAACTTTGAACCAACTGCTGCAATTAAATATTGTAGACCACTGCTTATAGAAAACGGAATTTTTATTGATTTGCCCTTTATCAAAAAACAAAGCGATAGTGTAAACATTAGTGGTACTTTGGTGGTGGAGGAGCTATGAGTAGCAAAAAACCTACCAAAAAAGAATTAATTACTGCTATCAATTTATGTGTTGTAGATCAGCAATGTGTTTATCGCTACAAAGAGGGTACAAAAGAACGGAAAGAAAGCGAACGGGTAGCTAAACAAAATTTAAAAAAAGTCAAGCGCATGATTAATGCTCTTTATGAAGGGGATAGAGTAGACTCTACCCAGGAAAAAGAAACAAACGACATTCATTCAGAAATTTCAATTTTAGTGGATAAGATAAACCGAATTGAAATAAATAACCAAGAAGATTTAGACGAAGCCATAGAAATGTTAGATGCTGTATGGACAGCTAAAAAAATCTTAACTGACTGCATAGAAAGTTACGAAAATGATAATATTCATGTCGATTCACCCTCCCCAGAAGTGGCAACTAAGTTTCGAATGGAACAAGAAGGATGGATAGAAATTAAAAGTATTAAGTAAAAAGGATCTAAAAATATGAAGACAATACTGGATACAGATGAACAAATACAAGAAATCATAAAACAAGCACGTAAAAATGTGTATGTTAATTGTAATGAGTACCATTATCATACATCTGAATGCATTGATGGGGACCCCAAAGATGTAGTAATTTGTAAATTAGTTGGTGCCTTAAGTGCTTTATCCAATAAAATAGAATCTAGTTATAAAAAATTAATGGAGTAATCATTTAATGAACCCCTCCCTCGTTTGGTCAACATCTGCAATGGACTCTGTAGAAAGAGCAAGAAAAATTGTAGCCGAATACGGTGTTTTAGAGGACGGCGGTCCTGCGTATCGTATCGTTGCTTGGAAACAAAGTTCCCGTGATATTATTTATGGCATTAATCCTTATTTTTTTAAATTTGTAACAGAAAAACGAGAAGTAGTTGGAGGAAAAACTATTTGGAGTTGGCACTCTGATAATATACAAAAATCAGAATTTTTCCTTCTAGTAAAATCGCTATACGCTAAACAGGAACTGTATGAGTACCAAAATAATATTTAGAAACAGCTTAGTTTCACAATACGAGTTATGTGCAGCAGCAGATAACTTCGAATGTGCTTTTAATCGCACCGCTACAGAACCTAACGATTTAATTATTGGGCGCTACTCCATCTGGCCCTTTTATAAAGAATTTGAAGAGGACGTAAAACATCTAGGAGGCAAGTTAATAAACCGATATGCCCAACATCTATATGTGGCAGATCTCCAAAATTGGTACGAAGATTTACAGGAGTTTACACCAAAAACCTGGGATTCTTTTACAGATATAACCGACTCTGATGGTCCTTTTGTGTTGAAGGGAGAGACTAATAGTTACAAAAATCGTTGGAATAGCCATATGTATGCCAACGATAGAAAAGAAGCTATAGAAGTCATGCTTCGGCTACAACAAGATCGATTTTTAGAGAATCAAAAAATATGCATTAGAAAATATGTACCGTTACGTAACTTAGGCACAGGTATTAATGAATTACAAATTTCAGAGGAATATCGCTTTTTCGTTCTAGATGGAAAAATACTATGTTCTGGATTTTATTGGACCGATGTTATTGAGAGCATACCCAAAGATGTTAGCCCATCAAATGTTCCTACTTCGTTTTTAGATAAAATAATAAGACTAGTTGGTGATAGCATTCGATTCTATGTCATTGATGTAGCTAGGACTAAAAACAATGAATGGATCGTTATTGAATTAAATGATGGTCAATATTCAGGATTATGTGGATGCGATCCCAAAATACTGTATAGCAATATTAAAAAGGCGCTACGCAATGGTTAATATTCTATCCAGTAAAACGTTAGTTGAACAGTATTATGCCCAAATCGAATTTAAAAAACAGGATGCTTGGGTTGGTGTGTACTGGGACAAGGAAAACTGCTGGATTTGTCTAATCCCTTGTTTTCCTATCCATATTGCAAAAAAGAAAAGCAAATCAGGGTACTCTTTGTTGTTTCATAGAAGAGTTAAAATGATCAAAAAACTTCATAAAAAGGGCGCCTCTTTCCAAGAAGCTAGAGATGCCGCGTTTAAAAAATACCCCTAAATTACAACTGTGCTGTAAAGAAATAATTGTAAAATTGTCTTGACAGCTTGACAAATTCCTAAAGTAGAGTATGATATAAATAGTTTATTGATAAAGTAAAAACAAGAGGGTGTAGTTTAAAGAATTCCAGAAATGTATTACAAGAATGATTAACTTATAACACATCTAGAGATAAAACACTAGGAGCATCTCTACTGAGTTAGCCAAACTAACAAATTATCAGTAGAAATCACCTGCCCATAGCTATCTTACCGGCTGTGCTAGAAATGAAAGTGCAAATCTTTCCGCCCTCACCGTGATGTAGCTTAACGTTTTGTTTTTTCATTAAGCGCTTAATGAAAAAACTCTCACAAAACGGTAGAAAAGCGCTTGGTGCATTAGCCAAGAGAGTAGGTGTGATTCCTGCACATCATTTAAAAATTTGACAAATTATTTAAAATAAGGTATAATAAAATTACGCTCTCGCCAATCTACGAGATAGTTCAGCTCTCCGAGAACGATAAAAGTGGGAGTAGCTACCCATAAAATGGAGCCTAGGACCGTAGGTCCCGGATAAGTCAGGATACGTTAGCCCAGACTCGATGGATGCACAACGCAAACGAAGTTGATTTGGGCACTGACAGATTTCTACAAAACAAGGAGAAAATAATATGAAAAACTTGAGAGGTTGGTACGCTTGTGATTGCATTAATGAAAGAAAACTTAATGAATTGGACACTTTCTACGGTCCCTATGAAACTCAAAGAGAAGCTATCAATACTGCAAGAAATTTTGAATTGAATGCAGTAAAATGGTGTACAGCAATAGGAAACCTGTATGATGATATATGGGACGTACCTATTATTCCTGGTGTAAAATTTTAGCAATATTGTAAAAATATAAAACGTAGAAATGTCAATTACCCACCCCTAAAGAGGTGGGCTTGTAAGTGATTACGAGATAAGGTTGGTAGTAATACTAACCCAATAGTTGATTAGAGGGCTTTTTAGGAAACTGAAATGCAGAAGTTAACAACAAAGTTGAAGAACGTACCAGTGGATGCTCCACAAGTCCACTGCTCTACAAACACTGGTCTAAACAGGGTTGAAAGACCCAGGGGTCAGTGCAGTTCTAAGAAGAACGAACGGGCTAGTAACAACCTCGAAGTGGATTTACCTAGCACTAAAACTACTTTTGGATACATCACTAATATTATTCGTAATGAGTTGGGGTTAGCAAAAACACATTACAACGATGCTTTTATTATCGCTGGTAGAACGGATCAAAGTAGATCAAATCCTACTACAGTTAAACAAAAATGTAAAAATAACAGAGTTTTACAGCTAAGCAGGAATGGTTATGCCTCAGCAATTAGAAAACAAAGGTATTCAATACAACCGGGAGATTTGGTAAGTTTTGTAGGTAACAACAGAAAATATGCTATAAAAGGAGTACATAGTTATGGAACTAGAGTTAAAGTCTGGGATAAAGAAGAAGTTTTGGATTTTAAAATGAATAAAATAGTTAAATGTTGCCATCAAAAAACATTAATGTGGATCATTGAACGCGATTCATCCCACCCCTAAAGAGGTGGGCTTTCTCGCTACGGAGATTGTAAAAAGATCAGCCGGATAACCTGGTCTTTTTGCATTTAAATCTCTTCATATGCGGTGTGGAAGCACTAAATAGTTGTAAAAGATGATTAAGAAATATCTCAGCACTTTATAAACTGCAAAAAACATTATGAACTTCAAAACCACATGCCCAAAAACACAGGTACTCATCAATACTGATTGTATTGACGAAGGGTGCATTTATCACACTAGGTATAAAAATATATACAATTGTTGTCTTATTTATATGGAACAACAAGGCAGTAACCAATTATCCTTATATGATATCAGTTTATTGGTAGGTAAACCTATTAAAACTATTAAAAAAGATTTTAACACTGCGTTAAAGATATTAAGAGAACAAGTACCTAATTTTTCTTCCCTAGAAAAAGAATTTACGATATTGAATAATGATAAAATATGTTTATGTTGTGAAAAACTTATAAAAGAGGGGCATAAACAAATAGAACTAGATGATAAAATATTCCACTACTGCTGTGAACGCTGTGCGGCTGAGTATAACCCAAAAGTTGCCGAAATAGAAACAAAATATGGCGCAAACATAAAAACAATACTTACTTGGGTGATCTCTAAATACAAATCTGTGGAGATAGTAAAACAAGTGTTAAAAATAGACGAAAATTATCTAAAAGAACTTGTTACTAAATATGTGGGCACCACGAAAGGGTAAAAACATGATTAATTGCGCGATAAAAATAATACAAAACCCTACAACACAAAAAGAAGCACACATACATACCTCCTTGAGCCCCCGTGGTGGTAAGTATCTTGTATTTCTAGTAAAAAATACTAAAGTGCTTGATATAGTAGATGCGCACGAAATGGAAGACGCTGTCTGGAAGGCTAATGATTTTGTAAATAAATAAGTAATGGAAGCACTATTTAAAATTACGCCAAAAACTTTACTAATAGATTTTTCTAACTTAGTGTTTCGTACCGTATTGGTTAGTACTGGAAACCCTTGTACTAAACAAGAGTACCTGCATAGGTTTTATAACACACTTATATCGTTACAGAAAAAATTTCCTGGTTGCAAAACTATTTTTGTTTACGATACTAGAGGTGGTAAAAATAAAAGAAAAGAAACGTTTCCAGAATATAAAGGTAATAGAGGAAACTACATAGATTGTATTATTGATACCTTGAAGTTCAACCCTATTGTAGAGTTTTCTAAATTAGTGCAAACACTTAGTTGTGAAATTTGCGTACCTTATGAAGCGGAAGCAGACGATGGGATAGCCACGTTGTGTCACATCTTACCTGGTTTAAAATATGTAGTAAGTAATGATAAAGATATGTGGCAACTGATGTCAAGTAGTGTTACACTATATACTAAAGAAGTGGTTACGATTCAACACGTGTTAAAATCATTCAGGATAACTAACCCATTAACTATTCCGTTAGTAAAAACATTATGTGGAGATCCATCCGACAACATCCCAAGTGTGGGCATCAGATGGCAATACGTCAAAGACATTATCAAAGATTGTGTAACTATTACGGATCTATTTGATAACATTGATAAAATTAATCATCTCAAGACTAAAGAAATTTTAGTTAATAACAAAGAATTATTAGAGATAATTTATAAAATTGTACTGTTGGACCAAAATTGTAAATATTGTTTAAAGAAATTTGGTGGTAATAAAGAAAAGTTGGGGCAACTGCTTGGCGCCTTATAATGGACTACTACAAAATCACTAACGAGAAGGAGAGTCAGTATGGACTACAGTACCGCGATGAATTAAATGTAGATCCCAAGACTTTTAAAAATGACAGATTCTAGCACCGCAAGCCCGCCCTGGGAGTGTCAAATCAGTATTCTTCACTATGCTCATAGAACTAAAAATACAGAATTGGCTAACATCATTCTAGAAGCTGGAGGAGATCCAAAACTCTTAGCTTGATGGCAACAAAAATAAACAAAAAATTCGCATCTACATCCTTAAAAATTGTAAAAGAAGACTATAAGGTATTCCAACACCTTACAGATTGGGACTAAAAAATCAGCATTAGAAAGGCTCAGCATTAGAAAGGCATTGAAAATGTATTATGACTCTGTTTCTCCTCTCCCTCCCATAGATTACCACATACATTCTAACTGGAGCCCTGATGTTGATAGCCATGTAACTATCGACAGACTTGCATATTTATACAAATGTAATAACTATGCTACTATAATAATTACAGATCACAGCTATTCTTCCAAATTTAGTACTAAACAGGATGTTCTTAATTACAAAAAAGAATGTGTGTTTGCATCTTTAGCCAATAATATTCATGTTATTCCAGGCATTGAGGTAGACATAGACATAGATGGAAATTTAGACATGGATCCAGAACTACTACAAATGTTTGATTTTGTTACAGGTGCAATACATAGAGAGCATAATGAAAATACCACCAACAGATTAATGACAGCAATTTGTAGCAATAAAATAGATGCGGTAGCACACCCCACCAATGCAATAATAGGTGTTAGAGACCCTTCCCCAATGAATCATGAACTTATTTTTAACGCGGCAGCAAAATATAGAGTAGCGTTAGAAATTAATGGGATTCGTCAAGATCTTTGTTGCAAATATATAACAATGGCGAAAAAATTGGGTTGTAGGTTTATTTGTAGTTCCGATTCTCATAACGAAAACGGAGTTGACCACTTAGAATGGTGTAAACAAGTAGCTGTAGAGACTAAATTGAATACAAAAGATTTTTATAATTTATCCTAAAAGGAGAAAAAGTACGACAAAGTATTACAAAATAACTAACAAGAAAGAAATTCATAACGGGTTACAGTACCATACAGGACTTAATGTGGACCCACTGCCCTTTAATCCCAGGGAAGATTGTGAGGAAGGCGGTATTTATTTCGCTTCTGTAGACATTATAGCTTTTTTAAATTATGGATCTTGGATCAGGGAAGTAACATTACCGGAGGGAGAAGAGGTTTATACCAATCCTGGTACACCTGTTGCCTATAAAGCGCACCGCGTTATACTGGGAGAGCGAAGAAAGATTACACTAGACGTGATTAAAGAATTGGTAGCAGATGGTTGTGATCCAAGAGTTTATTCTAATGAGATAGGCAAAGATTGCGTTTTAGTGTGGGCAGCAGAAAACGGGCACTTGGAAATAGTAAAATATTTAATAAGCCTTGGTTGTGATCCCAGAATGGAAAATAACTATACTTTGAAAGGGGCAGTATGGAATGGTGATTTAGAAATGACTAAGTACTTAGTTAGTATTGGTTACAATCCAGTGACTAATAGCGCAGCTCTTATGTGCGCAGCGAGGACTGGACACTTAGAGATACTAAAATACTTAATAGGTGCAGGTTTCGATCCTAGAATTGAAAATAACTATGCTTTGAAATGGGCAGTATGGAATGGTGATTTAGAAATGACTAAGTACTTAGTTAGTATTGGTTGCGATCCCAGATTTAATAATGATTATTTTTATAAATGTGCGCTAAATGTCGGGCACACAGATGTTGTAGAATATTTAAAAACATTGGGATGCGAAGAGTCAGTTACCCACTCTGATGGGGTGGGCTTTCTCGCTACGGAGATCGTTAATCGTTAAAAAGGACTAAAATGAACAAACAACAAAAAAATTTCTTAGAAGACCTGTGTTCCGAAATAGAGACAAAATTTGGTCTATATGCAACAATTGTACAAAGTGAACCATTAAAAAAGGAGAAAAATATGTGTAACCAAACTATTTGTAAATGTAATAAACAAAATAACAACGTATGGGTACTCTACAGTATGGAAACTACGCTAACCAGTTATGATACCCATATTCTTGGTATTTTTAAAACAAGAGAGTTAGCACGCGATACACAAAGGAAAGATCTTGCTAACATGGGGTACGCTACTTTCGAAGACGCTAGAAATAACAGGTATCACAAAATACTGTACAGGGTAGAAAAAATTGAAGTGGGGCAGTACTATGGTGATGGACACTACCAATTGCCCAAAAATATTTAGGTCAATAAACATTAATAAAAATGATATATCAATCATATATAGATGGGCTGCCTGAAACAGAACACATCTATCAGGAAACACAAAATAAGTATGTTCCAGACCCAGCTCTTCAAGCTGTTGTATCAGAAGTTTGGAACACAATTATTCGTCAAAGCTTACCAAGAAAATTACTTAGTAACGTATATTTGCCTGAATATGCAGTCGGAAGAGTTAGAATTAATCCTAACAATAACATCTATAGTATTAATGATCGAAATGAAGTATGTGCTGTATTGCCTCATCAAAATACGGTAACATCATATTTTTACCCACATACGTTTGAATTACTTACTGCTTTGGTAGAAGACGAAAAGCCTTTACTAAAAACATTACCTCGTGACTTCTCTTCAAAAGATTTTCTTGAACGGGTACGAAAACACAACTTGTATAAAATCATACTCAAAAAAGTAATGGGTCAAGAAGAAAATATCACCAAAAAATTACTAATTGCAGCAGCTAATATGTGTACTACGTTTAAAAAATGCACAATAGGTACTTTAAACAAAATATTCGATAGAATGATATATTACGGGCTATCTCCCTCTAACATTTTTATAAACATGAATATGTATAGGGAAGAGCTTGTAATAGACCCCGATTTTTCTTTTATATTTGATCCTGTTACATCCGAAAGTCTGCTATACGAGGGGTATTTAGGATGCCTATATGGCAAAATACAGATGTACACTGATGGGTACAGACACCCTGAATTACGAATACTTCAATCTGGTGAGATTTTTGTTACCGCTGCCCCGTCTGAGATAGGAGTGCTAAATCAACATAAATCCCTCCATGTAGTTCACGACAGCGGTATTGTGGCACAAATACAAAACCAAGTAATAATTAATGCAAATGCGGTTTGCTACGGAGTACGTGATTAATTATGATACCGCCAAAAACTTGTCATCATCCTATTAGACCTTTAGGAAACAAAAATTGTAAAAGTTGTAATATACTTGAGTGCGGAAACACCAGTTGGGAAAAGTGCGAGTGGGGTGAGAAGTACAAAAATTCGTTAGACTTATGGTTAAAAGATTTGTGGGAACAATTTGTACAAAATTTAGAAACAAACAATATCAAGGAGAAAACATAATGGGACACCAGGACATTATCAACAAAAGAGCAAAAATTGCCAACGCGGTACAAAATTGGGACCAAATTTGGGCGTCTGAGGGTTTAACAAGCTGGAGAGGTACTGCACTAAAAGAGGTGTACACCTACATATCTGATCATATTGATTCCGGTAGTACTGTAACTGATATAGCGGGTGGCGTAGGTATTCTTTGCTCTAAACTAGTAGAAGATAAACAAGTAGTTGCCACTGTAGCGGAACATAGCCAAGCTGCTTTAGATATTGCTTCTAAGAATGGGTTAAACACACTCCTTATCGATCTCAACAGTGACTACACGTTACCGGAACAAGACTATTATACCGCCACAGAAGTTGCGGAACATTTAACCAACGATACAAGAACAAGATTGTTTGCCGAACTTGCCAAAAAATCCAAAAAAGGTGTGTTTATAAGTGTTCCCAATCATATACTTCCTCCAGAGCAAGAACCTCAACATACCATTATGTACACTGCATTACAGTTCAAGAACGAACTGAAGAAACACTTCCAAGATGTTTATGTAGCTTGTCGGGATCGATACCTTATTGGAGTATGTGGACCTATTGCCCACAAAAATTTCACGTTAAGTGTGACATTTCCTGCATGTAACGAAAGTGCCGATATTGAAAAAACACTAAGAAGCTTTATGGAAGTTGCGGACGAAATAGTGATTGGAGTAGATAAAAGAGGTACCGATAATACATTCGAGATAGCAAGTTGGTACGCAGATGCCACGTTTTGGCTTGAAAACCCAGAAGGGGTTGGTGAAGAATACCAAGGGGAGGGCAAAGTACACTTTTCCCACATTAGAAACCAATGTATAGATCGCTGCAGTTCTGAATGGCTGTTCATGACGGAGGCCCATGAGTACTTACTTAAAGGGGTTGAAACGTTACGCCATTTAGACAAACATATGCCCAAAGAATCTAAAATAGGCTTTGTTAACCGTAGAGGTGGTAGTAACCAATGGGCATTTCCATGGTTGATAAAAAATCTACCCGAAATTAGGTTCACACGCCCCGTTCATAATATCGTTGATTACCCTGCAGGAACTTATTGTGTAAAGTTAACCCAAGTAGTTACTTTACACGAGAGATCTATCGATAGATCAAAAGAGAGGGCGGAACAGCGCAAGGTTCAAAACAGAACTACACTGCTAAACGATTGGCTTAGTAGGGGTAGTGAAGCTTCCCTGTTTTACGTGGCTCAAGAGTGGAGAGGGCTAAATATCGATAAATCCATTGAGCGCTACGAACAATTTTTAACCGTGAGCAATAATGGGACACAAAAGTACCAATGTAGATTAGCACTGGCACAAGCTTACATGGACAAACTAGGAGAGACGGGAGACAAGAATTGGCACAAAAAAGCCAAAGATATCCTATTCGGATGCGTAGCAGACGATTGGAGCAGGGCAGATCACTGGTTGTGGTTAGGCGACATATTCTACCTTAAAGAGGAGTACGAAGCCGCGTACCGCTTCTACAGTTACGCTACGCTAACAATTGGGGAGCCACCCTTTTCGTTGTGGTGGACAAATATAGAGTATTACTCCTACCTACCTTGTCAAAGAATGGCAACGGTGTGTGCTGACCTAGATCGTGTTGAAGAAGCTTTAGTGTGGAGTAAAAAAGTGTTGGAGCAGTTGCCTCCCGATGCGCCTGATGCATTAGTAGAAGAGACCAAAAACAACATAAAACTAATAGAGGAACATATAGAAAAACACGGGAATGGTGAATCTGCACCAATAGAGAAGAAAGAATTTGGGGTACCAGAAGAGGGCGAGAAAGAGGACGTCAATAGCTGAAAAATGAACGATCAAAGAGGCAAAAATAATAACAATTACAAACACGGATTAAGCAGGCATCCTCTATATCGCATACTAATGTGCATGAAAGACAGGTGCTACAACAAAAACAATCCTGTCTACCATCGATATGGAGGACGTGGGATTACAATATACCAAGATTGGTTAAGAATACCAAGTACTTTTGTGTATTGGTCGTTACAACATGGGTGGGTTAAAGGACTATCTATAGAACGAATAGACAACAATGGCATTTATTGCCCTAATAATTGTAAATACATAACTGTTAGTGAACAAAGTCAAAACAGAAAAGCAAAAGACCATTTTAAATATGCAGGTCTTCCTTTAGGCATTACTATACACAAAGGTTACTATCAAGTTCAATTAACTTTCGAAGATAAATTAAAATACGCGGGGCGTTATAAAAAATTAGATGATGCCTTAGTGGCTTATGATAAAGCTACTAACGGAATATTTCCGAACACTACTAAAAAATCTGGGCTACTAAGAGGCATAACCCATAAAGATAATAAATACAGAGTTAGGATTGTAGTAAAAGGCAAATATACAAGGTTAGGACTATTTAGTACCCTAAAAGAAGCCTGTAGTGCTATTGAAGAAGCCAAAAAATAACCAATGACAAAATATTATAAAATAACTAATGAAGAAGAAAACCATAACGGGTTACAGTACCATACTGGAGTCAATTACCCACCCCTAAAGAGGTGGGCTTTCTCTCTACAGAGATCGTAATGACCCATAAGTTCACACCAAAATTTTTAACTATTCCACCCCAATGGGGGGTGGGTAGAACTATTTATGCGTTTCAACACGTGTATGCACCTACTTGTAGGGTCCAAACAGGTAGTTGTATAATAGTTGCACAATTGGGGTGGAACGCTGCATTGCTTAGTTTTGAATACACAGTTAGTAACTTGGTAGGCACATTTCCATCAGGTTGTATACTTAATGATGGAATGGTTTGTGCGGAGACTTACCCGCGTTTTAACGATGTGGTTAATAACTACAATCCTTACCCTGGTATAATAGTGTCTGATTCCATTACTATGCTGGATTCTTTATTGGTACAAAAAATAACATGAAAAGAAATAAAAATTACAATTGGGCTGTGGTTGTGCTGTACGGTTTCGAAACAAATGGTGCAATATCTTCTTACTTATTTTGCACTAGAATGGAAGCAAGACACTTTGCTGCGGAAACAAAAAGAATATTCGGAGCACATATACTTCATGTTGTGATTAAACGATTTAATTACAATCAGGTAGACTTTGTAAGATTGCCTAAAATTAATAACAGCAACAAATAGATAGGAAAAAATATGGAAAAAATAATTTATATAGTAACATCGGGTAGTTATAGCGACTACCACATTTGTGCCGTTTTTGATACCGAAGAACTAGCTGAAAAATATTGTCAATTTTATAACTGTTACAACCCCGAGGAAAGTTATAAGAATTATAGTATCGAGGAGTTTACCCTAAACCCTGCGGTAACAGAAATACCTAAAAACCTAATTCCTTATCGTGTAGCTATGACATTAGAGGGGGAATACTCAGAATGTAGGCTTTCTTCTTACAATATGGTTACAGAGAAGGGAGGAGAAATCGAATGCTGGGACGCTGCACTACCTAAAATTAGCGCGTATACAGGTCAAGTCATACCTTGGAATGAAAAATTAGAGAGCAAGCAACACATTATTACTTTCGTGCTGGCTAAAGACGAAACACATGCTGTAAAAATTGTTAACGAAAAAAGAGCACAGATCGTAGCTCTTAATCTATGGGCAAATAATAAAACAAGCTGTAAAAGTAGTTATGGGCGATATGTAGGATCTGTTACCATTAAATAGTATTTAATAAAAAGGATAAATAATGAAAAGTACACCAACAATAGACCAAATTAGAGACAGACTGATTAAACAGGGATGGGTAGAAAAAGCGGAGGGTGAGCTTTGTTTGCCCTTCTTTAGCAATAACATATATTCTGTCGTGGAAGCGGAAGAAATTCAAACAATCTTTGATTACCTAAGAAATATACCCAAAGACTTATATTCACACTAATTTTTTACTGGAGGAGTGATAATAGAATGATTAAAGTAATTTTTTATAGTGTTATAGTAATACTTTTATACATTTATGGAATAATTTTACATTATATTTGTAAATGGGGTAATCAAATAAGGAGACCCAAAAATTCTACCTTTTTAATGATTCGTAATGGATTTTATGTCGGAAAAGCCTTTATTCGAAAAAACGAAATAATACTACCAGGTGATTCTGCGCAATGGAATAGTGATGGTACTCTTTCCGCTATTCCCCCAAGAAAGACTGAGTGCTAAGTTAATACTATTAATGTCATGTCGTTCAGGAATTGATCCAATGTGCTGTATTTAAGTATAGGGTTAAAACTGACAACGAATAATTTAATATCTCTATCCCAATATTTATTTATTCGCGGTAGTGTAATTTCATGCCATCTTTTCCACGCTTTGGGCATACCCTTAACTTCTATAACTATGTTTTCGTGTGGTAAATAAAAATCAGCAGAATACCTATTTTTGCCTAATTGGAAGATTTTTTGTGTCTCATATTCAATACCTAACTGGATAAACACGTTAGCACAACCTGCTTCCCAAGAACTGTGAAAAAATTGCATAGTATTATTGATTAGTATGTATTCTTTTGCGCTATGGTTTAAAGCGGATTTGACTCGTGCAGTTTTATTTTCTGGTGTGATACCGTCCCAGCTCTTTTTAACACCTTCAGATATTTTTACGTTAGTTTCTTTTCTCTTTGACTCTCTAGCTTTGTAAGCCCTGTCTTTAATTTTATCAAGCTCTTCTTTTGGTTTGTCCCACATATTAGCAAAGGACGAGGCTTGTTTAGCTTCTTTGCTCTTTTTAGAGCAGGCTAACTTAGCTGAGGAAGACCTTTTTTCAAAACTGTCATTTATCCATATACCTCTTGCCTTGATAATAGTTTCCATATTCTATATTTACAATATTAAAAAAGGAAAGGCTGGAATTTTCATCCCAGCCTTTCAAGTTTAATATATTAAGTTAATCCGATACTGCTATACTAGATGCGACCTCCGCGAGATACTGCGCGACCGTTGCCAAGGACTTGACCTTGAATTTGCTCAAGGAACCATCCGCGAGCAGCGCGACCTAGTGCGTAACCATCACAAGCTTTCGAATCAAGCTCTTTGCGTTGGCAAATAGCGCCAAGGGTTACGGGACTAGCAGTTATAAATACCTCACCAGGTTGAAGAACCTGTAAGGTTGGATAACGGTTACCATCGGTGATGATTTCCATCCCGAGCAGTGAACCAAGACGACCTTCTAGAATTAGTTCATGCTTATGAACCTGATCCCAGAATCGTACGAAATCGGTATCAGCAATGATGTCATTCCATAGATCATATGCAATAACCATTGTTGATGCACTGTTCCCCCAACGGTCAACCTGGATCTTTAGGGTGCTAAGCACTGCTGGTGTAAAGGTTGGGAATAGAACTAAATCGTTAAAGGTTGTGGAACCACGAATTAGTAGTTGGCGGGTAATTAAGTCTTCCCGTCTTAGAATTGCTTCAAGACCATCCTGATACTTTTGATCCAATAGATCGGTACCAGCCTGTGCAATTTCCTTATCCTCAATCATGAGTAAGCAGCTGATAACGAACTCAGGTGGATAAATATATGTTTGACGAATTCTTTGCTCCTGAACCTTTACGTCACTGGTAACTTGGTATGCAACTACATCCTTTTTGCGAACTTTGACTCTAGCGACTTGACCGTTAGCTACAGGCTGTACTGCAAGCAATTTTCTTGAGAAACCATCTCTTCCAAGGGTCTCCCATATATCCTCACTGATTACTTCACCGAGAACTTGGAACTTTGCACCGCTCTTGTCTGCCATTGCGTCATGAAGCTGTGCGGTACGGATAGAAGCATCTTCTGGAGATGCAACTACTCGGGTTTGCTGCGCGTCTTGTAGAACTTTGCCAATAACGCGCATAAGTTCTTGAGTTGAACTAGCGTTTAGTTCGCCATTAGCACCGAAAGCGGGACCGTTTGAGGTACGAATTGAGCCATTAGCCATGCGAGCCCCGCCACGAATTCCGTCGATCGATGTCGCGGGAATTGAGGGGTCGTGTGCCATTACACGATACGGACTATTATAATCTGTCATTGTTTTAAATCTCCTATACTGAACTTTTTATTATTTTTCTCCTTTTTGTTGTAAAACTTTTAATCCTGAGGGTTTGTATAATAAAACTGTTAATACAGGACGATTTTTACTCGCTTATTATTAAATAACCATTAAAATAAAAAACCACTGTAATTTTCTTACAGTGGTTGCATAATTTTGTTATTTTTGTACTTTTTATATATTATTCTATATATTTCCAATGATATCCATGAGCTATTTTATTTTTAGTAGCTGCGTATGATATTCTGCCGGTCCGTCCATCCGTCCGTCCGTCCCAATCTATAAGGTGTTGGGATACCTTTTATACATATTAAGAGAGGAGACCAAGTTACAATGCTGATTAGTCCCAATCTATAAGGTGTTGGGATACCTTTTATACAATGGTACGAAAAAATCGAGCGAATCCGCTTAACCCCGTCCCAATCTATAAGGTGTTGGGATACCTTTTATACGTAGAGAGAAAACAAGGTAATAGCTGGACCCCAGCCGTCCCAATCTGTAATACTGTAAGTACGAATATGACCAGGAACTAAATTTATAAAATGTAAATCCACAAGAATTCTAGTATAAGTTCCCCCATTCTTTATAAAAAGAAATGGATGTATTCTCACACATTGTCAGCAAATTATTTACTATGCAACAAATACACAGTAGTAAGAGATACTTTATGAACTACTCCATGAAGTACACTTTTTGAACCACCAAAGGAATACTACTTGAACTTTTTAGCCATTTTTGCATCTTCCTAGCTTCTTTTCTGCTTTTACAAACACAATAAAGGTAGTCTGATCCTGTGTTATCAAAATCTTTAATAGGCTCAAGCACAGCCCACACATAGTCTTTAGTAGTGTCAGTTTCGCTATGATCTACTTCAAGAAAAGTCCCTGTAAAACAAACGTAAGATTCTTTGCTTATTCTAAAATTTCCCCTGTAACGATCTATTATACTATGTTTTAGTATGTCTTTTTTCTTTTCCACAGCCTGTTTTTTTGTTCTAAAAATACCATATAAGGATCTGATTTTATTGTAATTTACATTTTCAATAGTTTCTAACAGCACCCAAACATCATTAGCACTTTTCATAATCAATTCCTCCTTTATTTCACGTCAACCTTATTTTTTTCTTCACAATTAAATATATATAAAGCATCGCGCATTTCTTTTAATTTTTCTTCACAGATTTTAGCAGGCAGTAAGCGTATAGCGATATCTCTGCCCCGCACCACTTCTAGATATTCATCAATTTCAAGCTCTTTAGCGATGCCAAAAATACTGTGAAGTAAAGCAAGTGTACCCGTTATCTTCTTGTAATGATCTACTAAAGTAACCCATTCATTGTTGTTGTCTACGATGGTACGAAGTATATGCAGGGCTAGCACGTAAGTTCTGCCGGATCTAGCACAATCTTCCCTACAAGAGTGCAGCCAAGTAAGAGAATCTAAAGCTTGTTTTTGTACTTTTGATAATGTAAACATATTCCTCCAGTCCCGATCTGTAAAATGTTGGGATACCTTTTATACGTCAGATAATCGTCAGATGAGATCTCATAATCGTCAGGTCCCGATCTATAAGGTGTTGGAGTACCTTATAGTCTTCTTTTACAACTATTTTTAATTAAATTATGGTTAAAAAAGATTATGTGCCCAATTAACCAAGTATTCTTTCCTCTTACCCCCGACTTCTCCCTCCCCCTTTAGGTGTGAGCTTTCGCACTCACGATCGTAATATCATAAGTATGAATACTGCCGATATATATATATTTGTGTAAAGTAGTATGTGTATTTTTGTTACAAACACTTAGTAGGTACAAACACGCTCTAGAAATTGGTGCAAGTTGTTCCCCCTTTATCCCTTTTACAAAATAATTTTTACCAACTTTCTAAACCAGCAGTCCATGCTCTATACATAAGAGTTAATGTTTTATTGTCAAGAAGATCGTACTCTTCCACTTTTTCTTTACACCAGGTAACAAAATCCTCATCATAAGACCAGTGTCTGCTACTTATTTCATTTGTACGAGACTTTTCCTCCGTATATTCTACATTATCAACACATACCCCCATAACCCCATTTTCTGGTAAAGAGATTACTACCGCCTGCTCCTCTTCTTCTTTTCCACATTTAGTAACGGTGTAAATAGGTACTCCTTCTTTACTTTCGAGTAAAAAGAATTTAACAAAGTCTCCAACAGAAAACTTCTCTTCCCCAAATACTACATTAACATACAATATACTCATAGCTCTATTCCTTTATTAATAGAAAATTCTAAATCCTTTAGTTCCTTTGTTATTTCCACAATCAGCCTATGATTGCGGCTTTGAATCGCGCCTTTAAGTAAATATTTAAGTAATTTAATCTTGTTTGCCATAATATTTCTCTATAATTTTATAACTCTGTAACAAAAATCCAAAATCTCTAGAAAGTAATTTTAGTTACCTTGCCATTTTCGTCAATAAGTTCCCCTACTATAAGAGGTAAAGAAACTACGCTACAAGCCGACCAAGCAATTCTGCTCTTCAGTAGAGGTGGATATGTTACCACATCGCCATTATATACCTCGTCAAGATAATGCTTCACTGCGCAAAAAATGTTAGAACCCGTTATTACTTTATCCATAATTTCCCTTTCTACGTTGTTATTTTGATCCGACTTTTTTATTGTAGCACTACTTTCTAAAATGTCAACTGATTTTTTACCTACTCTAGATCTTAGTACAATTCTTGTTCAAAAGACATACCAGAAAGCTGCCTTTTATACTTACGACAAAGTTTTAGTCCAAGATAAGTCTGTTTATTATTAAGTTTCGCTAAAGCAGCAAGACTATGCCCTAAACCAGCATCAAATTTACTAAATCCTTGTCCATCTTTAGCGGAAGCACCGTCACAACAAGAAGCAAGAAACTGGAGGGAGGAAAGTACCTTAGTCTTAGTCTCCTCTTTATACTGGACTTCTTTATACTCTTTTTTAACCTCTGCTGCGGTAGGAACAATATCTAATTTAGTTGGAATAGCGTAATGAAATCCGTCTAAAGCAGCATCAGCAATATTTTGTTTCTCAATAAGAACTTCGGCTAAATGCTGATCTATGGATCCATCTAAAACGACATGAATGACATTTACGGGGTAATGTTGTCCTATTCGGTCGCATCTATCTTCTGCCTGACTCATTTCAGCCGGTACCCAACTCATCTCACAAAAAATAACCGTAGAAGCAGCTGTTAAGGTTAACCCTACACCCATAGCTCCAATAGTTCCAATTATGACATGACAATTTAGGTCATTCTGAAACGTTTCCACAGCAATTTGCCGGTCTTCAACAGAATCATCACCAGTTACTCTTACCGGATTGAACTCTTTGAACCCTTCCATAAGAGCAGATACCACCTCAAGATGGTGTGCAAAAATAACAACTTTTCCTTCCGATTCAATTACATCAGTGGCATAATCAATAAAAGCAGGAACTTTAGCAATAGCCACTTCCTTACGAGCACGTGCTATCTCCTCAAAAGAATACGTATCAAATCTATGCATCGCAGCAACAGCATCTTTGTAACTGGTATCCATACTTTTATTTTAGCTCTTTTTAGAGTTTTGTCAACCCATTTTTATTGCTTATTCCTACGTCTCCTGTGCCGCCCACGCAAGCAAATCCTTATTACCCTCCCCATAGATAGCAGCTTCGTGCTCCACAGCCTTTGCTGCCCCGTTAGCGGGTAGAACAACTAATTGACGGCGCTTTCCAGGGAGTTCCTTCAGCACGTCCTTTTTGAGCCTACGAATCATAACGTTAGTTCTAAGTCTTTCTTGCAACTCTACAAGATTAGAAGAACCTGTGAAATCCCACACTAGACTGTAACGACTTACTTGAACTTGATGTGCAGCACAATAACGTTTTGCAAAACCAAAAAAATTCTTTCCTAACCCTTCAGGGTCTATAACTGAAAGAAGAGGAAAAAGTTCGACGGGGCGATTCATGATAGGCGTTCCGGTAAGCCAAAGGGTTTTCTTACAGTTGTCTACAATTCCTTTAATTTCTTTCTTTTTATCACCTAAAAGCGTAATTGTTCTTTTTGCTTTTGGGTTCTTAACTCTATGGCATTCGTCAACAATAAGAAAGTCCCAGTTGTGTTCCATAACAAGATCAAGTCTTTCATAATTCACAATCACAAAATTAGCATTTTCAGGAATCTCTCCCTTTTTGTCCGCAACATAATAATTCCATTTTTTCACACACCACTTAGTAGCTTCTAGCTTCCAGTTAAGACGAAGAGAAGCGGGGCACACGACCAAAACTGATTTAATAGAATCATCATTATTCAAAATACCGATAGCTTCAATTGTTTTCCCAACTCCGGGCTGATCCGCTATCAAAGTGTGTTTTCGATCTTTAGCAAACGCAATAGCCGCTTTTTGGAAAGGTAGATATGAAAGACCGGTAGGCACTGGGGCTTCGATGTCAGCATTAGTAGCATGAGAAGCTTCAATTTTTTCTACTTTAGCTGTAACAGCGTTCGTAAGTTCCTCTTGAAGTTCTTTGCTTCCATAATTGGCTAATTTATACGCCTTTTCTGCCTCTTTAGTAGACCATTTTTGTGGGTGGGTTTTGCTATTCCACCAAAAACCAGCGGATTTTGGCACAGCGCGATCTGCGTAACCGCACTCGCAAATGTACCAATTAGTGCTACTATCTTTTAACAATGTCACCATACCTTTATTGTAACATTACTTTCTAAGCTGTCAAGCTAAAGCAAAAAAGTATTTATTGACTTCTTTCCACCTATCACTACCCTTATTCCTCTTTTCAATCATTTTGATTGAAAGCATTCTTTTAGTAAGACACAAATAGAGTTATTTGTAATTAGGGGGATTTTTCTATTTCATAAAATCAAAGGAGGGGGTTTATATGAACACATTTGTATTCGCAGCAATTGCGATCTGTGTAGTAATTGTTATTGTAACAATATTACACTAGATATGAGATAAAATATTACAATGTATTAAATCGTATTACATTTAGTTTTGTGCCATAATTAAACAAAAACAAGTAGGGGGTTCAAATGACTAAAATATCACGTAATTTTTTAATAAAAGCTGTATTTATTGGGGTATTTATATCCTTACTAGTACCAAATATTACTTCCGCATCAGGTAACGCACAAACATACTCTGTAGAGACACAACAAGTACAAAATAAATCTCCAAAAATTGGTTCTGTTTCTTTAAAAATAGAACCCGGATTATCTATTCCTTTAACTCCTCCGCAATCTCAACTTTTTAAACTGGGTATTAGTGAAGATATTAAAGTACTTTGGCTACTAACACCTTATCTAGACTTAGGTCCTAGCATTTCTTTCACCACGTTGCCTACAAAAATAGATTTGAAAGACTCAGGAACTGCTTGGTCTTTAGGGGGAAGTCTTCGCTTAAAAACACCTAAAAGTTATGATGTTTTTTATTCTCTTTACCCATGGGTAGCCGCAGATTTGCTATATGTACGTACTGATTCCTTGAACAGGACAGGTTTAGCTGCATCTATCGGTATATCTATCCCCACAAATGAGGAAAAATCAATACTAATAGGACCTTTTGTGAAATACATGCAAATAATTCAGTTAGAAAAAAAGGGGTATGATACAAGAGATGCACGAATTTTAAGTATAGGTGTAAGTCTTGAAATAGGTCCTGGTAGTAAAAAACAAGAAAAAATTACTATAAATAAAACTACGGTAGAAAAAACTGATTGTGAGGACAAAGCAGATCCAGATGTGTGGATTTTACCAAAACAAGAAAAATTATTTACGACCCCTTCTGAAGTCACTATCACCAAAAAAATATACTTTGATTACGACAAATCTATTATATTAGGCTCTTCAATCCCTGCCCTTAATGAAGTAATAAGAATTTTAGTAGTTAACAAAAATATTAAAGTACGAATAGAAGGACATGCCTCATCAGAAGGTAAAATAAAGCATAACCAAATATTATCCGAGAACAGGGCAAAATCTGTATTAGACTATTTAGTAGCCTCTGGTATAGATAAAAATAGGTTAACAAGTGTAGGTTTGGGATCCTCTATTCCAGCTGCCACTAACAACACACTTGTAGGTAAAGAACAAAACAGAAGAGTAGAATTTATAGTTGATTTTATTGTGACGAAAAACACTAAATAAGGATAAAAACAAAATGAAAATAATAAAAAATATTTTAATACTATTGTTCCTAATTTTAACAGGGTGTGGACAACAGTTAGTAGAATTTCCTGTACCAAAGGCTGGAATGGGTGGCTTAGGAGGATCTGGTGGTTATGGAGGTTCTGATATACCAGATGCTTCTACCCCAGATTCCTATATAGATAAAGAAGCACCTATAGTTATAACAACTGTACCAAAAAATGAAAAAACTGATGTAAAATTAGATAGCACTATAACTATAACCTTTAGTGAGAATATGGATCCTGCCTCTGTAAACAGTAATTCTGTGCTACTAAAACAGGGAGATGCAAATATTGAGGGGATAATTACTGTAGATAAAGAAGTGGCAATATTCACACCTTCTAACCATTTATTACCTAGTACTACATATGTAGGTGTGGTGACAATTGAGGTAAAAGATACAAATGGCAACAATATGGTAGAAGAGTACAGTTGGACATTTGTAACAAAAGAAGACATAATTATTCCCACCATTATTGCTACAACACCTTTAGATGGAGCAACAAATGTACCTATCAATACAAAAATAACAGCTACTTTTAGTACTGGTATGGATGAAAATACTGTTATTGATCCCGAAACTTTTGTAGTAACAGATCCCTCCTTGTTGCCTATACAAGGTGTGGTAACTTACGACGCAGGATCCAAAAAAGTTACATTTGTTACCAGCGAACCGCTACTGTACAATACAACTTATATTGCTACCGTATCAACTTTAGCTGCTACATCAACAGGTGTTTCATTACAAAATCCTTATGTATGGAACTTTACTACCCTAATTACCCCAGATCTTATATCCCCACAGATAACGGTAACAAACCCTGTAGATTTAGCTACAGATGTACAGGCTGGTGCCGAAATAAGTGCAACTTTTAATGAAGATATGCTAGTCGAGACTCTGAACACTAACTCCTTTGTAGTAATGGATGGGTTGGCAAAGATAGAAGGATCTATTAGTTATAACGAACTAACTAAAACGGTAACTTTTACTCCTTCGAATCCTTTAGAGGGAGGAAAGACTTATACCGCAATAATTTCCACAGAAGCAATAGATCTGTCGGGTAACCCGTTAGAACCAGGACTTGTGCCCAACCCGTGGAGTTTCAGCACCTCTGAGCCAATAATACCGTTTATAAGCATTGATTTGGGTTCCGCGTCTACATACGCTATAGCGTCTACTGCAGGGGTAACCAATACAATTACAGCACCAATAACTCATATTAATGGTGATGTAATTCTAGATCCCAATCAAACCTGTAATGCGGTAGCTACAGATAATGCAGGAGGTTTTGGATTATGTAACGGGATGCCTCCTACTCTAAATGGTGTGGTGGTAACAAGCACGTATCCAGACACTACTACAGCAATTGCTGTAAAAGCTGATCTAAATGCTGCCTTCCTAAGCATCACACCTCCTGCAGGACCGCCTGCTGTGGGATCCCTTGGTGGCGGGACTCCTATACCAGCCCCTACAACGTTAGGCAACGTAACAGGTACACCTCTAGTTCTTGGGGATAATTGGTTTACTCCCGGAGTGTATACCTCAATAACTTCTATACTTATTACTGGAGATATTACTTTAGATGGGGGTGGTGACCCAAACGCTACTTTTATCTTTCAATCCGCTAGCTCGTTAACCACAGCAGATGGTGCGCCTACACCAGGAACACATACCCGTATTATATTAATTAATGGAGCTAAGGCTTCTAATGTGTGGTGGCAAGTAGGAAGCTCTGCTACTATAGGGCTGTATACGGAATTTGTAGGTAACGTACTGGCAGCTTTTGATATCACCATGAACACGGGGGCAACAAGTTGTGGGAGACTCATGAGTGGCGCTTGGGTTGGGGGATCAGGAGCCCTTGTGTGTGATTCTAACGTGGTATCTGTGCCAGGTAACGGGTGCGCACAGTAAAGTAAAAACCCAACTCTCTTAGGGGAGAGGGTTGGGTTTTCAACAGCTAACTAAAAACTAATAAGAGACATAATGTTAGGATTAAATACATTAATAATAATATGTTTACTAATAGGGATGCTGATACTAGTAACAAAATAATAAGCAAGTAAACTGCAAGTAAGGAGGGAAACGTAATGTTAGGATTAGGTATATTAATGACATTAGGCCTAATAGTCGGAATGACCATATTACTAACAATAGGAATAGCTAAAACACTAGTACTTATACTTATTGGAATAGCTCTGTTGGTATTTATGGGGCTAAGCACGACATGGGTAATGAGAAGGTAGCTAAAACAAATAGGCATTAAAAACAAAAACCCACTTTAATAGAGTGGGTTTTTTAGTTTCCGTACTAATTTTAAAAATAAACGCCAGACTGTTTCGGTCCGTCCGTCCGTCCCAATCTATAAGGTGTTGGGATACCTTTTAGTATCTTTTACAATTTAATTACCACAAACTTAAAAATTAATTTCTACTAACTAATTATTAACCCGCTATTTAAGTGAGACTGTAACTCATCGTTTACTTCCACGTAACCAAGTTTCAAAAAACATGGTTTAACTAACGCGGGGCTACTAGCCCACGTTTCACCAACCGCTTTCACAATAGTTTGATAACTAAAATACTTTACTTGAGATGTAGTAATGTCCCATTTATTCATATAGATAGTAGAATTACCCCCTGTGCTGAAAAGTATGTGTATGTGTTCTATAGGATCACTCATTACAGGAAATTGGATATTTATAGTGTTTTCTACACCCCCAACGAGATCCCACACTTGGCTAACATTAGGCTCTAGTTCCACTGCCATTGTAGTCTTTATAGTAGGTGTTACTTTAACAACCCAACTGGTTACTTGACCCGGATTTATTATAGGTACACATTTGTAATGGAGGTGAAACACACCTTCATCATCAGTAATTGCCATAAATGTAGACGTGCTTTTATCCCAATTAAGATGACCTCTCAAGAGATCACAGAAAAGAAAGGCATCGGCGGCTATGCTTTTTTTGTAAATTAAATAGTTCTTACCGCAATTATTAATAGTATCGATAACAGTTTGGGTTTGGTCATACAGTACGATGTTATCTGTTTCTTCTACGTCATCATCGGTATAAAATACCCCACTTATTCTATCGTAAAGAAATGGACCTACATCATTGGTGGCTATACTGACGTTAGGAATAGTGGGTATTACTATTTTACCCGACTCATATGCTGGATAAGATCGTAAATAAAGCTGAGTTATACTCCCATCAGTTAACGCATCCGGTATAGGTTGAGATAACACTACTTGGTACTCATAATCTCCATTAGGTAGAATGCCTACAAATATAAGACTTATTACTTCGTACTCGAATGATCCATAAACTATAAAATCCCCCACATAAATCTTATAAGGTGAATTTATAACTACAGTATCGGTAAGTGCTGGGTAATCTCCATTAACCTGTACTGGTACCGCAAATAGCTCCACAGTAGACCCTCCATCTACATTAACTTTTAGCAGTTCTGTAAAATTCAATCGGTACCCATCTTCTACAATATCGTCAACATACATTAGGAATCGAGAAGATATTCTTACTATAGAACCAGGTATGGACCAATTGAGGGGAGAGCTAAGGTAAAGAAAATTATCAACAATGGTTTGACTATTGCTTGTAGTAGTAAGATTATCGGGGAGCCAGATAGGAATAGGGTACCCAATTTTTTTGGCGAACCGAAGATTACCTCCCAAAATTGGATCAGTAGGTATAGCTAAACCCCGCAGTTTAGTAAACGCGGAGTTGTAGGAAGGTAACTTTGAGTTTATAGTCTCAAATATGCGTTGAAGTCGAGCCATTTAAAATTTTGTTATTTCCAATCAGTACTAACCTCAATTCCGTTATTTTTTAAAAAACGTTTATACTGAATAGCATCTCTAATTGTTAAAAAACCTTTACCAGAATTTATGGCATGACTTTCTGTCTCCCCCTCTTCCAAAGCTACAAATTTAGCGCCACAAGTTTTTGCATAAGAAGTAGTAGATTTTTTTATAGTAACTTTTTTATTTTCAGCATCTTTAGCAATTTTAATCAATTTTTGTACTATAGTATTCATTTTATTATTTTATATATTATCATTAACTTTAATGAATTCGTTGTCTACCAAATTCTGTCTTTCTTTTCTAAGATCTATGCCTAAAGCTTCTACTTTATCTCTCACGTTGTAATACGTCTCTCTAGCTTTAGTAAAAGCATTTGCAGCATCCCTTTGTTCTTTTTTGCTGTCAAGATACTGTTTTCTTAACTTTTTGTAATCTTCTATCGCCTCTTCCTTGCTTCTGCTTTCGTTTCTAGGAAGTTTCTTTAGAGTATCCGAAACTTTAAGTAATTTGTTTTTTATAACTTTATTCATTTCACCACCTCTTCCGCCTCTCTCTTCATGATCTCTTGGTCCACCTGTTTCAACATGATATCCAAGCTCTCTAGTGCTACCTTGTTGTCTTCATCATAAGCATCTTCAATTTGGATATTCAAAGTCTTTTGATACCTTCGCAACTTTGGTAGCGAGAAAGCTCTCAACTTCTCCTGTATTTTACCATACTGATTGTAAGTTATTTTATCCACATTGGTAGGGATATCTAAAGCATCTGCAGACTTTAAAGAATCTGCAACTTTTAGTAATTTATTGATTATTTTAGTATTCATATATTTTTTATTTCTCAAACAACTTGTACTTTTTAGTATCCATTATGTTCTTTACATTAAGTTTTTGCTGCAACTTCTTTTCTTTGTTCAAACGGGCATAATCCTTCACAGCAGTTTGCACTGCCAAAATCGTGTGTTTACATATAAATGGGGAGTACCTAGGGTTCTTTATCACGGGAGGCTTTCCGTTACTATACAATATAGAAGAGCTTTTATGCTTCGCTAACGCGAACTCAACATAAAATTTATGATAAGGGCATGTGCAACTAACCCACACCTCCATATTGTCATCAGGATATGAGAGAACTAGACCCTTACCAAAGCCTCTCCCGAACTTCTTAGGGCTGTAATAACGTAATGTTACCCTTCTCGCCCCATCTAAACACTTCACTTCATACACTATTTCGTACACCAAATCTTCTTTTATTTTCTTATACTTACCCGCTTGTATAGTTTTAATGTTGCACAGCGCAGACCGCTTTTTAACAGCGGGGGGTGTATTAGTAATAAGTACTTTTTGTTTTAAAGGCATTACTTTTGGTTATAGAAATCTTTTAGTGTAGGTATCCGTTCATCCGTTTTCCACGGATTGCTTCCTAACTTTTTAGTAACTACACCCTTTAATTGTTTTCCTACCTTTTCATCTTGGTTAAAAGTGTTAAGAACAGAAATTAAAGCAGTGTACTCTTGTCCTTCCTTTAAAGTTTTTAGGTTTTTTATCACTTCGTCAGCCATATAGTCCAGCAAAGCAGCTTCTAATGTAGTAGCATTAATTATGCTTATACCCGTACCTATAAAAAAGTTATCTTTGCCAGATAGTTTCTTTGCTGTATACTTCGCTGCAGCAGATACCGATTTTCCCTTTAACATCGATTGTATCGCGTATTGAATAACTGTAGGATTAACAGATCTATCAATACCTTGGTCTTTACCAAGGTCTTCAGCGATCTTTAGTAATTTTTGTGCTATCTTATTCATATTGTTTTTTAAAGGCATTATTTTTACCATTCCAAAAGTAACCACATACCATCAACAGACTGATCTTGGCTACCACCCCATACTCTACTGTAAAATTTCAACTCTCCGTTTTGAGTCATCCAATCGTCCATATAATCTTCTAAAAAAGCATTTACATTATGTTTTGGAGCAAAAGGTAAATTTGGTTTATTATTTTTATCAACATAATTATATAAAGACCAAATTCGTTTTGGTCTTATTGATTCAGTAAAGGGCACTTTTCTATCTTTAGGGTTTTTAGGATTTGGCATTCAAATAACTTCTTGCCGCTTTTGCCCATCAAAAGCTATCTTAACCAATTTTTGTGCTATCCTGTTCATACTACCTCCTGCAGCATATCTACTAACTGTGTCCTGTAAACTAGGAACTCTTCTACGTTGACCTCCCGCACCTGGTCCATCATAAGTTCTGTTAGCAGGACTAGCTGGCATATCAATCCATTTACCAGGACCAGATGGGGTATTTTTGTCTATCTTATCTATTTCTGCACTTCCATAAGGGGTATCTATTAGTGTTTCACTAACAAATTTATACTTCTGCAACCTCTCAGGAAGATCTTCGTTTCCTACCACAATGATATTTATATCGTATTCTTTATCACTAGGTACAATTTTTGCATAGGAATTATAATTTTCTAATTCCTCATTAATCCTTTTACAAATTTTTCTAGCGTTATCTAATACCATCGTCTTCAACCCATAATTCCGCATTCATTTTGATAGGAACTTCTATCTCAAAAAAAGCACCTGTACCGGAATTAATACAGGCTTTAGGTTCTAATTTTAGAGATGTAGGTATACCTACTACATTCTTCAAAATTATAGGCTTTGGTTTGCTGCCTTTTTGTGCCTTACTCATTATCATTCAATACACCCCTCTTTTGTTGCCGTAAATAACAACCCCCAACTTAGTTTTGTTAACACTTTACAATCTTTTACTTTAAAATTTTGTCCTAATCTTTTTTTGCCCTCAGCAGTTAGTCCTGGTTAGGGTTTTCCTACCGAGCCCTATAAAGTTAATTATGGGGTTATTGACCTGTATCTGGATCCACCTCGTAATGCTCTTCAATAAATGCTCTTGCTTCTTTTTCTGATTTGAAGGGACCACTTATATCTGTAGCGTCTAGGTAACCAGGGGCTGACAATCTGCACCACCAACCCTTTACCACATGAGGTTTTCTGTCTTGATCACTTCCAGCTTCTACCCATGCATCTATCACATCACGTTTTTCATCGTAGTACTCTGTATCCCCATACTTACTTTCCACCACATACATGACACCAAACCAATACTCAGGCTGCATAAAAGCACCCGTACTCAACATTGTGGCTACCTTTAACAATCTATTTTTAATATTTTTATTCATAGTATTCTTCTATATTACGATAGTCCAAGTTCCGGGAAAAACCTCTGCAACCCCGTTATTATTTACATAAACAATTTCTGTAGGTGAGGTACGAGCTAAGATAAGGAAGGTACCATCATTAGCCGCTGGGGTGGTGGACCCTACAATAGTTACATTTTTGCCCACAACATTCATTTCAAAAGCAGCAGCAGCATCAGTTAACGTCATGTTAGGAGCTACTCCGCCAAAAGTATCTCCGGTACCAATTTGTGTCTTTACTGCAGTCTCCACGCCTGTTATAGCAACAGAGTCGTTACTGGTCCTCAACGAATCACTCTCTTTAATAACCTGATCTGTTATTGCAGCTATCGCGTCATCAGTAGATCTACTCATATAATTTTCTCTGCTTACCTGATCTGTTATAGCGGCTATGGAATCATTAATAATTCTATAGCTATTTACTTCTTTACCAGTGTTATCGAGTATGGTTACAGAATCATTACTTATTCTCAATGTATCTACAACTTTACTGATATTATCCAGTATAATGGAAGTATCTTCCGTTCCCCTAAAACTACTGACTACCTTTTCCACATTATCAAGGATGGTGGAAGCGTCATCAGTTTCTCTAAAGCTATTCACTACTTTAGTTATCCCGTCAAGGATAACGATAGATTCTGCTGTAGGCTCCAGGTGACTCACTTCGACATGAATAGCATCGAGTATGGTGGATGCGTCCACGCCTACACGTAAATAATTTGTTTCTGTTACCAAACTATCTACGGCTACCGCAATAGTATCATTAATAACTTGTTGCTGGCTCCAGAATAAAATGTAACCTCTATGTAATAAATCATTCAGTTGGTTCCACACGGATACAGACCAGGTAGCTTCGTTAGTAAAAGTCTGTATGTCGTGAGTAATAGTCATCTTAGTGGTAGTAAATTGGATAGAACCGGAAGGTCCTGACCCAGCAAAAGCTGTTCCCTCTGACCATACATGTGCAGCTTCTTGTGGTTTAAAATAAGAAATATTAGGTACTTTACCACTATCACCTATTACAATAATCGTATTTCTTGGTACGGTATGATTTAATTGAATACTGATCATTTTTTAGGATCTCCTGTTTATCAATTTCTCTACTACTTGTGAAGTAACCTCGTTCAAGCTACTAGCCATTGCATGTTGATTCTCCGCTACGTTTTGTTCCGAAATTTCAAAACTCAATTTTTTCATCTTTTCCTGATTAGCAGCCTCTAGCTCTAATAAATCTTCTTTGGTTACATCAAGCTGTACAATTATGCAATAAGCACCGTCTGTTTCTACCATTAAATGCTTATGGGTTAATGGCAAGATCCAATTAAGCTCTGGCTTTTTGGGTATAATGATAAGTCTTTTGTTTATTAATTTTCGATAAAAAAGACCTGGAATAAGATGAATAATATCTTTTTCATTAATCTTTTCAATAGGTTCTACAATAAAGCAACCCTTTGATTTACCAGAACAGGTTTCTTTAACGATGTCACAGCGCCAAATCTCGCCTTGCTTTGGAACCTTATCTGGGTTTTTTTCAATATAATACTTAGAAATTACTGCTATCTTAAGCAAAGTCCTGCTAATAATATCATTCTTTAGCGTATTCTCTTGCTTCCCATCATTGGTAAAAAATTTTAAAATAGTAATCATTATATAATCCTCAATAAATTGTTAGTAAAACTAAATAAAATATATTATTTTCTCATTTGAAAACAAGCATTTTATAGTATTAAATAACTAGGGAATCGTAACAAGAGGTACTCCGTAATATTGCGCCCCTATCTTAGTGACTAGAGTTGGTATTCCAGCATTTATGTAAATACATAAAGAATAATCACTATTTAGGGTTGGAAATACCCCGTTAAAAACTTTAATGCCAAGCTCACCTTCTACATACAAATCCTGTAATATAGTATAGGAACCATCACTATTTATCTGAACATTGCCGCCTGCTTTAGGAGCTAAAGTGATGTAGCTAGCTATGAGGGGCAAAGCACCACCAGGATGGGTAATCCACCCAAGGACTACTCCGTCACTAAGGCTATTTATAGCAAAGTTACCTACCTCAATAGCGTACAAAGCGGGAGTACCTCCAATGGTCTGCACATCGGTATGTCTACAAGTAATAGTGTAAATAGTTGCGATTGTAGGTAAAGTAGCCATAGTTAAAGAAACAGGTAAAGTCTCCGTTACTAATATACCATCAGGTTGTAAAAGATACCCATTAGCAGAAATAGCGATCTTAGTAGGAGAAGTTACAGTAATGTTGTAACCTAAATAAACCCCAGGAAGATTTAGGGCGGCTTGAACCTGTTTAGTTTTCTCTGCTGTAAAAGTATCTCCAAAATTCCAGATTCTAGTTTGTGACATAGCTTATACTCCTTTACCACTAAAAAGATTCATAATAACCAAGCACTCTGATATAAATAAACGCTGTTACGGGAGACGAAACGGGAACTATAGAGATCCAAAATCTAGGCTCTTGCGTCCCAGGACCAGACCATCGGGTCCAAAAAGGTATATCTATAGTAGCTCTATTAAGTTGTGCGTTGGAAGTTACTAAAAAGTTAGAGCATAGATTAAATACATGTCCAGTACCCGCTAAATCGCTTTCTCCCGCTTCAGAATAAGGCTGTACAGAATAAGATCCATTTATATAGGAACATTCAATATCCACCTTCATACCAGCAGCATGAGGAGGCACAACCTCCACAATTCCTTGTGTAGTCCCATTAAAAAAGGGATTTGTTAACGCACCAATTAAATACCAAGTATTCGCAGCAATAGATTTACTAATTAATGCAATGCAATTACCGTCTTTAGTTCCAGGACCGCATGAGGCAAAAGCTGCGTTGACCCTTTCTTGGGTTAACATTACATAATTTCCACTTCTTCTAAATGGTCTGAATTGATATTCAGTGCTAGGTCGTGGTGGCACATCTTCTGTATTGTCATACAATTTAGCTGCTGTGAGGTAATACACAGTAGTCTGTAGCGAAGGGGTTGAGGCAAAAGGAGGGGGTGGGATAACAGCAACAGAAGGGTTACAAGCCCTATTAGTACCTATAAAATAACCATTATTGGGAGGCACCGTTGTCATTAATGTAGACATATACCCACTTCTAATAGAAGGTCTGAAAGCATAAATGTAGTAGTAAGTATCTATTGCCCTACTTACGCCACTAGCCATTAGGTACTTATACCATGCATTGTTTACACTAATAGGAAAAAATGTAGTTGATGCTTCCACATAACTATTTTTAGAAGACCCTACTATTGGAAACTCAAACCCAGAATCCGCTATCCCATTTTTAAAAATAGCTAACCATTCATTATAAAGCCCTGCTTCTTCTTTCCCAAAGGTGTTAATACATAGCGGAGAAATAGGTCCAGTTAGCGTACCTGCTGCTGATTTAGCGTGATAAAACAACCTTAAATCGTACACTTGTGGCGTCGCAGCAAAACCTGCGGTTAATGCAGGAACTCGCACCGCAAATAAAGGCATCCAATTTAAATAAGATTGGGCTACTCCCCAAGTAGCATCAGCATCCATATCCTTCATTCTAGCAGCATCAGGAAGTCCTAAAGAACCCTGAACTACTTGGAACGAATCTACTATATATTCCACATGTTTGGGAACGGATATGTTTTGAATAACTCTTCGGTTATCAACAGTAACCTGAACCGGTCTGGTTTCATAACCCTCAACCCCAGATTCTCCTACTTTCTTAAACTTTACCCCAATAAGATCAATACGATCATTGGTAGCATGAGAATTAGCTGCAATAGTTCCGTGATAAATTTCTTTATTGTAAGCTGTTTGGCAACTATTGTGCTTTAATTGTCCAGCTAAATGATGGGGAGATGACCACGTAGCAGATTCATACCTATCCACTAAAGCGACACCAGGACTAATTGAAAAGGCTAAAGAACCTCCTAATGTAAATCCTATATCCAACCCACCAATAACACAAAAAGGTATAGGTATAGCAGTCCCGAATGTAAACTCGGTATTATAATCAAATTGTCCTTCAAGTAATTGATTGATATCTCTGCTGAGGAGATCTTGAATATCATTGATATCCTCGTTCTGTGCTACCTCGCTGTCATTTTGGATTAATTTGTTTATAGTCATGACTTTACGATCTCTCTAGCATTCTAGCTGCTCGTTTTAACTTATTAACTATTCCAATTTTTGCAGGTAATTCATTCTCTTTTTCGATATTAGATGCTCTTTCTTTAACCCTAGCTAATCTATTGAATCTATACGCAGCTTCTTTGCTTCCAGTTTCATAAAGATTTAGACCCGCTTTTGTACCTTCTTCTGGTGAAGATATATGCTTATTGCATAACTCTTGATAATATTCTTTGTAATATTTTTTAAAAAGCTCTACATCTTCTTTACAAGGAACAAAATTATATATTCGTGTTAGTATACCAAGATCTTCATTTGTTAACTCTTCGGGTATTTCTTCGATAGATTTTGTTCTCAACTTGTTATTCAGTAACAAATTAGCACTTGTTTGCAACAAACCAGGGCGCATCCTTTTGTAAGGACCTATAGAAGTATTTTTAGAAAGCGTGTTATAAGGAGTTTTGGTCTTTTTTACCAATTGGTTATCTTTTTCTTTAATAAAATCAAACACGTTAGAAGAATATACCTTTAACTTCCCTTTCTCCACAAGAGCCTCTATCTCCGCTATTCTTGCCACCCTTTCTTTTCGTAACGTCGATGAAGTCTTTTTAGTATCAAATACCTCTGGTACCTTATTCTTCATAAGATCCCTATCACCATCTTCTTTTACCCAACGCTCACTTTTCTTCCATAACAACTCATTTATTCGTTTGCGTTCTTGATTCGCAAGATTGGCGTAATACCCATTGAACTTTGCTAGTTCTTCTGCTGAGGGGGTATGCATGATAAACTTCTCTAAATATGCTACAGCATCATCATCAGGTTTTGGGTCCAAAGAAGCAGCTTCTTCCAGAAGATAGGTACGAGCTGCTGTTTCTACTATGTCACCAGAGCCAATTTTTCTACTTATTCTTTTCGCAAATTCCAAACTTTTAGAAAATATAGGCGCTTTACGAGGTACATCTTGTGTCTGTGGTGATTTTACTTGAGTAACAATATGAGAATCTGTACCAGGCATCCATGGACCTAGTGCATCCACTTCTTCTTTTCTATTCCCATCTCCTAATGCTTCTATTACTGCATTTATGGCAGCATCCAGCTTTACAGGTTCCACATAAGGCATTAGGGCATCCCGTATCTTATCATCGATAGGAATCTCTATCTTATCCACAGCAGCAATGCAACGCTTAGCTTTATCTACATCCCCGCTTTCATACAGAATACCTGCAATAGTTCTAAGTTTAGCTATTGGGTTATTAGAAACGGAACGGGCTACTTCTTTAACTACTTTAGAGGCTTCTTTATAACCCAGCACCTCTAAGTCAGAGGATAAGGAATAGCCAATAGAAGAAGCTGTATGTTCCTGTATAAGTTGTGGTGGACTATTTAGTTTTAGTAGTTGAATTGCAGCATTGCTTTCTTCACAAAGAGTACCTTTTTCTTTATCATCATTTCGAAACTTTTGGAGAGGAAAACAAGCAATACCCTTATCCTCCGATTCTAGCATTTCTATACAACCAACTTCCCAAGCTGTTTGGGGTATAAAAGGCTGTACCTTTTGTTTAGAGTACGATAATGTGATATGAGGATTGTACGAAAAATCTTTACTTACTAGGTCTGGACAAATTAAATCAATTTCTTTTTCTACGCATTCATTAAGTTGGAGTAGTTTACTAGAGTTTAGCAACAAAACACATATTTTATCTTTACCTTCACCAAAACAAGTAACCTTACTAGTTTTTACTAAAATGGGTCCAAAATTTTTACAAATAGAGGTAATACACTCTTTTACTTTAGCTAGCTCTTCTTCTTCTAATATCCTATTAAGATGAATAACTGTTATATGAGGATCTTTTACAGGCTTTTTTATTTTGCCTTTAATAGAATCCCAAATATTGGAAGGTATCGCAACTTGAAGCCATGTAGTTTTTGATTCTTTCTTAGCCTCCTCTTTTTCCTCTTTCTTAACTTCCGCTGCTTTCAATGCTTTTTCTGCCCTAACATTTTTAAAAGTTAGATAAAACTTTGATTCAAGTAAATCATCAAAAGATACCCCATCAGGTACACGATAAGTATCGTCAAGAAGGGCGTAAAAAGGAGTGGTGCCTATTCGTACCTCTACCTCCCTAGTAATTAGAGATCTTATATATTTATAAAGTTGCTCAAGATCCTTACCATTTTTTACATTATAAATGAACTCTATAGTAAGAGAATCATTAGTATTATTACCAGTAGCAGAGGAGGAAATAAAAGTAATAGGGCTACTCTTTTGCCCTATTCTTAATTCCACGTCAGAACCATTGTACTTATTAAGTACTTTGCCAACATTCATAACATTAGCTTCTCTGCTTGTTGTAAACGTGATCATTGTAATTACTCCTGATTATGTGCCTTTTCAAAGTTTTCCATCGCAGTTCTTAATACTCTAAGCCTTTCATTAGCTTGTGATAGCGCGTTATGCCAAATCATAAGAGTTTCCTTATCAAAACTTGCTTTAGCTAACTCTTCATTAAAAATGATATTTATATCATCTACTAATATATGAGTAGTGCCCAGTCTTTCATTAAATTTATAACGATCAGAATCAAATACAGCTATTTTAACTAATTTTTTAATTATATTTTTCATCTTTTCTCCTACTTACTTTTAGGGACTTTTGACAAGTTGTCCTTAGCTTCCCTTAACAGTTGTCTAATCCGACTATCCCATTTAGAATCATTTATGAGCTTTTCTAACACCTCTCTTGTGTGTTTACCCGCGTTTTTATCTTTCAGGGGTAATGGGAGAGAGCGTGGCGGCATAAGTCTGGATGCGATGCCCCAAGGATGGGGGCCCTCGAAATTTTGCGCCATATAGTACAAAATTCGTACCATTTCACTCTTTACTTTATTTCTAACAGTAGCAGAGTTAAAATCATTGATGTTTTTACCACCAGCGATACTCTTTAACTCTTTTACTACTTTATCTATCTTCTCACTCATAAATTAACATTCATTGATTCATTAATTAACCCAAAATATCTACAACTTGTTTTCTCGCCCTCTTTATTCGTTGTAGACACTGTATATACTGCCGTTTTACACGTGTACCAGCCAGCACAATTTATATAGCGTTTTCCTGGGGCTACCACAAAACTTTCTTCTATTACATTATCCCCTTTCTTGCTTTGTTTTATAAATCCTTTTAAACTATTAAAATAAAGGACTGTATAGGCAGGGCATGTTTTTGGTCCATCAAGTGTTACTGAAATAAACGTAAATATTTGATTTGTATAAGATTTTTGTTGCGCCAATACCTCACTAGATAAATAACCTATCACCATTAATACTAAAATTGGCAACATCTTATACATTTTCATCTATTTAAATTTCCTCTTCTAGATCCTCCCCACATTTTCTATAACTTATCGGTACACCTTGTCCCCAAACTAAATTTTTGGTACCACAACTAGGACAAACATAAATATTGAATTGTTCACTATTTTTTTCTACATCTCTTAATCGATAACGATCTTCTGTAGTAGCAAAGCCTTCTACCAACTTTTGGATCTTATCAGCAATATGTATTAATTTTTTACCCATTATTTACCTAGTGCTAATTGTGCCTCTTCGTCAGAAAGAATTAGGTCCGTACCCATATCTAAATAAGCATGACGCCCCGTTGATGGTTGGTAGCAATACAGCAACCTTTTTCCCGATCGTGTTAAAAAAGGTGTCTCAGTTCTATTGTTGGCTGGAATCCATTCCCCCTGTTCCCTTTTTGCATTGTCTGCATCAATCATTTCTTTTAGGGTAGCAGCAACTTTGTGTAATCTTTTTTTCAAAGATGCTGTTTTGGCTTCTTTTTGATACGAACGGTATACTAACATATTCGGGGATACAGGATCCATGACCAAAGCTTTCCAATTATTTGACCCCAACGCACCCCAATTTTTATATTCCTTTTTTAAAAATGCTTTCAGCACATCCCGAGAGGAGAATGTGTGAATTTCAAGATCAAAATTCATAGAATCGCCAGATTTAACAGATCTATAAACCATGCGGTCTGCTTTTGGGTCTTTCATCAGGTCAGTCAACTTACCAAATGGTATTACTAAATTTTTAGCTATTTTTTTCATAATTTTCACTCCTCTCAATATCCGTTTTCGATAGCATCTGTAATTTCATGAGTAAGTTTAACATCCAAAGGGCGTACAAGATCTCTAAGCGTTTGTAGCGATAAAGATTTGGTTTCCTCTATCGTCCAACCTAAACATTTAGCAATACGTTCATGCAACTTATTCATGTCGTATTTTAATTCTTGAGAGATCTTAACTTTAGCTTTTTTACTTATAGATTCCGCTACCTTTTTTATCCTATCTGCTACAGAACCTTGTCTTAACTTGGAAATTTCAGCATCAGTGTAATTATAGTTCTCTTTAAGTATTTTTTCCGCCTCTTTGTCGTTCATTTTAGGATCACTGAACAAAAAGCGCTTATTGGGGTTTCGAACCAAATCCACCATAATTTTATGTTGATGCCACCTTGCCGTATCACTTTTATCTGGTTTCTTGCTTCCCTCATGTTTATTTTTCTTATGTTTCAACACTCTTAACTTGAGTTTAAGATCGTTAAGTACATCTTGTACCTCATCAGAAGAAGGTGGATAATCTACCCTATTCAAAACAGGACTTTTTAGGGGTGCTTTGTAAAACTTAGATCCTGGTACTCGTGCCATAAACCCCCTAGCATTAGCATCATCTAAATAGTCTACTAAGGTATCCGCATTTTCTACTAAGGAACCAAACGCTAACTTAGTTGCGGATTCTTTTTTAGCACCTTTTTGTGCCTTTTTACCCTCTTCTTCCATTACTTTGAGTCTAGAGTAGTAATCAGAAATTTCCACCAAATGATCCTTTGCTATCGCCTTAGTTACTTCTGGGTCATCTGTGTGTTCTTTCTCTACTTCAATACCCATTTTTAACTCTTTGGGATCAAATTCTGAATCTTTCGTATCGTTATGTTTGCCAACTGTAAGCATGTTAAGTTCTCCTTATTTTTACCAACGAACGTCTTCAGGAAGACTTTCATAATAAATATCACAGTGTTTTTCATAAACAAGTGCTCTTTCTATCTCCCCCTCTATTCGCAAATCCATAGCAGCCGCTTTCGCGGCGGCATAAGCAGCTAAAGTGTGTACAATGCCAGCAACGTTTTTTCGAACCCCTACCAATTGTGCAGCTTGTTGCTTAGTAGCTCGATGCCATTTATTCCAAAATTTCATCAGTTCTGATGGAGACATAGCGTCTAAATTAGGTACTGACATTTCTGCTTCAGCAAGCATTTCTGCCACTTTCAATAATCGGTTTTTAATATAAGTATTCATCTATTTCTCCTAAAATTGTATTGTAAGATCATATACATAGCGCTCTTGAGGCAATTTTACACGCATGGGAAAATTAGCTACTGCAAACAAAAATGAAGTACCTACCTCTGGGTCCAAAGGGATGGGGCTATAAACAATAGTGCCGAGCAAACAAATAGAACTCACAACACCTGTAGCTTCTCCCTTCTCTAACATTACCGTAAATACAGGGCATGTAGCGGAAGCAAAAGCAGGGGGTGGTACCACACCTACAAATATACATCCATCGCTTATTTCTATTCCCTCTGAAGTGCAATAACAACCAGTTCGTGTTGGATCAGGTGTAATAGCAAACATAGGATTAACGGGATCATGACCCTTATCCCCAATAACGAAGGCATCTACTTTAAAACTTTTACCAGTAGCTAATAATTGCGCAATTCTTGCCTTGCCTTCATTAGTTACCACACACAACGATTCAAATGTTGCCATGTTATGCTCCTAAAAACTTATTTTCAAACAATAATTTACCAAATTTTTCTTTATACTGCTTGGCTATCAATGATTTAATTTTTTTACCAGCTACATAGGAAACCTCTAATCCTGTGTATCCCATATCCATCAATTCATCCTCTACTTGTTCTGTAGCATAACTAATAATATCTCTATAATCATGTTTAGTTTCTGCTTGTTCTAACATAGAAAAAATACTAGTGTAAACAGAAGAAACTACAGCGTCAATATCCTGAACAACACTTAAAGAATTAGCAATTTTTAGTAATCTTTTTGATATATTCATACATTAAATTCCTCTAAGTTTTGATTTTTGTATATAATTTTTTATAGTTACGTGAGGAGCACGCCTCCACTCCCTATTATTATGGGGACCTCTATACTCCTTGTTGGGCTTATTGGTTCCAATAGGCGGACCTACTTCTAGTTCAAAAGTGTTCCACCACAACTTATCTGCATCTTCTTCATTTATTTTATTAGGAGATTCCCTTATACTAATTTGACCACTAGGATTTGGGTGCCCCACACCTGGTTGGGTGCTATACCCCAATTTCGCCAAGTTTCTAATTCTTTGTATAATGTTACGCACTACTTTTATTTCGTAATTAAACTTTTTTCAGTAATTATTATGCAATATTTTTTAATTTAGCACATGCTTTAGCAAGCATATAATATATGTCTTCATTTAGGCTGTTTAAAGACTCCAAAGACTTTTTTGCTTTTACAGCTTTTTTAAATTTTAACAATTCGTCAAAAGTTTCTTTCAAAATACTACTTGAAAATCTTATATAAGCATTAATATTACGCTTAGTCATATTGATTTGTTCCAAATTTTCACTAATTTTCACTAATCGTTTTGCTATTTCTCTATTCATGGTATACTCTCTCCTTTTCATAGTATTAAATACTAATTATAGTATTAAATAACGTTTTATTGCATAATGTCTTTCTTATACATTGTGATAAAAAATGTATTTTTAGTTTTTTTAATAACTTCTAACCCCAACTTTTTATCCGCACCTCTAATAAATCTAAAAAAACTATAGATATACATAGGGTCTAAAGGATTTGTGCTAATCACAGCCTGCTCCAACTTTTTCTTATTCGATTTTTGTACCAAACGCGCAAAGTTGTAAATAAGTTGCGCATTATTGGAATTAAGAACTATGTTCTGTAATTGATCGAATGTGTACTGCATTATCACTCCGTAGCGAGAATACCCGTAGCTACCCTTAACTTAATAATGAACGGGTACAGACTAATTACTACCGCTCTACCTTCTTTCAATAACTTCCTAGCAACTCCCTTACGACAAGGCATCAATGGTTTACCCCTCATATTAATAACTGGGACTCGCAAGCCCCGTCTGTTCTCACGAACAGGTAAATCCACTTCGAGGTTGTTAACAATCCGTTCGCTTACAAGCCCACCTCTTTAGAGGTGGGTAGATGACTTAGTAGTATCTGTATAACCGGTTAGTAGTGCGTTATCAATAACTCCCACTTTAGGTATTACTTTGCTCAACTTAACCCTATTTTCATTACTTTTGACTGGTGAACTAATACTAAATCCGTACACATACTGTAGCTCTGCAGCAATAGCTCTTTTATTATCTAATTTACATAACTCGTCAACTAAGTCATCAACTACATCTTTGCTTAACGAAAATCCATGCAGTATCCCCAACCTACCAAGCATATACTTAACTACTTGATCTCTGCCATTATGTCCCGTTTTTATACAATCCAAGTCTTTATCGGACAACACTTTGCTGCCATCTTTTCCAATCTTATTTAATACAGAACTAGCATACTTCTTTATACTTTCTTTTTCTACCCCAAGAAAAGAAGATCCTTTCTCCCAATAAGGCAAAGCATCCACTTTTTCGCCCACATCATTATCTATGACTACATCTTCTTGTTCCTTACTTATGCAGCTGGTATTACCAGATCTCCAGTGTGGACCCATGGACAAATTAGCATTAGCATCCACGCTAGCTTTGCGCACACTTGCTGCTGTAGGTAGCTCAAAAGGTTCTTCTCCACCTTCTGCGCCTCCCATAGGAAGCTCACCGAGATCGCCCATTCCGCCCCCTAAGCCTCCTCCCATTTCTCCTAATCCTCCTCCTCCTCCTAACCCACCCATACCTCCGGGAGAGCCGGGTTGTCCTGCCGCTTCTGGTGCCACTTCGCTAATCTTTTTCTTATGTGCAGCCATCTGCTTCCTACGTTCTAAATCGTCCTCGAACTGCTCCACCTCATTATCGAGATCGAAACCAGCAGATGCCGCCCATGTTTTCACTGTTACTGGAATTCCCTTTTCTTCCATTATACCAAGTATTTCCAAGTAATCTTTATCGGCAACAGGTCTTAAATTCTTCGAATATACAACAGTTGGAAGTACATAATCTTCGTTAGTATGGTGCTTCGCTACTCTTATTTTATGATTTAATTCCGCTGTAGTTCTTTTTACAAAACCATGTTTTACAGCCAAGGGCTTCAAAAACTTATTAATAATAAGCTCATGAGTGAAAAAATCACGTTGCGCCTTTATACGATCTAAAAATATACTTAGCGTTTGTTCAGTAGTGCTTATAGTTCCCTCACCAGAAATTAAAGATTCCGCTATACCTAATGAATTTAGCTTTCCCGCGCTTAAAAAAGCCCATTCATCACTAATTTTTACTATATCTTTCAGAGTTCCTCCCCCAACTGGAGCTATTGTTACACCTGTTCGTGTCGCCACTATAGCGCCTACGGGATCTTCATCGGCTTGCATGAACAAAGAGGTCATAGCATCCATTTCGTCTTGTATTGGTGACCACTCTCCGTCGATACCCATAGTGATATGTCTAATCTCTGACATTCTTCGCTTCGTTGCTGCGATAGTAGAATTAACTAATGCTTTTTCATACGCAACAAACATTAAAATACGAGTATATATAGAAGCACCTACGTTATCGGAAGGACTGGTTTTTCTAGTGATATAAAAAGAATTATCTTCTGCTAAAGGCACCTCTTTACCCGACTTAATCATATCAGCTAGCCATTGCACTTGTTGTTGTGCATTCACATCTCTTTCGTCTTTAGAACTAGCCCAAGCCCTCATCTCGGGTGTAGGTATAATATCAAGTTTTGGTTGAAATCCAGGAATAGGGATAGTTGTAACTCTAATCCAATCAGGATCATGTATGATTACACGAGTAGGGTACCCTTTACTATCATCCATGTGAAGAGCCCCGATGACCTTGCCCATTATTAAGTGCTCACCAGCTATCTGAGGCAGTAATGCTACACAATTTATAGCATTTAATGCATCGGTATAAAAATGTTCTATTTCTTTATCATTAATATTAGTGAGTTGAAAGTCAGACCAAGGAATATCTCTATAGAGATCAACAGCAGGACCGGCTACGGGATCTTGTAAATAAATTCGACGCCAAATCCTATGAAGACGCCTGGGATCAACAGGCATAAATTGCTCAATAATTGTACCTTCTGAAAGGTCGTCATATACAGGATTGAATCTATTTTGGTTATACTTACCTCCATTATTACCAAAACCTGATCCGGAACTTCCTGTAGACCCTGCCCCAGAGCTTCCATAGCCTCCAGATCCCCCAAATCCGGACATGCCTGGCATACCAGCTAACTTTGTATTAGAAGCTTTGCGCAACGATGCGATCTTTAGTCTACCAGAATTTAATTTAATCATAATTTTTTAATACCTCCTAATAAAGATGAGATAGCTTTATAATCTAAAGTTACCTCATCGCTAAAACTGTGTGATAATTTTTTAATACCAATGTCATACATGTCATCAAAAGTTTTCCCATTAAAACTTCTAAACTTACCTAATAACTTCAATATAAAAGCTCGTGCTAAGTAATAGTCTAGATCCAAACAACAGTCATAAGTGATAAAACATAAACCTAAAGGAAAATTACACTCTTTCTGAAAATAATACAATAATTTTGTTATATCTTGGTAAGAAAGTGCGATTTGGTAGTAGTTAATAACCTCGGTGAGACAATAAATAAGAAGCGAAAACTCCGTCTTCTTTGTTTTCATATTAAATCTCTAAATTTTTATCATATGCTTTTATGTACAATTCTGATAGTTTTTCCAACTTTTTAGTTCTTCTTAATACTTTGAAAACTAAGTTCTCAGCAGAGAACTCACCCTCTTTTGCTAACCCCGCATTTCTCATCTTTCTTATCTTTTCTTTCAACATCTCCGCTAACTCATATACCTTCTTGTACTCCCTTTTCTCATATAAATTCTCTAAATGAGAAATATAATGATTTACTACTCGTACTTTTTTAACAATACTGTCTTTATCAAGATTATCAACAGATATACGCTTTGGTCTAGTGATCCAACGATCTTTAAGTAAGGAATAAGTACCTGTAGAGTAATGAGGTTCTTCTATATCTTGTACATAAATTTCCACCTCGTGTCCAAACATAGTAATAACATGTTTGTCATTCCATAACGATTTTTTAGCATCAAGATAATTTTTTAGCACTTCATTATTTGTAGAGAACCTTAAATCTACAACAATGTGAAGATCTACATCAGAATACTTGGACCAGTTATAGTTTGCAATACTGCCTGTTACTAAATAGTCTTTTACAATCTTTTTCCCAATTTTTGCCTTTGTGACAAAATCATTTGCAATTTCAATAAGAGTATCTCTTACAGAAGGCTCTATAGATAAACCAATGCCCCAAAAATCCTTGTTTAAGGATTTTTTTGGTAATAACAGATCTATTTCTTTATCTAAAGGCACTATGACATCAAAGACTTTTTTCTTTCTTCTACTTTCTCTGGCGTATTTTCTTTGTCTTCCCCTTCTTTTCGTTTCGTGTAATCTATAATTTCTTTTTCAATAACACTCTTTAGCGCTCTTTGTTGAGCAGCACTAAGTTTTTTCCACATCGCAATAGCTTCACGGGAGGGGGTCATCCACTCTAATGCTGCTATTAGCAGAGAAAGCGCTGCTACTTTATTAGCCCCTTTGCCTTGTGCTAGTATTCGTTGTGCTAACAACATTTCTCCGTACCCATAATTACCACTAAACAACCAACCAATACGATCCGCTACAATTTGAGGATCTGTAGAAATAGCGTCATACCACTCTTTAGCAGACTCTTTTCGTGCCTCCAAAGGCGCTTTTTGAAGTTGCTGTATATGGGTATTAGCTCTTCCTAATTCCTTAGCATTATAAGCTTGATCAGCTACTTTAATTTGATTAGCTACTTTAATTAATCTAACTCTAAGATTTTTATTCATTGTTGCTCTCCTTATTATTCCTCTACTCGTACATATTCTCTAATTAACTTGTTAATAAATTTATCTTTCCGTAGCGAGAAAACCCCGAGGTCTTTAGCCTCGGGGAGGCTTCACTCATTATTACTTTCCTCGCTATTACTTTCCTCGCTATTACTTTCCTCGCTATTACTTTCCTCGCTATTTCCTAACTTAATCATTATAGTATCTACAATATAACATAACGCTGCGGCCCCAAATCCATACAAAAATAAATCCTTTATATCAAAAATTTTATAAGTTATAAGATGAACGATAATACCGCTCCAAAATCCTGTGCAAAAAGCACAATCTAACATGCTATCTAGTATAACCGAATGCTTTCTAATCCAATCACGCGGTACTGATAAACCTTTAGTATCTTTAATAGCGAAACAAACTCCATAGATAGACAATAGTGTAAGAACAGTTTGTAACATACCTAATTAACCCTGCTAGTATTTACTTTAGGTTGTTCTTTCTCTTTATCACGGTCATAAAAAATAACTAGGGCTTGTGTCAAATTTGTACAAATGGCAGAAGCAAGTTGAGAAAATCTGATGAGTGTTCTAATATCTAAATCAGTTACTTCATTAGAGATGACGTATCCAATAACCAAATAGTTCAAATCCATCCAAATATCACCACGCTTAATCTCTTCAGGGTCACTCATGGTAGCGCTAATGAGATCGTAATCAGGAGAATCTTTTCTAAGCTCTTTGAAAACTATACTAACTCTTTCGTCGGTTTCCATTTTAATTCCTCTCGATATTATACCTTATTCGCTCCAATTGGGGACCAAACTCATGATCTTTAGCATCTTCTACCAAACCTTCTAATAACAACATCGCCTTTTTTAGCAAAGCTTCTTGTTGTAGCGGTTTACTGGTTTTAACAATAGTAATGGAATCTTCTTTATTTATTGTAATACCACCCAAGTTACCCGTTTTTTGGTCACAAATAGTTACGTGAATGCCTTTCCCATTTAGGTCAACATCCTTTACTTCACCAAACAAATTCTTCTCACTATCTTGTAAAATCATGCCTTTTCTGATATTTTCTCCACTGATAGAATTTTCCACCTTACGTTTATAATCCAACATTACTTTGGAGACAACTAGCCCAATTTTCTTAGCCTGGCTTTTATACCCAGCTTGTTTTAGCTTGTCGGAATACCGCTCTAAATCATCGATAACTTCAACTACATTTCCTTGTTTAGTCTCCCACCAATTTGGGTTGGTTATATTAACTAGTTTAGGATCAGGACCTTGTCTCCTCTCTTTATTTGGTAGTGCGCCTGTGGGGAATATATCAGTAGGGAACCCAACATCACCATCTACCTCAGAATCTCCCATGTTAAGAAGATCTATATCTTTAATCCCGTATTTTTCGACTAAATCTGCTGATAACGAAATAGCTTCTTCGGGATCAATTTTTAACACGTTACAAAGAAAATCAGTCAATTTATTAACATGAGGTGACAAATCTGTGTTTACTGCAACTAACAATTGACTTACTTCGTCTATAACAGATGCGTGTTTAAGTTCCCCACGATCTTCAAATTGAGCCGCTAAATCATCGAGTTGGCTAATAAATATTGTGTTTATCATATGTTTTCTACCTACAACACCACGATGACTCTATAAGTTGTCACGTGGTTTTTAGTTTTAGTATTAAGTGGTTGATGTGCTAAGCAAACTAAAAATTGGGCTCCTACTTCTGCGGGGTAGGGAGAATCAATAATAGTGGCAAATAGCCCAATTTCTCCAATACCACCGCTTATATCATTTTGCGCCAATCTACACACAAAACTTTTAGAAGTCCCATCAACTACTACTTCCTCTACTATAGTAATTGTACCTCTAAATATCTCCGCATCCAATTCTGTAGAAGCAGAATTTACTTCTATTGCTCTAGTGGGGTAGCTTATATCATAACCACCAGATCCCACCGCAAATGTATCTACTTTAAAAGCAGTACCGTCACAAATAGATCTCGCAATGTATTGACGCGCTATATCAGTAATTTTAGCCTCTACGGTAATCTCCTCAATACCGTAACCAGTACACCCCATTTCGGGACCCCAAAAAGGGGTAAAAGTTAGAGGTAAAGAGATCCCAGAACCTGTGTAGGGCAAAGATGCGCTAAAATCTAGAGAAAATGATGGCATTTATTTATCTATGTTCTCCCTATTTTTACCTTAAAAAGTTAATAGATATCCAAATTCAATAATTTATCCATGGCTAAATGATCCATATCAAGAAGCCTTCCTTTAATCAGCTCGTACTCTTCGTCAAACTTTTCTTGCGTCCTTTTCATCTGTTTCAATTCATTATCCAATCGTTCTTTTTGCATAACAGAATTACTCATACCTATTCTTTCTTCTTGCTTCTTCACTTTATCTCTAATTTTTTTCCTCTCCAGAATAATTTTTCGTAACCTGGTTAACAAATCCTTCTCTTCTGGAGACACGTCATCATACTGCAACACTTCTGCAATTTTTAACAATCTTTTTGAAATTCTAGTAATCATTAATTTTTATGACAAACTCGGGGTATTAATCTATCACTTACTGGGTATTTATTATATACCAGATATTTATAAGCTTTTTCTACCGCATCCTTCTCATCTTTGAAAGGTCCTAACCATTCTGTAGGGATCCAATACACATCTTGAAAAACTTTAATAAATGTTCCGTTTACAGGAACAGGTTCTTGATATGTAACTTTTCGCTTCACAAATTCTTTGCTTTCTCCGTACCCGAATCCGTCTAAATAATACATTGGTTTTTTATCTTCGATAATGTAATACAAGTAAGGCTCAGCATGAAAAGGAATATCAGCATTAGCCAATTTTTCCCAACTTTTTCCGTTATCATATGAAAATACTGAAGGATCCCGTGTACTTTGCCACAACGGATTTCCACCACCCATTTCTGTGCAATCTTCATACTCACCGGTTTCAGTAGGATTTCCTAAAGAAGTCAAAGGTTCGTGTCTTAACAATTTATCTAATACAGATAAAGAAATTGCAGCACTACTTCCGCTATTTCCTTGTTCGCAAAACTTTTTTACCACGTCTAGAATAGAGTGTCCCAACATACCACCGTAATCAGAATCTTTGTCAAAAAAACCAGCCAGTTCTAGTTCTCTCTTAGCCCAGTCTACCGTGTTTGAAGCTATTTTTAGTTTTGCCTTCGCACGCACAAAAACCAACTTACAAATAATCTCTTTACTAGCTCCTTTATAAGCAGCAATCTTTGTGATCTTTTCTATTTTTTCTATAAGCATAACTAAACCGCCAATTTTCCATTCCACACAGAACCTATTCCATTTTCTATCACATAGGTAGTACCTGTGCTAATAAGTGTTCTGTTTACAATGGCATCATTGCACAACTTAACCCCTGAAAGTTTTCCTCTAAATGCTTGATCTGGCGCTGCGTGGAAAACCACTACTTCATAATCATCCTGTTCCCCAGATCTTGGATTTACAGCAGGACATACGGTACAAGAATCATTTCCTGATAAAAGAAATAATTTTCTACACATATATGCAGGTATTATTACGTTGGAAGATGATGCCGCTTCTCCGGTGCAAAAATTAGCTACATTGAGAGTATCTCTACTCACGTTATCAACATCTGCGCCAGAACCTGAAGGTGTTCCAAATATAAGAGCATAGCTTTCATCTTGAGGTATACCAACAATACCTGAAGCATGGAAAGGTATTATAGATCCTAACCATACCGCGTTTATATTGGCACCATCTTCTGCCCATGTATAAAACCATCCCTGTGCGGGATCAGATACACAAAATACTCTCAATGGCGCTGTCAGCATGTAGTAAAGATCACTTATTAGTGCGGTAGTCCACACGTGACCGGTAGGATCCCAACCGCCTGATGGCCCTAGTTGCCAAGCAATAGTAGCGGGAGCCACGCTAACAGTACAAACTGCGTGCCATTTTGGTTGTGTGCTAACAGGATTTTCAATAACAAAATAATCTGCTGCAGCAGGAGGATCATTATCGGCGTCAAAAACCACATAACTAACTGCTGTAGCGTCTACTGTAAATACTACGTTATTTTCTAACGTTACTTCTGTATCACTGACAACTGTTAATATTTTTCCAATAACCGTATTTATTGCATTATTAGGATCTCGTATAGCTATATATTTTCCCACATCTCCAGCAGGAGCTAATCCTGCTGTAAAAGTAGAACCTACGGTGTAAAAATGAGTTGGTGCAGCTATACTTATAATTCCATCATTTCCTGTCGCTCCACTGCTCCAGTTTCCACCCGCATCAATTACAGTAAATTGACAACAAAAACGAAGCCATTGGTAATAAATAGCTGCCTGAGCTTGTACTGCTGTAGCTGGCACAGATACTGATAATGCTTGACTTATTGATAATGCCATAATTTTTCCTTAATTACTAAACTTTCAGGTTTTTCTAACGCCCGACTGTGCCGTCCCACTCAATCGAAATTCCAGATCCAAGCGACAGTACCCTTCTACTATTATCCACAAAAGTTTTGTAAGGTATTGAATCACTAATCCAGCATACCCCGTTCAAAGTACCTCTATCATCTTCTAAAGACCCCGCTGTTTCGCAACCCATTGCAATAAGTGCGGAATCGTTTCTTAAATCAAATTGAGAAGGAGGTAATGCAGTAAATATATTAGAAGGAAAAAGATCCCCATAATAAATAGCACTATAATCTACTTTGGTAGCCCCATCCCACGCAACAGACTTTATAGCAGTAAGTGCGGTTAAAGGAATGTCGGCAAAGCACACAGCAAATTGTTGATCTGCAGCAGATCTTCTTGGTATACACGCACCTACATACCCTAAATTAAATACAGATGCACCTCCAACAGCTTCTGTATACATTCTAATGTAACTATCGCTTGCCAATATAGTCCATAAAGAAGTGACATCACAAGTCATGGTAACAGGATCTGTATAAGATAATGTCCAAGGAATACCTGGCAACAATGTGGAATCGTAACCTCCCCCAGGACCAACGGTAATTCTAAAACTGACAGTATCTGCGTCAGCAAGGTAAAATTCTGCTTGCCATATCGGATTAGTTCCCGATACTGCTTGAACTACATAAGTGAGATCAAAACCCGCTAAGGCAGGAGGTACACCAGCAGGATCCATTAAACGCCAAGTAAAACCTACTCCTGTTGTAAAAGAACCACCATATAATCCGCCTTGAATAGCAAGTGTGGTACTATTAGGAGCACCAACAATTTTATAAATACCTACATTGTTATGATGAAGCAACAAAGGATCACAAACAACCAAGTATTTACCGACATCACCTGGACCAAAAACACCAGAAGCGGCTACAAAATTTTGGGGGTTATTGATATCCGTTTCCCCATCTACTCCTGTTTGAGAGGCTGTAAAAGCTCCTGACCCATCATCATCTGTATAAATATCTGTATAACCTACACAATTAATGAGCAATTCGCGCAACAACATAAATGTTACACGAGCATCTTCACTGCATCTCTTTAAAATCTTTGTTGTCATTAATTTTTAATCCTTAATTTTTTAGGGTTTAGGGTACAGCAAGATAATTACCCTCTGTATAAGTAATCTCTAAAGATAATAACTTATCACCCCCAGAACCTGACCCAGATCGTACGCCTACTTGGTAATGATACGCATCAGTATCAATAATTTGCGTTAACCCATTTGCAGCAATCCATTGAGGATTTGTTGTCCCATCATCTTCTGGAAAAGCAAGAAATCCCCCAAAAACAGCGGGCACTTCGCTGCTATTAGCTCTTCTGTATCCCCATAAACGCATCCTATTACCAGGTGCCCTGATTGCTCCTGGGGTAACATAAGCGCGTACCCTGGTTACGGTACATCCATCGGGTATAAAATTGTTCAAAGAAGCTGTTAAAATAAGCGCAGATGCGCTCACACCTTTGTGCCAATACACACAATAATCTTCTAAGTACCAACCAGTAGCATTATAATTAGACACTAAACTTGTAATTGGATACAAAAATACTCTACTACTTCTCTGCTCACTAACTATTCTCCATTCATTGTTTTCTGCTATTTTATAAGTTTTAGTTACACTGTTAGCATAATGCCCCCCATCCTGAGGTATAATAGGTTCTACCGCTTGTGGAACCACTCTAACGGATCCGACAGCAGGAGCAGGATTAGTAGTTTCAAATGATGCGGCATAAAAACCAGCATTACTGTTTATAAATTGGTTCAGCTCTGTCCAAACATTCTGTTCGTAAAGTCTTCCCCTGATGTTAGAAAGTCCTAATAATTGAGTCAGCGCGCTATAAAGAGTACCTGCACCAATAGAATCTGGGGCACCTGCAATCCCATTGCTATAAATTTTAGCGGAACCTCCTGCGGTTGCCAGATTAGTGATAATTTTGTCAAGCTGTAATTCCACAGTAGTAGCTGGGTTTGTTACCCCATCAGCCCAATTGGGACCACCTGTGTAAGTTGTAGCTGCCGCTGTTTGTACTACCAAATCTACCCAAGCACCAGAAATCCAGCTCCAGATGTGCCCAGTATCTGTAGTTACTCTCAAATCCCCTTCCCTATTCTGTACTATAGGCAGCGCGGCCGCGTTCGCTACTGATCTCTTTATGGGACTTTTTCCTAGAGTTTCCGCATAATCAGATTCGTTATAGGTGATTGCACTGGTAGGTATACCACCAGAAGGCACTGTTAAGTCTATTTTAGCAAAAGTAATGAAGTAGTCTTTATTGGCAGAGGTAAGCCAAGTAGCTTCATCAAGAGCAACTAGTTGTAGTGTCGGTATGGTAGCGTTTTGATATTTAGCATACAGTACCACATAACTTATTATACCATCAGTAATAGTAAGTGTTTCCGTTACATCACTTACTATAACCATACCGTCGTAACTTGACGCTACAAAGGGAGCTATTGATAAGATAAAAGAAGCGGGGTTATTTGTTAACGCACCCCCGCTATAAATACCCCTATCTATAATCTGAGAACGAGTTAAATTAAACTCTTTGGAAGAGGCAGAATTTTTATATATTAAACGAGCTGAAATCATTAAATTAATATACCCAATCTGTAAGGCACTGGAATACCTTTAAATCTCTTTACAACTTAACATAAATTATAAAAACAAAGTTTATAGTATGTCCCAGTCTATAAGGGGCTGGGATACCTTTTAATCCCTTTTTACAATTTAACTCGTACAAAACAAGATACAAAAACACAAACTATAGTATTAAATAACATTCTTTTTGTTAGATTTCCCTTGACAAAAAGAACCTGCAGATCCATAATATAATTATGATTAAACTAAAAAATATTATAAATAGTGTAAAATCTATAGGATTCTTTTCCTTGCTAATACCATGCCCAATAATTGCATACAGTCAAAATTACGTCCTTATTGGAACTGTTCTTGTTGTAGCTTCCTTTGCTGCTCTGCTTCTTCCACTCACCGTATCTTTGTTTGCGGCTTCTTCGATATTGTTTTGTAATTTTATACCTATACAAAATTACAATGTAAATGTAATGTTTGCGGCAGTTATAGCACTAAGTGGGTTGTGTAGTTATGTAACCACAGAAGAAGAAAAACTTATTAAAAACTGTTTAGCAAAAACATTGTAAAGAGGAAAAAATGCGTATTTTTATCGTAATAATAATTTTTGCAACAACCACTTTGTATACTGGTACTTCAAGTAATAAAAAACAGAGTGTTGAATACGAAGTTATTAATATTACAACGGTACTAGAAAAAAACAAAAACAGTACTGAAGAAGACCCTGAGGCTTGCAGTACTTGTTGGAAATATATGGAAAAGGGCGAGGAGCCTTTCGGTTACACAGAAGACTAAAAATTCTTGACTTTTCTAACAAACTTGCTATAATATAGTAAGGAGACAGTATGACAAAACCTAAATATTCACTAGTTTGTAACAAAATCACTGGCGAAAAAGCGGTTAGAATCAATAAAACTGCAGAGTTGGTTTTAGAATCGGTTAACCCCACACGTTACGCAGATTTGCACAAAAAAGCTTTAAATAACGCGAATAAGCGTGCTTACAATGATGCCCTGTCGTCTTTAGGACTAACTCGTGTTGTTGGCTCTATTTCTGGAAGAACATATTGGGAATGATGAAAAATCTTTTTAAAGAGTATCGAAGTTTGCTGGATCAAAAAGTGGCTAATGGTTTTGTTACCAATACCACAATAGAAAAAATACTCCAACATATTAATCCCAACGTATTGTCTGAGAGTAATCAAAAAAAGCTGGTCAGAACATTAAAATCATTAGAAAATATTCTGATCAGCTTAGAGACCATTTTGATAGACGAAAATGAGATAAACAAAAAATCAACGGTACCGCTCAAAAAGAAATTATAACCCTTTTTTCTGTATGTGCTGTAGTAACACTGCCTCTATATACCTACTAACACCTACTTTTCTCCCATTCTCTTTTCTTTCCCCTGCCAAAGTCTTCAGTTTACTATGGGTACTATGATCTAGACTAAGAATAATTATAGCCTTCTCCCTCCCTAAATCAAGGTCCTCTGCCTCCGCAACTGAAGACATAATGGTCTTCACTAATTCAAAAAATCTGGACCTGCTGGCTGGGGTGGGGTACGCCTGACTCGCTATATCGGCAGCAATACCACTTTTGTTACCTATAAATAGCTGAGCGCACCTATGTACTAAAGTGTGACAATTGGCGCAAAGATAAACTAAGTTGCCCTTGTCATCTTGACCACCTAACGCACGAGGAGATTTATGATGTTCGTGACAACTTTCTTTAGGGAAAGGGGTACCATGCACGTAACAAATTACCTGCATATAATATTAACGTGCTAGAATATCCCAATCTATGTCAGGATATTCTTCTTTAAGTTTAATGATAAAATTTTCTGCATAAACATTCATAGTTATTACTTTTATTTTTTGTACTTTAAATGTTTTTATAGCAAATTTCCACAACAAAGACGATATACTTTTACCTCTATACTTAGATATAACATAAATTCCCTCGTCAATTAGTACAATTTTTTTATTTTTTTTTAATATTAAACAAAAACCACCCAATTATTTCTTTACCTTTATACGCAATAACTATATAATCAGAATACTTTAAATATAAAGGATCTCCATCCTTACGTTTATTATTAAAATTATTATTTTCTTTTAAATTAGTAACAATTTTATAAGGAATGCCAGGCATCTCTCTATTTTTATAGAGTTTTAAAAACATATATTTACTTATTATAGCACTAAAGAACTCTTAAATGCCCCGCGTTAACCAATGACTTTAAATTTGGAGATCTTCTCAATTGATCCACTGAGGCATAACTCATCAAATTTACGTCCTGTCCTGATCTAATAACAAGGGAATCTAATACTTTTTCCCCAGGCCAATAGATAACAACTTCACCAGTTATTGCGTTTTGAACTCTGCATTTACCTTTTGCTAATGATTTCAATAATTTAGCTGACATTGCTTTTTAATCCTCCTTAACTTGTTTTAATTTACCGACTTGACTTATTTTTCAAATTACCTAATTTAATTAAATTCTTTATGGTCCGCCTATCCGTTTACTGCTTTCTATATCTGCATTTGATTGTGCTATCGCGGAAGAAAACCCTGGTATTGTTTGGTCAAATACAACTGTTGTTTTCACAGTAGCGCTGCCATCAGGATTTAATTTGATGTTAGAAGCGTTAGCTGTAGGAGATCCTGCTACAATTTCTTTTTGTGTTCTACTAGTAATATTCATTTGTGGTAATTGGACTGGAGAGTTTATAGAAGTGGTTAGGGGTACAAACTTAGAAGATTTTGGCTCCATTCCTTCTGCAAATGCTCTCCCTAAATTTTCTTTATCTATCTCTAAAGCAGTAGAATATTCTTTAGTGCCACTAGTTAGATCTAATAAGACTGATGACAATTCACGAAAACCAAAAGCGCTAGCTACACCTCTTCCTATTCCGTATTTAACCCCTTTAGATACCCTTTCTTCCAAAGGCAACTCTTCTTCCCCAGGCATTCCTTTATAACCATGGTAGCCTATGGATCCAATCTCTAGAACTGGTTGAATTAATTTTAATCCCGCCATTTTACCAAATTTACCCGCTGTTTTTAATCCCGGTACTGCTTTAGACGCTGCTTCCCCAACCTCTCCCATGGCTACACCAATTTGTTTTGCTCCTAAACCAAGAGCTTTTTTAATAGATTCTGATATTAGCTTACCACCAAGTACAAAAGCAGCAGTAAGCCCCACAGCTCCTGCCGCTCCACCTACTGCGGCTGTTTTAGGATTTTTTTGAATCCATCCTATGGCTTCTCCTGTGAAATCAATTAATTTTTTGCCTAGTTCCATTTCTAAGTATTTTTCAATATTTGTTAGCGTGTTGCCTATATTAGCAGTGGGTCCTAAACCTGTTATAGCTGCTTCTTTTTCTCCTTTCTTCGCAGCTACCGCTTTTTCCCCCGTTTCCCTTTCTTTCATCACAGAATTTACTATTTTCATCAAATCAGCTTCTGTATTGGAGCGTAATAGTTTAGCCGCTATTGCCCTGCCCTCTGGGGTTTTTGTGTTCACCCCAAGCGACTGCATAACACGTTGTGATGTAGATAGCGTTAATCCAGTACCAGCCATTTGTTTTATCGATTGCAATCTCCCAAAAACATCTTGCATTGTACCACTCAACATGTTAGAGATATCAGAAAAGGCTATAGCAGACCCTTCCTTTGCTTCTTCCATAATGGTGGGCAACATCTCTTTAAAGCGCTCTAATTGCTCAGTACTCATTCCCTCTTGAATCTTAGCAAGACCCTCTGGAGATCCCAACAATTGTGCCAATCTCATACCAGATTGCATAGATGTTATAGTATCTTCGGAGTTGCTTAGTAAGGCTCCGCTAAACCCCTGAGCTACCTCTGTTGCTGTATCCGCTGCTGCTCCGTATTTCCTTGCCTCTACTGCTAATCCGGCAAAGGTGGATCCAATAGCTTTCAGTACCGTATTTTGATGCCCATATTGTTTGTTTAGATCCATAACAGACTTCATAAAGTCTTTTCTATTAGTGGCGGAAAAACGGACTACTCTACCTTCTGCTTTTTCGATACGAGAAGATATAAGGTCCGGAATACGAGCTAATGTTTCCAGTGCTTTAGTAGACTCTACTGCTGCTTTTACAGTGCCTGACCCAAATTGCTGTGACATTGAAGACATGGCATCAATACCCTCAGCTAGAGGCAGAACACCCGTTTTTTCAAGAAACATTAAAGAAGAAGTAACATTTTCTATACCTACTCTTGTTGTATCTGTAGAAAGACGAATGTCACCAAGACCTGCAATTACATCAAGCTGTGTACCTCTTACTTCATCCAAACTTTTTCCATACACTATAGCAAGCTTTCCTGCCTGTATATCCATTTGCATCCATTGACTTGCTATATCTTTACCTAATTCTAACGCACTTTTTGCTGCCTCCCCTACGTTTTTACCAATAGTTGTAACAGCATCTGTAATACCTACCTGCAAACCCCCCATTTGGTTTTGCTGTAATTTGCTAAAAGTATTCCCAATAGTACTGATTGCTTTAGACGTTTTTACCGCAGTAATCCCTAATTCCCCCTGGGATCTAAGATACTGATCTACACCTTGTTGCACTCTTTGTAGCTCTAATTTAACACCTGCTAACGCAAATTTCCCTGCTCCTGTTATTCCCCCCATAGCAAGAGAGGGCATATTCATCTTTATATCTTTTAATTTAGTCTTTAACTTGTCATAATAATTTATTTGTTCAAGAAGATGAGCTTTTTGTAAATTCCAGTTTTTCTTTTCTAAATCCGCTCTCTTTCTACTTTCTGCACCAAGTTTCTTTTCCTGGTCCAGTTCTTTTTTACCAAAATCTAACCCTTTATTTCTAAGTTTTAGATAATCTTCCTCTTCTTTTCTTAGATCTTTTTTTAACTTAAGTGCTTGCTCTGCTAATCTATTAGCTTCTCGTTGCCTTAATAACTCAGCAGGATCTAGTTTTTTATCAGTCATAAAATTTTAAATTTCCTTTTATCGATTTTTTGCGTAAGTTGGTACAGTAGGCATTGACCCAAATTCTCCGTTCTCTAAAGAGAATGATTTAAATCCCATTGTGTTTATAAACTCTTCTTTACTTACTTGAGAAAGTGAGGCAGTGCTCTTCCCATCCTTATCAATTGGACCTAACCCAAAATTGGATCGTAAGATATCAATTAGATCTGGTTTAATCATTAATGATAGAGGGTATACCAACTTAGAAGGGTATTTAATTACACCCTCTTTCTTATCACTTGTTATCCTCTCCACCTCTTCCTTAGTCCAGGATAACCCAAGCATTTCTTCATAAAGTTCTATAGTCTTCTTTTCCTCCTCTATAACCAATAACAAAGACAACTCTGCTTGTTCACAAGACAAGTTCTCAAAGCGGGGATCATTTACTGTGGTTTTTAACTTTCCCGCTAACTTACATTTAAGCCATAGAGGATAATCGACCTTCTTAAGGTCTTCTATACTAAAGGGTCTTTTGCTTCCTCCACAATACGAGCATCATAAGACTTTACTAAAGCCAGGATGGCATCATGGAGTTCATCAACAGCGTCATAAAGTGTGGTTTTTAACTCAGCAAGTAATAAAGATGCTGCCTGGATTCTAACAAATAGTTTAGGATAATTAGAATCACCATCTTGTTTATCCATCCCAAACACTTCATAAATTGGAACACCGTCTAAAGAACAAACAGAAATAGCAATAACGGCTTGTTTCCACGCAAACCCCTGGGCTATCGCTTCGCTATTTATAAATATGTGTTGATTAACATCTTGTGTGATAGCAGCAGTTTGCTCCAAACACCATTGAAAATCTTCGAAATTCATAGCGCGAAGACCGATCTTTACATATTCATTACTTTCTCCGTCTTGACTGCGTCGAGTTAAATTATAATACTTTACCTCTACTCTTTGCAACCCAAACAATTCCCTGAATTTTCTAAGTTGAGGAGACGCTTTTGTGTCCTCTACCCCGTTGGTTATTTCTTTGTCTACTATTTTTGTTTCTTTTTGCTTTCTAGGTGCCCTTTCTTTCTTAGGTACGGGTACAAATTCTGCGTCTGCTTGCTCCGCACTTACCCAAGAATCCTCTTCCGCTGCCGTTTTCTGTAAATCTACTTTTTCTCCTAAATCTTTTGTGATCATATTTTAACTCCTTTTAATGATTTTTTAATATTTTCTAAAGCACTAACGAATATTAATATCCCAGCTTTTCAAAACGAAATTTCTACTATTAAGATTACTTACAAAATCTTTTGGTATAAGCAAGGAATACAGATGACCCATCTTTTTTACTAAAGGTCCAACTGGTACTAAATTATTGTTAACTATCACATTACTGGTACTAGATCCATTTCTAGCGTTAACAACTTGCTCTTTTATCAACTCTTCCCACTTTTGGAAGAACTGGGATTGATCTTCTAACTCTTCTATTTTTATACCAAACAGTAAAGCATTTTCAATAAGAATATAGTTACCTAACATTTTTGATAATTTATAACCAACCTGTCGTAGCCTAGACATGTTTGCTTTATCCATATAAGCATTGGATAAGAAAACAGGAACTTCACAAATCCCATATTTTAAGTCTTTCTGCAACAAATGGGTGTATGGACTAGCCGCATTTTTAAGAAAACTGTATTGATTACTCACCCACTTGTCATAGGAAGAAACATCATTTTCTTTCTTTTTTTGCTCTACTACAAAATCCTCTAATTGCTCTTTGAACGACTTATTTGTTGTTTCTTCTACCTCTTTACTTGCTGTGTCTGCTGCCCTGTCAAAGTAAGAATTTTGAATCATTTCCACAAATTTATGTATGGAATGCCCAAAATAACTTACTCTTTTTATACTGTCACAAAAAGTCTTTACCGCCTCTTGATCTTCCACATACAAATTAGTAAGAGAATTAACTAAAGTTTCTGTTAACAAACTGTTATTTACAAACTCTTGTTGAAAAGACGTAACAATGGATTTATCTAAATATTTGTTTTTGTTATATATTTTTAGCAACTCATCAACATTAGACTCCAACTCTTTATAGATAGTCAAGCTCGTATTGAAAACTTCAACCCACTCTTTCTTACGATAGTCTATGCCAGCGCTATTAAGTCCTTTCCAGTAATTTGATGCACCATAATTACCTTTCCAAATATCCAATACCACATTAATTCTGTACATTAGTTTACTAAGATTTAATGAGTTATTTTGAATATTGTTTAATATATTTTTAATATTTTGTGACATAATTTTTAATACTGGCTGTGACAAGAAGAAACCCGACTAGAACATAATCGGGTTTCTACACAATTCAACTACTTTAACAATTTACTTTTTGGCAGGTTTCTTGTTCTTTTTAGTCAATTTCTTCACTGCCTTCCTCGCTTTCTTAGCTGCATGCCTTGCTTGCAACACAGCCAATTCTGCTTTTAGCTCTTCGATATCATCATCTTCTAGATCTTCATCACCTTCTTCAAGAGCCTCTTCTTCCTCTTCTTCCTCAACGGGCTCCTCTAGATCTTCTTCGCCTTCCACGGGAGCTTCTTCCTCACCTGCTAACTCATCTTCTAGTGCAGCCTTTAGCTCTTCTAAATCTTTATCTTCTAGTTCAATGTCACCCTTTTCGCCTTCTTCTAGGTCTTCCAGGTCTTCTAGATCTTCATCACCTTCTTCAAGAGCCTCTTCTTCCTCTTCTTCCTCAACGGGCTCCTCTAGATCTTCTTCGCCTTCCACGGGAGCTTCTTCCTCACCTGCTAACTCATCTTCTAGTGCAGCCTTTAGCTCTTCTAGGTCTTCGTCACCTTCTGCGGGTTCTTCTAAAGCTTCGACACCCTCTTCTTCCGCTTTTTCGTCTTCTAGCGCATCAAGATCCTCTTTTTCACCATCTTCAATCTCTTCTGCCTCTGGTAACTCTTCCTCACCTTCCTCTAAAGTTTCATACTCTTCCTTTAGATCTTCAGCAAGTTTAAGAACTTCGCGAGCGTTTTTTGCGATCCCCTTCTTTAATCAAGTCACGAGTAATGCTTTTAAGTTCCCCATAAGCTGCTCTTACAACTCTCTTGTTACTTGTTTTTACTTTAGCGGTTCGCGCTTTCCGTGCCGTCTTCTCTTTGCTGACTGACTTGGGGGGATTGAGAAGCTCTTCAGAACACTCATCAACCATGCGAGCCAATACAACATTACCTTCCTTCTCTAACTCGGTAGCAATACTATCTAGTTCAACAATGATAGGATCACTTTTTGCTAATTTAATACCCATTTCTTTATACCTCCAATTTGTTTATTTGTTTCACACTGCAATTTATCCAATCTTTGAATAAGTTGCTTTAACTCCCTTAAGTACTGGTTTTAGCTTTTTATTGACTAATTTAATTAAATTAGCTGCCTCTTCTTCAGAGGCACAAGGAAAAAATAAATCTCTTCCATTCGGTCCCATTCCAGCATCACTAAGTCTCTTTTTTAAAGTTTTGGCTACTAATCTATCCAAATCTACATATTTTAATTTAGAAGATTTTTGATCAGGATTATAAGTAACAGTAACTTCATACTTTGCTTTTGCTGCTACTTGTAACAATGTAGCTACTCTCATTAATCTGTTTGCTATATTTTTATTCATTTTATCCTCTTTATGCTGTCTTCAACCTGTTTACGAAAGCTATTTCCGCGTTAGCAATTACTTTAGGGGAATCCGATTCCGCTTCGTAAGCGCCTTCAACCCGCGACGTGAACCAACACCCAAAGTATGTCCAAGACCTGTATATAGACCTGCCTCGGTACCAATGCTCGTCAATCGTGAATGGATGGTCTTGATCTATCAGGTCTGACCATACCGCTGGAAATCCCAACGCTAACTCAAATTCATCATTCCACATTTCAAGCCGATTAGCCGAAATTGAATAATCGTTGTTTTTACCAGGAACATAGTCAACCGCTCTACCAAAACTAAGATGGTTAAGTTCCCACACATGAGCGCCTGATCGCGCAAACATTTTAGGGTTCCATGACTGTATTCTTCCTATAATTTTACCATTCACTACAATTGCAATACCGTGCCAAGTCTTAATAGAGGGCGCGTTAGGATGAGTATAATCGATGGGATATACTTGAGCAACTGGTGTTGGGGTTCCTGGCGGTGTTCCGATGGGCATAATTTTTGCCTCCTTTACTGCCTCGACGTATCGAGCAATTAACTTATAATATTAAATAACTAGATTTTATATATCCATAGCTATATCGATTAAACTGCTTGAAATAGCAATAAATCTTCTTGGTTTATGGGATTGTCATCTAAAAGACTGCTGTTTATATTTTCTGCAATTACAGTGCTGTTGTATTCTTGGGATAGTTTTAAAAGTAATTTATACCTATTCTTTTCAGAAACAATTATTACTCTTTTACCTGAGTTGCGTATTGATTTTACTTTAGAAATTAGATTATTATCTATAAGTTTTTTAGGTCTTAGTTCAATATAAGTGTGAAGTTTTGAGATATAAAAATCAGGGAGACAAGCGCGTACAATCCCATCAATAACAATACCTTTCAAAAAAGGCTCATATTCCCACTTTATACAAAACTTATCTAAGTCATGCGCAAAATCTCGTTCCAATTTAGAACGCATCATTATTCCGGTATGCTTATACTCCGCGTATTTACCCCACTTTGCCAAAGCAGTCCCAAATCTATTATTTGGGCAACCTTTAGCATAATACTTAAAACGCGTATACACTAATTTTCCGCAATTACAATTTCCGTCTTGGCACGGTTTAGGCATAGGTATTGCCCAACACTCTTGACAATATTTACCATTCTTTCCACGAGCTTGAAAGGTTTTACCACAATAATTACAAACTTTAGTTGTAGACATAATACTTTATAAAACTATGATATTATTATAGAATTTTTTACTATACGTTGTTATTCCAAAATTTCCTGTCTGTCGAGAAAAGTCCAAAAAGTCTCTTAATTCCATAAATTCCATAATAAAAATATTTAAAGTGATACAGAGTTTTATCATTAGTAGCTCTAAATACTTCGACATCACTATCTGGATTGATTTGTCTCACGTTACCGTTACTGTCTTGATAAGGTCCGGTTATACCACTAGCTACCAATTGTGCTAATTTTGAAACTAAGTACCCCTTCACAATAGATACACCGGCTTGTTCGCTTGGGGGAACTATTGAAATAAGTGCGCTATCCATGCTGGTTCTTACGTCTCTAGTAACATAAGTCTTCTGATTTATAGCCACATTTATTTCCTTATTGTCATCAGAACTGGCATCTACTGTAGTGGACTCCTCAATTCGGTATACAGGACTTGTTGTGCTTCCCTGATTACTACAATAAATAATACCAGCAGCAATAAGTTGTAACTCCTGTGCCTCATTATAGGTGTTTAATGACTTAAATCCACTAATGTTTTGTCGTAGCAGCATTGTGTTAGGATTAGTAAATGAAGCGTTTAGCGCTGCAACTGCCGCTGCTGCGAACGACCCATCTAACGTCACGTCAACTTGAGACCCATCTGTTAACGTTATCGTCTTCACACCAGTCACGTTGCCAACAAGCACTCGGGTGCCATGTGCCTGTGACTCCCCATACACTTGAAGAGTATTCTTGGCTAAATACACCAAAGTATCTGGTGTAGTTACGTTACCTATCGTGGTACTAACTGGCGCTCCAACCCACAGTGCTCTTTCTTTCTTTTCAAAAGGATCATTACATTGCACGTTGTTGGATAAGGCAGTTGACAACGAACCATAACTGTTTAACACAATGATATCAGTTAGTTCTGAATTCAACGCGGTAGCAATAATCGCGGTGTTCACATCGCTTACTGTAACCACACCATCGCTATCGCTATCATAAGCTTGACAAGTGTACAGCCCAGGAGCGCCATTATCATTAAGTACCAATTCTGCACCAATGAGTAAATCGTTGTTAGTAGCAGAGGGACCTAGTAGCAGTTGTGCCTCTTCCCAAGTTTGAGAAAGTATAGGTACGTTATAAAGCGTAGTTGGTCTAACCGCGTTTGCAGTCACATAATAAATATTACCCGGATCCGGTTCTTGACCTCTGTATTGATACTTCACAGATACTGAGGTAGTTGGTGCGGTAACGAAATAAACAATAGGTTGACCCGCTACTGTCGAATAAGCTACTGGCACACCTAAATTATTTAGTACGGAAATAACAGAATCTGGAGTGTGTTGAAGTATTACATAAGTGTACCCAACATGACCAGTTATTGTACCAAGAACATCGGGATGAAATTCCGTGGTGGCAATAGTTTCGGTTAACCTGGAGTCTAGTAACCAATTTACTACCTCTTCATCAGTAGTGGACCATGTCCATTTGTCTGCAGCAACATATCTATTTTCAGCAAGAAGTGTACCGATATTTCTCAGATACATATTTACGCCACCTGGTAACTTTAGCTCACCAGCAATACCAGTTACCGTAGTAGTTCCAAATCTACCTTCTGCGGTACCAGTTTCATAAAGTACGGGTACGTTACCGGCGGTTGTTGCTGCATTTACGGTAAGGACGTAATTTCTGCTATCTTTAGCGCCAATGAGGGAACGGGCTGCTTTTGCAGTAAAAGTGTAAGTGTCGTCAACAGCAAAATTTTGTCCCGCTGTTCCAAAGGTATAATCTAAGTAGATACCTGCTTCTAATAGTACACGAGTTGTTGTGGTAGGCGTCGCTTCGATTAACGAAACACTTCCTTCGGTTGTCGCGCCTTCTCCGTACCCACACCATCTTATAGTAGCTGTGGCAGCAGGGGAAACACCGCCTATTGCAGTTACTTGCATCTTATATTTTCTATCATGAGTACCCGTATAATTTGTGGTAACAGAGGGTGTGATAACACCAAATCCGGTATGAATAACAGGAGTAAGATTACCTGCAGTTAATCCCGCCAATTCACTAAACTGATTAGTGTTACTTATAGCACTATCTATCTCAACAAGACTTGGTCCTAATGCCGTAAATGTCCATCCATCTGTGGGTCCTGTTAACGATGCCGTGTCATCCAGTTGTAGATCGATATGATCTGTTGGATTTTCTACATCTGTCAAAACTGCAACGGATACCGTGTTGGGTACAAAGGATAGCGCTATTGGGGATGTGATAGAACTATGAATTGGGCATGGAGGTAAAGAGTTTAACCCACCACTACCTTGTGCTACTGTAGTGGTACAACTAATAACACCTGCCAGTACACACCAAGTTCCTCCTGCAAAAGCTTCCGCTACACCGCCACCGTTAGTATAGGAAGCTATCTTGCCCGTTGGGTCAATTGCGGTTATTTCAAATACACCTTCATTAGCAGGGGTGGTGGCTCCAGAAATAGAAATATGCTTACCTACATCTGCGGCGGTCCAAGTAGCAGCGGCATCTGTTAGCGTCATGTTAGGAGCGGCTCCACCAATAGTATCGCCTGTATTTGTTGAAGTCTGCACACCTATTCCGTATATACCTGGATAAACTTCTGCTACGCCTGCTGCGTTTAAATAAGTTACGGCTGTACCGCCCGGATTTACGGAAAGTATAGTAAATATTCCTTCGTTAGCAGGAGTAGTAGCTTTAGTGATAACTACTTTCTTACCTACGTCAGAGGGCAGGAAAGGAGATGCTGCTACAGTTAGCGTTACAATATCAAGAGCAGGACCTGTAAAAGCATCTGGTCCTACGGCAATTCCTGTTCGAACTGCTACAACAGAACCTACAGTTATTGTATATCTTCTATTATAATTATGATTGTACCCGGTAGCATCAGCTACTGTAAGAGTGCCTGGGGTTCCTACAGGTACAACCGCTGTACATTCTTTTCCTGTTGAATGCGCGTTAGCCGCATTGGCTGTCACCGCACTGATGGCAATTGGGATATAGTAGTCCACATTTTCTACGTACTTCTCTTGATTCTGAGTGTCACCAACAAAACGCATTTCTCTTAAATCACTGAAAGGTAACTCGTCCTCAATGAGACGTGAGGTGGATTGGTAACTTAAGTAATAAGTTGCAGTGGCATCAAAAATTTCTGGTAGTATTAAAACTTGGTCATAACCACTTGAACCGGGAACAGATTCTTGATATAACCATTTAGAAGCAGGAACAATTGTGCCGTCTGATTTTTTTAACTCACTTATGGTTTGATCCCCATCACTATCATAAGCCAGTGTGGCAATATGTGTAATAGAGTTAAAACTTAGTAGTATATCATTAAGGTAACTTCTACGAATAGATTGATTAAATTGGGTTACGTATCTTGATCCTTTACCAACTAAGCAAGGTAAACGATTGAATCCGCTCAAACCTGTTGGGGTTGGGGTAAATACTCTACCAATATATACGCCGGGTTTTACTGTTCTTGTTGTAGTTAATACATCAGTCATTTTTATTCCTCATCAATAATCACCTTATTGGGGTGTATGTTGACATTTTTATTTATTTATCCTAATGAAAAGTTTCTCGATACGGGTAAGGCTTTGACCCAATTTGTTGTAGTCTTCTGTGAATTTTAAGTAACATATTTTTATCACTTTCTGAAATCTTGTAGGCGGGATTACTTAATGCCGAAATAGCATCTAAAGCAGTAGCAAATAACTGCTTAACTTGTTCTTTATCTTTATCTACTGCTTCGCTTGTTCTGCGCGTGGGTAGTCTAGAAGGTGCGTTAGGTCCATACCTTCTACTAATTTCATTGCGTAACTCATATCTTCGATCATACAAAGCACGTGCTCGTAATGCTAAAGGATCATTTTTAACCAAATATTCGCTTGGTTTTTCGTTTCCACGACCTGCTGCGATAAACTCACTCATTAATTGACTGTTTTGCTTCTCTATCTTGCCCAATTCTTTATTAATTTCACTATTTCTCATAGCAGACACATCTTTAGAAGAAATAGATATGCCTTCAACAATTTGGGCGATTACTAACAATCTATCTTGTATATTTTTAAACATTTATTTATTTTTTTGTGTTTTCGAATCTACTTTATTTACTTATTCTTTTCACCACTAGTTGCCCACGACCTGGACCATAACCCTTATCTTTTCTGGTCTCTACATCCACTTTACCGTCATAAGCAAGCTCAGTAAGTGATTCTCTAACTGCTCCAGGGGAGCACTCTACAGCTTCATTAACGTACTTAGCTAAATCGTTAAAATTTACCTCACCTTGCCCGTTAACTATGGAAATAATTTTATCCTTTATTAACTTGTTTTTGCTAGGGCTATTATCTTTAAAAGTATCTTTGTGGCGAATCACATCGGATCTCTTTTCAATCCGTTCAATAACTCGTGTTAATCTTTGCGCCCTTGCACTACCTTCTGCTTTTTGAGGCAATAGTGCATTTATATTAACTGGTTTATTTGCCTTCATAGAAGAGTCCCAACTAGCCTTACTTAGTGCTCTATTAATATAATTAAGCACATTTTTACGGCTTTTATCCGGTAACGTGGACATCATATTCTGTAACTCTAAAGTTACTCTCTTCAAATCTTCAGCAGAGTAAGCAGCTGTTTTTTCAGCCTTATTCTTGACAATTATGCCATTAGCTTCTTTTTTCATTATAAAACTCCCATGTTTATGTGTTTGTATCGCTCTTTCTTGTTTCAAAGCAGACTCTTTTGATGAATGACGACCTAGAAGTTTAGTCCCTACCTTATTGTAAAGGCACCACTTTTGTTCCTTTAAAGGTCTGTTATCTAAATCTTTTTTCTTACAAGGCTTAATCATGTTACTTTTTACTGAATGCCTCTGTTGTATAAGCATCAAAAGCTTTGTCCATTATTTTTATAGCTTCATCAACTTCTCTGGTCACAGCGTCATAAATTTTTTCTACTTCTACAACTGCTTTTTTAGCTTCTCTTTGTCTTTCTTCTATTTCCATAACTACAGATCTAGCAGAGTAGTAAGCAGATCTTAATTCTGCTACACTTTTTCTTCCTAACTTAGCAGCTACTTTAATTAGTCTATTTTTAATATTTTTATTCATATTATTATCTATAAATTAAAAATTGCTAGATGGTAATTTCATACCTAAAGAATTAGCCGCTTTAAAAATATTATTTCTTAAAAGATCGGGTTCCCATCTTTGCCAATTAGCTATAATTCCAATAACACGAGATAAAGCATGTTCTGCTCCCTCACTTAGCGTAAGTTGTTTTTGCAGCTCGTAAGTAACCTCTAAAAATAATTTGGCAGATTGTTTATCTTCTTTTGATAATCTATCATAAAGATCTATAGCATACTCCTTTGGTACAATTTTATAAAAAATATCGGAACCTGAAGCAATATGTTTTGTACCACTTGCTTTACTAAGAGAATTAGCTACTTTTAACAATCTGTTTCTAGTATTTTTATTCATTGTAAATACCCTCTTTTCTTAAGTAGTGGCGCAAACCCGTTATAAGTATCACCTTCTTTGTACAAAGCTTCGTTGGTATGGTCTACTTTCTTGAAAGTCTTTCCAATATTTAGTCCAAGTCTGCCATCATTGTGACATAACGAGTATTCCCCCTTTTGGTGCAGCAGTATTGCGTTATCTGAAGGAGATAGAACCAGTACACAATTATTAGTGCAGGGAATAAGGACATGTTTTTTCAACTTAAAGGGCTTGGATTCCTGCGTTAATCCATAAGTAGATGGTTCAAACATTTGTACATATCTATCCTTTTGGTACTTCAGTATGTTCAATAGATGCCTTTTGTTTAACAAATTTACGTCATGCTTAGACTCTATGGTTCCATACAATCCGGAGCAGCATACCGTAACTGTACCAGCAGGAAACAGGGTATATGAAATTTTTATCCCATCAACTACAACGCTATGCCAACCTTTACGTGCCTTCTCTTTATTCTTAGATTCCCAAATAGAACCGCCTAATTGTGACGCCACATCAGCGGAATTATGAGAATGAAGATCCACTTTACCGTTACTGACAATAATGCCATTACCTTGCCTTGACACCACGTAACCCATATCTGTAAGTTCTTTGCACACATCTGTTAACGCGCTATTTATTGACAAATCGCTTTTGTTAATCCAAATCTTTATCCCATTGTCTACATCTTTCCAATAGTACACCACATCATCATCACCTATTGTAATGAATGGGTCATCATAGGATATTAAGGACAGCTTATTGGTAGCGAAAATCTTTTTTATTTGGTCTAATATAGATACGTTAGACAACACTTTAGCTATATGGGGAGAACTTGTTTCTAACTTATTAGCAACATGAGTTAGTAGATCTGATAAAGTAATACCATGAGTTGGGCTAAGTCGTTTTTTGGATCTTACGGCAGGTCCTTCATCTAATCTCACGTCTTTTTCCTCCTCGCTAACTACATCTCTAGGGTCATCGCCACGTTCTACCTTAAATAGATCAGGTAATTTATTTTTATTATTATGGATTTTTTCCTCTTCTTCTTCGTCTAAGTCAAAAGGAACCGGAGGTGGGTAATCTGAATAAAACTTGTTAGATAAATCTACTTCTGTATCTTCCTCATCTTCTGGAGTACCAAAAGACATACCAAATTGTTGTTTGATATTCCAGTACTGATTCATCAAATTTTTAGCTCTATCTCGTAAATTATCGCCCAACGTCTATATCTCCGATTTTCTAGTTTTTATTCTATCCCAAAACTTAAGTACTTTGTCTCTTCTAGGATGTTGACTTCTCAACATATTCAACAAATCTCTAGCTATCGTTACTTTTTCATTTCTACTTAATTCTGGGTGCATTTTATCCAGTACTTGCAGTATCGAACCCAATGCTTTATCATAAACCCCTGGTTTTAATTTTGCTAATAATTCTAAGGATTTAGCAATTTTAACTAAATTACTCATCACGTAACAGAGATACAACAAGATTGACAATACCCTACTTCTCTAGAATCCGCCAATTTTGCCTGTGTAAGAGGTTGATGGCAACGAGGGCATAACCCATGTTGAGCACTTGTGTGTACATTACCTATCCTAATAGTACCCATAACTGGTCTAGCTGTTGATTCAAGAATGATGTCTAAAGCAAGTTTTGTATCCTCACTAATCACGTGGTCCTGAATACCAGCCATACGTAACTTGAACTTCAAATCTCTTTTTTTCTCTGGAGATAACGGCTTAAGGTTATAAACTTTTATTGCATTGCCGATAAATTCATCAACTGTAACATTTTTAGGCATTGTAATCCTCTTACGCTTTATTAATTTGTTTTGGGTACACTTTGCTTAGTAAATTAGCTTTTTCTTTTTGCAAAGATATAAAAAGGATACCTAGCGCATTAATAGTAAATTTAGAACGAGTCTTACCAAAAACTCCTCTTAACACATATAAATCTTTTTCAAGTTCTTCTATTCTCTCTCCAACATCAGCTAATTCTTGCCTTGATAGCTTTTCAGCCACTTTGAATATTCTATCTTTTATATTTTTGGTCATGGAACTTTACTCCTTCTATTCTTTCTCTTCAGGAACTTCTTCTAGCTCTTCATCTTCTTCCTCTTCTGGGATCTCTTCAAGACCTTCTAAGTCTTCTACTTCTGGTTCTGGCTCCGCGTTCTCCTCCGGTTTAAGTTCAAGCTCTTCCTCTCCAGTCTCTAGCTTCGCACCACCCTGTTGCTGTTTCAATAGCGACTTCTGTTTCTTGGCTTTATTGCGCAAAAACATGTAGAAAGAATGCAGATTTGCTTCATGAGTATCCGCTTCTGCTAACAGCTCAGATACTTTTTTAGCTTCATCGCTATTTTCCCCAAAAGTATCGATAAATATAAATTTTAAATTCTGTCCCCTGTTATTACCCCACCAGGACAAAAAATCTCCCCAATTAGAAATTTCAATACCTTCTGACTTGGCAGGAGCTGCATTAATCTCTCTAACTACTCTAGATAGCCTAAGAGATAGATCTTCTTTTCCTTTCTCTTCTAAAATAACCCCTAATTTCAATAACTTACTGTAAAAATCCATGATATAAAACCTCCAAATGTTCAAAACCAAAAAGGTACTAAAATACTTTATACTCTTAAATAACCAAGTTAATTAAATATTGTTAAAAAACACTCGCCCAACCAAAAATAATCTGATTGGGCGAGAAACTACGCTAAGTATTACAAATACACACTAACTATTACGTAGTGATTGGTAGATTGAACTTAACTCCAAGTAAACCATCATTTACTGAGGGAAGTTGGGTTACAAAGCCAATTGCGGCACCGCCACCAGCAGTGCTTGACACCATGCCATTAGCAGCCAAATAAATTGGAGCATGGATTGCGTATGCTACTGATGTATCATACATTGAG